GGATGCAGTGTCCCCCACCGCCGCTCCTGTAAAGAGGGCAGACGCCGTTGCTGTCTACGTTGGCAAAATCGTCGCCAACCATGATTCCGAGCGGGCAGCAGAAGCCGAGGTTGATGGCTTGGCAGATCTCGTCAAACGAGTTGCACTTGTAAGCCATGAACAGCTTGAAGCGGGCCGCTTGGTTGTACGCCTCTTGCGGGAACTGATTCTGGAACATCGCCCCACGCGGCAGAACCCCGTCTGGACAAGCTCCGTACCTCTTCAGCGACATCAAAGAACTGGAAATCATCGCGCCGGCATCGCGCCCGCCGTTGATCAGTCCGTAAATGAAGTAAGGGGTGAAGTTCTGAGTCGGGTTACCCTGCTGCTTCCAAACGAGTTCCATGCCGGACGCCGCGCCGTGGCCGACGCACGAAGACGTGCTGCCCTGGTTCAGAATCCTGTTGTTGTACACCGGGGCGAGGTCGATTTCCCTCAACGCCGCTTGCGCGAATACTTGCGAGCCGAAGTTGGCGAAGTCGTGGTTGTTGTCCGATGGGATGCAACCAAGAACGCGGTACTGCCCGTCGAATTTGATCGACGGCAGACGGCTGATCGATTTTGGTCCGATTCCGAATACCATGTTACCTCACATACTTGTTGATGATGGTGATCACGTCCTGCTCCGTGTTCGGAACGCCGAGTTCGGAGGTGTTCAGCACCTGTCCGCTGGCGCTTTGCAAGATCATCGTGGGTTGCCCCCCGTTCTTGTTCACAAGACCGTCAAGCTTCTTGGTGGCGACGGTAGGGTTGCTCTTGTCGTAAACTCTCAGGAACCCGCCTTTGTCCGCGATGGTCTTCCGCAGGCTGGCGTTGTTCAACAAAGCGGCCAGTTCCGGGGTCGCGTTGTTCAGATCGATCACGAAAGTCAGGTGGAACTTTCCTGCGACCGGCTGAGGCGGATTGGGGTTCGGGTTGGGATTCGGGTTCGGGTTGGGTGGTGGTTGGGGTCCGCTGACCACAACCGAAGTTCTGACGAACTCGGTTTGTTTGCCGTCAACCAGACCGATGGCAAAGACGTTCACGACCACGCCCGGCGTCGTAGGCACCGATACGATGATCGAGTTGTTCGTGTCGTTGGCGACGAACTTGACTTTGACGTTGCTTATGACCAGCCACTTGACGGTTCCTTTGCATTTCGCGGTGATACTAACGAAGCCCTCGTCCGGCGCGACAGTTTGATCGCCGGGGAGTTCGAGTCCTTCTACTTTGTTCACTGCCGCAGCCGGCAGCGGTGCGGCCGGTGGCTCTTGGGCGAAAGCGAGCGTTCCGGCACCAAGTAGCGTCAGAGCGAACAGAAAGGATCTGAGTCGTTTCATCATGGGTTCCTCCTGTCGGGGTAATAACTGGAGTATCTATCCTCGTGAATCAGATTTGTCAGTGTTGGGCTGCTATAATGCAGTGTGCGGGTCGGTAATCCTGCACACCAACCGTCGATGTGTTTTCGGCGGGAGGCGTCACGGCTGAATGGCTGTGTTCGTCGTTGGTTCTCCTTGTCAGTTGCCGCCGATGGGCAACTGGAACGACCGGCGGGATGGCTCGCCGGTCGTTCTTTTTTTTGACTATTATCTAGGTATGGATAAAGTCTCAGAGATAATCGACAGGTTCATTCGCGCCGACCTCGCCAAGACCTGCACAGTATCCGTCGTCGGCGACGTGATGATTGACGAATACTACGACGTTTCGGTGGATCGGGTTTCCCCCGAATTTCCAATCAAGATCATGAAATCGCGGCACGACCGTTGCAGCCGGGTTCCCGGCGGCGCGGCGAACGTCGCGATGCAATTCACCAAGTTCAACACGCGGGTATATCTGACCGGCATCACAAGCCAGATTATGCCTTTGATGCCTCAGCGGTTCGTCAAGGAACACAGTCCCGTCGATTGCGGTCTGCCGATCCCGATCAAGAAGAGGTTTTACCAGGGCGACTTCCCAGTGGCCCGTTGGGACGTGGAGGAAAAGTTCTACGGCATGGGTGCCGACCACATCGGTTGGAAGTTCGATGATTTTGAACTCAAAGAATCGGATGTCACGGTTTTCAGCGATTACGACAAAGGGTTGTTTCACTCAGGTTGGCAAAAGAAGTTCCTGTCTGATCGCATTTCCATTGTGGACCCAAAGGGAGACTTGAGTCGGTGGTACGGCTGCACCGTTCTCAAACCCAACTCCGTCGAAGCCAAGCAACTCACGGGCGAGGACGATTGGAAGCGACAGGCCGACAAGCTCCGAACGATTGTCGGGTGCCGGGACGTGGTGATTACGCAGGGAGACAAGGGGGTGTGCGGACTGACGCCCGAAGGCTATTTCGAGTACCAGCCGCCGCACAAAGTCGGAGCGAACAGTGTAATTGGGGCGGGGGACTGCTTCATCGCTTTCTTGGCGATGGCGATAGCTCACGGGATGACCACGGCCGAGGCTTCGACGGTTGCGTTCGAGGCCGGCGCGATCTACGTTCAAAGAAAACACAACCGGCCGTTAAAGCCGGCCGAACTGTTGTCGAAACGTTCTGGCGAGCAGATCGTCTTTACAAATGGCTGTTTCGACATACTCCACGCCGGACACATCAGCACCCTCGAATTCGCTAAAAATCAGGGTGATATTCTTGTTGTCGGGGTGAATTCCGACGAGAGCATTCGACGCCTGAAAGGTGAAAAACGTCCCGTCAACAAACTCGAAGATCGGATGAAAGTCTTGTCGGCGATGAAGTATGTGGACTGTGTGATCCCGTTCGACGCGGACACACCGCTCGAACTGATCAAATACGTCCGGCCGGATATTGTGGTCAAGGGAGGCGATTACAAACCGGAAGACGTGGTCGGAAATGAACTGGCCGAGGTGATTATCGCGCCGGTCGTGAGCGGGTTGTCCACGACCGGCTTGATCAGCAAGCTCACTTAGAGTGGTCGTGGTCGCAACACTTGCCGGCCTTCTTGCTTTTGCCGGGACACTTATCGCAGACGCAGTTCTCGCACTTACACTCGGTACAGCCGCAGTCTTTGCACCCGTCGCACTTGACGGCGACGGCCGCTTTCACCTTACCTGCGCACTTGGGGCATTTGCAGTTCTCGCACTTGCAGTCCTTGCAGTCGCACGGGTCGCAGTTGCAGCCTGCCTTGACGCCTAAGACCTTGTTGTGGACGACCGGGCAGTATTTCACCGCCGCGAAGGTGCCACCGACACCGAGGGCTAGTCCGAGGACTAGGATGAATAGGGTTCTCATGTTTGCTCCTTTTGGTTTACGACGCGGCTGCGTCTACTGCCTGACGAAGATGTCGTAACAAGTTCGTCGCAGTCTCTACATACTGTAGTCGTGCCGGTCACAATTATTATGGGCAAGAAACGCTACTCACGTCAACAGATTGCGAAGCTTTCAAGAGGGGGCTGCTATTTCTGCGGCGAGAGCAACTACGACCTTCTCGACGCCCACCGGGTCATTCCCGGTGCGGAGGGCGGGAAGTACAACGATCACAACATACTGGTGATTTGTTCAAACTGCCACCGCCGCACTCATACGGGTTCGATCCGCATAGATAGGAAGTACCTTTCGACATCGGGGAAGTGGGTGCTTCACTGCTGGATCGACGGGGAAGAGAAATGGATCTAGGAGTAGCATGATGACTTTTTGGGAGTTCCTCGAAGCCGCACAGACCAAACGGGTCGCGATGTACGGCATCGGCAAGAACAAGCGGATGGACAGTTCGCGTTCGCCCGGTCGCCTCGGCGTCTTGTTCAAGGCTGTAAACCCGGCCGATCTGGGCGTGAAGGTCGTTTGGAACATGCAGGCCGGTAAAGTCGGCCAGAAACCTAAAACGAGTGGCGTCATTGGAAAGTAAACTATTCTGTCTCAGAAACATTCGGCTCAACCGTCTGTTGAATCACCCGAAAACCAAGATCCCGATGGTCATGGACCGTACTGCGGCCGAGGGCATGCTCGCCGCGTGCCATGAGTATCTCGACGCTTCGGGCCTATCTTCAAGCAAGTCCGATTTCGTGATCGAGGAGGCGAATGCGGAAGTGTACCCAGTGCAACAAGAGAAAAGTTGACATGCGTCTCGCGGAACTGCCTGTCAACGCGCCGCAGCAAGAACAGCCGAAACAGTCCGAACCCGCCGTCAAGTTCGTCCCCGACTACTCTTCGCAAGAACGCCAACGAATTCTGCGTGCCAGAATTCGCTGACCGTTCTCTGATACGGACATGATCTATACCGGAACCGATCTCAAAGTACGGATATGCAGCCGCCCGACGCACTACCACCATTGGATGTCGTTCGCCTGCTACGCGAGCCTGTCGAGATACCTGCCGGACGCGAAAGTGGAGTTGGCGGTTCCGGGTCGTGCGAACTTTTTCTTCGACTGGGCCAGACGCTTCAAGATCCCCATAATTCAGAAACAAGAAATGTCTGTCCGCGAAGCGGCGAACGTGTGTTTGCCGATTGTCCCGCCGCCCGGAGCGTTCGGGGTTCTGGCGATTGCACCGGAGTGTATCGCGGTTCGACCCTTCGATTTGACGACGCCGAGTGTGGTCAACGAATCGGGTACGGCGTGCTTGTTTCGCGGCGGCGAAATGGTGGTGTCCAATTCGCTGTGCGGTTCGGCGCGTTCGGACGCCGCGTCTCCGTTCGCGGACGTGACTGATGGGGTCGGCCGTTTCGATCCGAAGAAATGGTCGGAAAAGACGGGTTGTTTTCTGTCGGAAGTAGATCTGTTTTCATCTGAAGGCATGAGTTCTACGGAGTGGGCCGTGATGAAAGAATGGAAGAAAACGGCGGCAGTCATTGCCACTCTTTTTGCCTCACGTTGACCGCCAAAAATCCAAACCAGAGCGAGGTTTACAATGCCGATGTACGAATTCAAATGCAAAGATTGCGAAGCTAAATACGACGACATCACCAGTTACGACGACACGGAAGTGTACGCCGACGTGTTTTGCCCCAAGTGCAAATCGCCCAACAAAACAAGGCTTTTGAGCGTGTGCGCCCCCATCCCCAACACCAACTCTCACGACTACAGGTACTGGAAGAAACGCGAGTCTGATCGCGACTTGAGGCAGGCGGCTCAGGACGCTCAAGGTTCGACGCCCTACAATGCGATTGACGACATCAGCAGTGGCGACTACTTCGGCGAAGTGAAATAATTTGGGAAGATACTTGCATTTGAAGGGGTAGTCAGTCTACGATCATAAAGGTGACTGCTAATCGTCAACCCAATCCTTCAGGACAAGACGCTCATGAAGACCCACATCACCAAGACGGTCCAGCCGGTAATCAGGAGTCAACATGAACGAAGTTCCTACCAGCAACAAGGCCGTGTCTTTGCTGGACCGGGTAGCCGGTAAGTACGACAAGCGGCAGTTCCAGAAGCTCAACGAAGAGATGAGCTTCGGCGAATATCTGGAGATGGTCCAGAAGAACCCCCGCATCGTGCGTAACGCACACCAGCGTGTCTTCGACATGATCATGTCGAAGGGGTCGTACACCTTCGAGCGTTACCGCAAGACCCTGACCCACTACAACTTCTTCGATGACCCGGAAATCCCGATCTTCGACCTCGAAGAACCGCTCGATGAACTGGTGAAGTTCATCAAGGGTGCGGCCGGCGGGTTCGGCACCGAGAAGCGTGTTCTGCTCCTCCACGGCCCGGTAGGGTCGGCCAAGTCCACGATCCTCCGCTTGCTCAAGCGGGGTCTGGAGAAGTACAGCCGCACCGACGAGGGCGCGTGGTACACCTTCAAGTGGGTCAACCTGCCGACCGGCTCGGACGGGATCTACACCCACACCGAAGACGAATGCCCGATGCACGAGGAACCCCTCAAGCTGATGTCGCTTGAGCGGAACCCCGGCGAAACCAAGTCCATGCGCGAAGCGTTCGTGGACGAACTCAACGTCACGCTGTTGGAGAGCGTGCCGGAAGAGAAACGGACCACACAGTACACGCTGCGGGTCAAGGGCGAACTGAACCCCCGCTGCAAGAAGTTCATGAGCGAACTGCTGAAGCGGTACGGCGGCGACTGGAAGCAGGTGGTCGAGAAGCACATCCGCGTGGTCCGCAAGGTTCACAGCGAGGCCGACCGCGTGGGCATCGCGACGTTCCAGCCGAAGGACGAGAAGAACCAAGACAGCACGGAACTGACGGGCGACATCAACTTCGCCAAGATCCCGCACTTCGGTTCGGACAGTGATCCTCGCGCCTTTAACTTCGACGGAGAGTTCTGCGTCGGCAACCGGGGCATTGTCGAGTTCATCGAAATGCTCAAGTTGGAGACGGCGTTCCTCTACGACCTCCTCGGAGCGTCCCAAGAGCAGAACATCAAGCCCAAGAAGTTCAGTCAGATCGGCGTGGACGAGATCATCATCGGCCACACCAATCAAGCCGATTTCGACAAGCTCAAGAACAACCAGTTCATGGAAGCCCTCCGCGACCGGACGGTGAAGATCGACGTTCCCTACGTCACCCGCTGGAAGCACGAGATCAAGGTGCTGGAGCAGGACTACGGTTCCGGCAAGGTGCGTCAGCACGTTGCGCCACACACCCTCGAAATCGCCGCCCTGTGGGGCGTCCTGACGCGGTTGCAGGACGACAAGGACGGCAAGATCGACCTGATCCAGAAGGCCGAACTGTACGACGGGAAGCTGCTTCCGGGGTGGACCGAGGACTCGGTCAAAGAACACATCATGAAGCACCCCGGCGAGGGCATGACGGGCGGCGTGAGCGTGCGGTACATCCAAGACAAGATCTCGAACTGCTTGTCGGCCCGCCACGACTACATCAACTTCTTCATGGTCTTGAACGAGATCAAGGAAGGGTTGAGCAACCACAGCCTGATCACTCACAAGGACCAGATCAGCCGCTACCTGACGTGCGTGGAACTCTCCATCAAGAAGCTGGACGAGATCCTGAAGGCCGAGGTGCAACGCGCACTCGTCGGCGACGAGGACGCAATCGTCCGGCTGTGCGCCAACTACATCGACAACGTGATGGCGTACATGTCGAAGGCGAAGGTGAAAAACAAGATCACCGGCCGCGACGAGCCGCCGGACGAGCGTCTGATGCGGAACATCGAGAGCCGCATCAAGATCCCCGATCAGGGGGCCGACGACTTCCGCCGGACCATCGCCGCGTTCATCGGCGATCTGGCCCACAAGAAGCAAGAGTTCAAGTGGGACAGCAATCCGCTCCTCAAGAAAGCCCTCGAAGCGAAGCTCTACGAGGACACCAAAGACCACATCAAGCTGTCGGCCCTCAACGTGAGCGGTGCGACCGTGGTGCAGCCCGACCTGCAAGAAAAGATCGACGCGATCAAGACGCGGTTGATCAAACAGTACGGCTACAACGAGCAGTCGGCCAGTGACGTACTCGACTACGTCGGCTCGATCTTCGCTCGCGGCGACCTCGCCGAGAAGGACTGATCGCGGAAAGTCCCCCGTCAACTTCGACGGGGGACTCCCTACGGGTTTTTACGAGAGGTACACGAATGAAAAAGTACATCTGCGACATTACCGGCAAAGAAGTTTCGGGTTCAGATTACGTCGAAGTTCGGACATACAATTCAAACTCTCGTGACCGACACGGCGACCTGATTTCATTCAAAGTGGAAGGATTCGACAGGGAACTCGAACCCGAACTGGAACAACTCTATCGGGACGCGGATAGGGCCGCTGACAAGGCCAAAACCGAGTTCATCGAAAAGGCACTCGCCCGGCTCCGCAAGGGCAAGTGACGAGGAATCAATGTCCACACCCGCCGCTGCCAACCCGTGGTTGGGACGCAAGTTCAACCGCGACATGTTGGAGAAGATCAAAGAGAAGTTTCTAGACGCCTGGGAGGACGACGAGACTTACGGTCACGTCGCCGCCCGTCTAGATTCCGATCTATTGGACTTCTTCTTCAACTGTCGGATTGAAGAAGTTGACGAAGACGACGACGACACCATGATCGTCAAGTTCCGTATTCCGCCGGCCAGCGGCACATGAGGAGAAAACAATGCCGAGACGCATCCAAGAAGACCACAAGGACTTTCGTGATGTGGTTTCAGGGCGTATCCGCAAGGCTCTGAAAAAGTTCATCAAGTCCGGTAAGTTCACCCGCGCTCGCGGTCGCAACGGCAAGATCACGATTTCGATCCCGCAGATCGACATCCCCCACATTGTCTTCGGTGACAACGAAGAGGGGATCGGACGCGGTCGCGGCAAACCGGGTGACATCATCGACCAAGACCCGCAGCCGGGTCAGGGCGGGGGTGACGGCGACGAGCAAGAGGGGATCATGATCACCCTCGAACTTGATGACGTTCTCCGCTTCATGCAGGACGAACTCGAACTGCCTCAACTGCTGCCCAAGCAGAACCAGACGTTCGAGGACGTGGAAATCAAGTACATGAACATCTCGCTCGTCGGGCCTGAATCGCTGCGGCACACTCGTCGCACGATGTTGCAAGCCCTGAAGCGGATGGCGTCTACGGGCGAGATCAACAAGCTCCACAAGATTCCCGGCTCGACAGACTCGGTGAAACTGATCCTGCCGATCAACAGCGACAAACGCTACCGGCAGTTCAGAGAGGTCCGCATCCCGTCGTCCAACGCGGCGATCATCTTCGCTCGCGACGGTTCGGGGAGCATGGACATCGAGAAGTGCGAGATCGTCAGCGACATGGCGTGGTGGATCAAGGTCTGGATCAAGCGGTTCTACCAGCGGGTCGAACTGGCTTGGGTCTGGCACGACACCGGCGCGAAAGAAGTTGACGAAGACACGTTCTTCCGGCTCCGCAACGGCGGCGGAACCACGGTTTCGTCCGCGTTTGACCTGATCGCCAAGATGTTCGACAACAGGTTTCCGCCCGACAAGTGGAACATCTATGTGTTCTACTTCACGGACGGCGAGAACTGGGGCGACGACAACCCGAAACTCATCAAGAAGTTGAAGGAAGAGTTCGGCCCCCGTGTCGCCAACTTCGTCGGCATCACTCAGGTGCTGGCCTACAGCTATCAGGGCAGCGTCAAGGAAGCGATTGACGACGCCATCGATGACAACGAACTGGACGAGGAACACATCAGGACTGTCAGCATCGGTCCCGAAATGGAACACGATGACGACAACCCGATGATGATCTACGACGTTCCGAGTCTCAGCGAAGACGAACGGGACGACCAGATTCTTAACGGCATCCGTCAGCTTTTGGGCAAGAACCAAAAACAAGCGACCGACAGCTAAGTCGCTCGAAATAGGGGACAGAACATGGCTTCTCGATTCATGGCCGGTATGCCACTGCTGATGGGCGACAACACGGTTCCAGGCGCACCGATGCCGAAGGAACTGAAGGAACTGATTCCGACCATCTTCAAGGTATGCACGGAGTTCGGCCTCGACTACTACCCGACCGTCGTCCAACTCCTCACCTACGACGAGGTGAGCGAGATCGCGGCCTACGGCGGGTTCCCCGTCCGCTACCCCCACTGGCAGTGGGGCATGGAGTACGAAGAACTCCAACGCGGCTACGAGTACGGGATGCACAAGATCTACGAGATGGTGATCAACAGCAACCCGTGCTACCTGTACTGTCTGCACAGCAACACGCTGGTGGACAACATCACGGTGATCGCGCACGCCCTCGGCCACTGCCACTTCTTCAAGAACAACGTGTTCTTCGAGCCGACGCAGAGGTTCGCGCGTGACTACAACATGATCAACGAACTCGCGAACCACGGCAACCGGGTTCGCGAGTACATGGGTCGTTGGGGCAAAGAAAAGGTCACCGAGTTCATCGACCACATCCTCCGCATCGACTCGCTCATCGACCCCGCCTCGGCGTGGGACGAGAAAGAGTCGAAGGACGTGGTCGTTCGCGACACCCGCAAGTACCAGCAACCGCGTCGGCTCAAAGTCGATCAGGGTCGCCGGCACATGGAAGACTGGATCAACCCGCGTGAGTGGAAGGAACGCGAGAAGAAGCGGATCACCAAGAACGAGGCGTCCGAAGACCTCGGTCTGTTCGGGGGGCCGCTGAAGGACATCATGGGGTTCCTCCGGGTCAACGCCCCGCTCCGTCCGTGGCAGGCCGACATCTTCAGCATGCTCTACGAGGAAGCCCTGTACTTCTCTCCGCAGGGCAAGACGAAGATGATCAACGAGGGCTTCGCGTCGTGGGTGGACTTCAACATCATGGCGCGAATGGGGTACATCGGCCTCGGCCAGAGTCATCACTCGGCCGGCATCATCGAGTACGCCGACCACAAGATGGGCGTACTCGGCGGTCACTACTCGCTCAACCCGTACAAGCTCGGCTTCAGCATCCTGCTCGACATCGAGGAGCGGTGGGACAAGGGCCAGTTCGGGAAAGAGTGGGACGAGTGTAAAGACCTGAAGAAGAAAGAGGCGTGGGACACGAAGGCCATGCTCGGCAAGCAGAAGGTGTTCGAGGTCTGCCGCAACTACGACGACCCGACCCTGATCGCCGAGTTCTTCACCGAAGACCTCTGCCGCAAGATGGAGTTCTTCACATGGAAGCATTACCCGAACGGCGACACGAAGTACGAGAGCAACGACTACCCGGCGATCAAGGCCAAGCTGATGCGGCGGTTCATCAACCGTGGTCTGCCCGACCTGAAACTGGTCGAGCCGAACTATCGCGGACGCGGGTATCTGCTGCTCGAAGACTTCAGCGAACCGGGCCACACGCTGTACGACCCGTACCTGCGAGAAGTGCTGACTTCGATCCGCTACCTGTGGAACAACGACGTGGTCGTCGTGACTAAGAACAAGGACGGCGCGGAGATCGTCTACCACTGCCACGGGTCCGACGCCGACAAGGGCGTGTCGGTCAAGTCGCGTGAAGCGTACCTGAAGGACGGATACTAATGGGCAGGCAACTGCTTCAAGTAGAAGATATTCTGTATTACCGGGACAAGGTACTCGACAACGACCCCTATGTCGAGTACGTTGGGTGGGAGTTCCCTGACGGGAAGATCCTTCTGCTTCATCCGGTCGTTAAAATCTTCGAGTCGGTGGACCACATCCGCCGACACCCCGGATCGACACTGTGTCTGCAAACGGTTGCCAGACCAGACGGAACCAAAGACTACCTGCCACCAGAAAACATGAAAAAGAAATGGTGGCAGTTCTGGAAAAAATGATGGAAGTGAACATTTTCCACAACGAAACTGCTCAGGACGTGATGGAGCAGCTTCGTTTCATCCTGATGGAGTTCGGCGTCAAACTCGAAGTCAAAGAGTCTGACAAAGAAAGTACCACTTACAAGTTCTCGCACGCATTGCCGCTCGAAAAACCCGACGAATGACGTGCGGTCCAAGTAGATACGGTCATGAAAAAGAAGAAACCCGTTCTACCGCCGTCATACGACATCTTCGACGCCCTGAATCAAGTCCACCGCGACAGCATCTGTACGGAAACCAGAGAGATCTGGCTGCACAGTACGCACGCGGGCGACGACGAACCGGGCGTCGAATATCGTATGGCGACGATGTTCCTCAAGAACCTCAACCTTCTTGAGAAGGACGGGAGCCGCCGGCCCATACTCGTTCACATGCACGTTACGGGCGGCGAGTGGAACGACGGGATGGCGATCTACGACGCCATCAAGCTCTCCCCCTGTCCGATCACCATCATCGCCTACGCTCAAGCGTCCTCGATGTCGGGAATCATCCTCCAAGCCGCCAAAACCCGGCTGATGATGCCCAACTGCGAGTTCATGGCTCACACCGGCAGTCTCGACACCAACAACGAAACCCTTGTCGCTTTCAAGCTCGCGCAGCGGAACATGGAGTGTCACAAGCTGATGCTCTCGATCTTCGCCGAGCGGTGCATGAAGGTCGAAAAGTACAAGGGTCTGGCTCTCGAAGAGGTCATGGCGAAGATCGACTGGTGGATGAAGAACGACGGCGAGATCAACATCCTCGCGGCCGAGGCCGTCGAGAACGGGTTCGCCGACGCCGTGATCGGAAGCAAAGAATACCCCACGGTTTATGACGCCTGGGGACGAATCATGTCCGGCTGATCTTGACAGTGGCTCTCGCCTTTCTTAAAGTTGCTCTACCTCAGAGGGCAGGGCCATGCTTGGTTTTGAACACCTTCACAGCGGTTTCGATTTTTCGATTCTGGATCAGTTCGTCACATGGGAACCCGACCATGAACCAATGGTTGAAGGCGATTTGGATGCGGAGTGCGTTTCCTAGCGGGACACAGGTACGCATCACCGGCAACCACACCCTGGTAAAAGGGTCTTTGGTTTTGAACTGCACTGGTCTGACTGGCATAGTTGACCGCTATTGCCATTGGTCCGACTGTTTCGTTGTGCTTCTGGACGATCCGCCGCACCACGAACTCTGGCTCGGCGAACTGGAGATCCAAAAGGTATTACCATGAGCATCCCTGTCACCGGCCTGGAACACCTTCACCTGCACACGGATTTCTCGCTTCTCGACGGGTTCGGGATGGTGGAGGAGTACACGGAGCGGTGGAAGAAGCACGGCCGCTTCCTGTGCATCAGTGACCACGGGATGATGGGAGCCGTACCGCGCCAGATCAAAGCCTGTGAAGCCGTCTGCGAAGAACTCAAAGACAAAAACGCCTTCTCGCCCATCTTCGCCTGCGAACTTTACGTCAACCGCTACCACACCGAAGCCACGCCCGACGTTGCCAGCCGCGAAAAGCTGCTCGCGGGCATGAACCCTGATGAAAAGGCCGGTTTCAAAGTCCGTGGCAGTCACCTGCTCGCCATCGCCTACAACGAAGTTGGCTACAGTAACCTCGTCAGAATGACGACGTGGGCGTACCTGAACGGTTTCTACGGCAAGCCCCGCGTCAACTACGAACAACTTCTGAAACACAAAGAGGGTCTGATCTTCACGAGTTGCTGCTACAACTCCGAGATCGGTCGCGCCTTCGAGTACGGCGGGACCAGTTACGAAGAGAAGCGTGACGCCGCCGCTGTCGTCATCGAGCGGTACATTCAGATGTTCGGTTCGGAATACTTCTACCTCGAAATCATGCTCCTCGATTTCGAGAAACAAAAACCCTACGACAAGTTCATCATCTGGGCGGCAGATAAGTACAAGCTCCGTCTGATCGTCACCAACGACTGCCACTACTGTCTGCCCGAAGACTCCGAGTACCAGCGTCTGATGTTGATGCAGCAGACCGGAAAGACAATCAAAGACATTCAAAAGGCACTCAACGAAGAGGGCATAAAAGACCTGTTCGAGCTTCAGGACCAAAACTTGTGGATGAAGACCGAAGAAGAACTGAATGACATGTGGGTGAAGAAGTACAGCGACACTATCGATCTGGACATCTTCCAGTGCGCCAAAGCGAACACCGTCAAGATCTGCGAGATGTGTAAGGGCGTGAAGCTCGACCGCCGCAACAAACTGCCCAAGCTCAAGAACGCCGAGGACGAACTCCAAACCCACATCCTGAATGGGTTCAAGGAACGCCACATCGTCGGCAAACACTACAAGGCTCGCGCGGCTCAGGAATACGAACTGATCTGTCGCAAGGGGTTCGCGTCTTACTTCCTGATTCAGAAGAAGATGGTGGACGAAGCCCGGCGGTACTACCGCGACGTGCTGAAGCTCGGAAGTGGCTACGAGGCTGTGGGTCCGGGCCGTGGGTCGGCCGTGGGCGCACTCACCTGCTATCTGTTGGGCATCACCGACGTTGACCCGGTGGAAGAAGATCTGCTGTTCGACCGCTTCTTGAGCGACAGTCGCGGCGGTCGGCAGATCAAACTGCGGTTCTCGAACATCGACCCGATCATCACCAAAAAAGAAGAAGCCGCTTGAGGCGGCTTCTTCGGGTCACATGTCGTCGTCTTCTTCCCACGGCATCTTTTCATGCTCGTCGTCTTCGTCGTCCGAGTCGTCGTCGTCTTCGTCATCGAGGTCGTCATCCCCGCTTTCATTGTCGTCATCTAGACCCAGATCGTCGCTGAAGTCGAGTTTGTGGTCGTCATCCCCGCCTTCATCTCCCATCCCGCCCTTGCCCGGAGGTGGCGGCGGGCTGTCTTCGTCCCCGCCGGCCATGTCGTCCATCTCCCCGCCGAGGTCCGGCTTCTCGCCGCTGTCTCCGAGGTCGTCGCCGCCCATGTCACCCTTGCCCGGTGGCGGTGGCGGCATGTCTTCGTCACCGCCTTCGCCCGGACCACCTTCATCATCCAGATCGAGGTTGTCTCCAACATCGCCGCCGTCTTCGTCCCCTTCGCCGTCGTCGTCTAGATCGAGGTCGTCCTCTTCGTCGCTGACTTTACGTTTCTCTTCTGACGGGTCAACGTCTTCGATGTCCATGCTGTCGTCGTGGGCCGGCTCGTCAACTTCTTCGCGGATCGCATGTTCGAGACGCCGCTGGAACGCTTCGCCCTTTTTGCTTTCGATGATCTTGGCGAGAGCTTTGAAAGCCTCTGGGATCGTCAGCAAGTCGTTCACGAGAGCTTGAACCCCTCCGCTCCGGTTGATTTCGCGGACGAGGGCGTTACGCAAGTTGGCGTTCTCGTTGGCGAGGTACGCGACGTACCGAATCGCCTGAACCGGGTCCGGGTAGAACGCGCCGGCCGAGTGCGCAACGACGTGCGGTGCCTTTTTGCTCTTAACGTTCTCGGTCAGCCCCTTCTTGACGTGCTTGGCGAATTCGGCCGTCGTCATGCCTTTGGTGGCTTTGAGGAACGATTCGGTGGTCGTGGGACCGCCCTTCGGCCAACTTGCCACGGACTTTCCGCCGGACACGCCCTGTGTGGACTTGCTCACTCCGTTTTTGCCACCGTACCAGCCGTCACCCGGCTCGTACACGAGTCCTTTGTCGCCCATGTGTGCGAAGCCGCCCTTTTCAGCCTTCTTGGGGGCTTTGTCGGTGCCGCTCTTGTACGGCGCGGGCGTACCTTTGCTGCCGACGTTGGGGACTTCCCAATTCTTGCCTTTGGTCGAGCCTTTCTTGGGGCTTTTCTCTTTTGGGCCTTTGTAGTCTGGGGTCGCTTCGACTGGCGGTGCGGTGACGACTTTCCCTTTAGAGGAAAGGTACTCTTTGAATGTCTTGAACGATTTCATGTTCCTCCGGTTATTGCAATGGCCGTGCGGCAGGACCACTGCTCTGGCCGATGAGTGTATTTAGGAAGACTTCGACCAACTCGTCCAAAGTTGTTTGATTGGTCTTCAACTCGCTCAGTCTCTTCGCGATGTATGTGACGATGCTGATGTTGGCCGGCTGAACCGCCGCTTGGAAAATGGCGACCGCGATCTTCGGAACCAGATTCCGTTCTCGCGCGGCTTCGTAAATGGCTTCATAGGCGGCGTCAAGGCGGTTCTTGTCCTTCGGCACCTTACTCAGTCTCTTGACGAGTTCTTGTGCCGCCCCCATCGCTTTGCTGCTGGCCGAGGGTGGGGAATACGGTTTTTCGCCCGTGCCGGACGCAACACGGTCCAGTCTGCGTTCACCGCGACTCGGCACCAGACCGGCGAGGGCTTCGGCCACCCATTCGGTGAACTTCGTTTCCATGCTTCTCCGGTAGAAATCTTTGTCTCGAAGGTATATACTTGCAACTATGATTTCTTTCCGCGAGTATCTGGAACGCGACCGGCTCAAGAAGCACGTTCGCCACCACAACACGACAAAAGCGTTGGAAGACGCTTTTCCGGGTGAAGAACTGGACAAAGCCAAAAACGCGGTCTATACTAACTGGCGTGGAAGGAATAAGAGAGCCGCGATGAGGAAATTCATCGCGGACAAGGATACGAAGTGGGCGAATCTTTGGGGTAAGATCCGAAACGACGCTGACTGAGTAAATGGGGATGAAAAGGTTTCGATACGGTACGGAGGTTGTGAGTTGCACGCCGTGGTTGAGCGAAGGGCCACGTTAAAAATCGTTCAAACTCCATCTGGCAAAACCAGTGGTCTGCGTCTGGTGGGCGACCGCCCGGCGCTCCGTCTCGCGGCTTGACCGCGACGGGTCCGCGAGGGACTTCAGATAACTCGCGGGTCCGCAACACATCTGGATCGGTCATCAGGGTTGCTCCCTGACTGATGGCCGGAACTACCAGGGAAGCTTGCTCGTGACCTTGATGTCGGTAAGAGGTTACGGGGACTCCAGGCCCGACTAAGCGTGTGAACGAAATTTACAGTTGAAGTAGCGTACACGCGGGTTCGACTCCCGCCATCTCCACTAGAATACCCCGCGATTGCTCGCGGGGTATTCTTGTTTCCAGAGGCAGATCATGTTCGCAATCTTCTCCGGTCAGCACGACGATCATCAACTCGACGGCATATTTTCGACGCAAGAGAAAGCCGATGCCGCTCTTGTCGAAGTCTCGAAGATCCGCGACCATGCTGTCATTTCTCAAATCGTTGTTGACGAGTTGTGCGGGCGAAAAGCGATCCCTCATTGGCGTGCAACAGTAAACGTGGCTACTGGTGAGCTTTTGTTCGACAAAGAAGACGGATCGTATCGATTCTACGAGGGTGTGAGTTACAACTGGGAAGATGCTCCCTACCCCGAACTCGACACTTATGTCAATGTGATTCAGATAATCCCTTACCGTCACAACGGCTACATCCCGAAAAACTTCTCAGTCTTCTCGGCCAAAAGTCAGGAAGCCGCAAGAGAGTTGGCGCTTGCGGCGTGGGCGGAACTGAATCGGAGGCTCGATTTAAGCAAGATCTACCACGCGACCGGCTCGATCTGGTATCCGAAGGAATTGACCGAAAAACTGTACGAAGACGGGGTTTGCAAATTCCCTTCGGCTTGATCGGTCTATATTGTCGTCGTGGTGACTGCTGGCTTGTTCGTGACCTCCCTTTCTGATAGACTTTCAAAGTCACTCAGTTACGGAGTTTAGCGATGTTTTCCAAAGCCGGTCACTGGATTTCTTACAAGTGGTTCTCGTTCATCCTCTGGGCCTTTCCCAGTCGCGCCGAACGGTTCCACGAACGTAAAGGTATGAGAAGGGCAATCGGCGGGCGGTGGGGTCTGTGGGAAGTTGACATGGGCGGCTGGATGGGGAAGTTTCACATCTGGTTGCGATCCCAATGCGAACACTACCCTTCCCCGCCGTTCGCCACCTCAACTGAACCTCTGGAAACGGAAGAGTACAAATGAAGCGTCTCATCTTGGCCGTCGCCCTGTTCGCTCTCGTCGGCTGCGGCCCGACTCTGTACGAACTGAAACAACGTACCACCTCGGATTTGAACGTCATCGCTCAAGAGTGGGACGGGAAGGCGAATCCCCCCGATCTGAAGGGCCGGCTCGATCCGTGGGGCAACCAGTACCAAGCCGCCGTGACAAAGGAAAAGCTCAACTACAAGTTGAGCGTCCGGTCGCCCGGACCAGATCGTCTGCCGTACAATTCTGATGATCTTGTCGTCACGCGACAAGCCGCTCACGGCGAAACCACACAGAATCTCGAAAACGAGGGATTCTTTTACTCCATCTCGAAGGGCATCTTTGGCGGCGCACGCGACGGCGTCACCGGCAAAGAGTCCAAAAAGTGATCAGCCCGAACCTCTAACGACCGGATGAGGACAATATGTCACTCGTACTTTCCAGCAGCAACCCTCGCGTCCGCGTGAAGACCTACGGCTTCGCCGAGGAAGTGGTCACGATTACATGTGAGGATCAGTGGAAGCCGCCGTTCCGACAAGTGGACGTGCCGATCAAGAAGTTCCTACAAATGGCGACAAGCTTCTTCCAGAGCTACGTCAGCGGCCAAGAAGCGCCGGCGTCAATTCGGATGTGTGGGGACCGGGTGCTGATGAATCTGGCCGAAGGGTGTCTGTTCGACGTGGCGGCGTGTGATTTGTTTCACATGATTCGCTACGTCATGACCAACACCGACGTGCGGCCTAACGACCCAAGACACCAGTTCTTCGAGTCGTGCAAGAGTCTGCCGAGGCCGAAATCGGAGGCGAACGGCACCGTGGACGTGATGATTCGATTCTTACAGGACGCCAAGATCGTGCCGGGCTTCAATACCCACCTCGGCAATAATTCAACTCGATACCAAGTCTAGGTTGGATTCTTTGTTTATGGTCTGTTATACTTCCTGAGTCACCACTCAGGAGGTATGACATGAGCGACGACAAAGAACTCAACGATATACTCGACGCTTCGCCCTCTCGCCGTCGTCGGCGGGACAGGGCCGACCACGACGAATCTCCCGCCGTCTGCGAAAAAGGGGTCGATCCCGACGCATGGTCGCGGAGCAACGTTCAATGGACGAGCGGCGACGACCTCCGCTTCATCCCCGCCGCAAAGACGTGCCGTAAGCTTCCGCCCGGCGCATACGAAATCAAGTCCAATCCGAACGTCGGCACTTACTTCGAGAAGATCCCCGTCAGCATCGACGGGCTGGTGCGGTTTCCCCAAGCCAACACCGACAAGGTGCTTCTGGAGATCCAGAAGTTCTGGGAACGCGAAGCACTGTTCCGCGAGTACCGTCAGACCTACAAACGCGGCATCCTGATGTGGGGACCGCCCGGCGGCGGTAAGTCATGCTGCATCAAGTTCGTGATGAAGGACGTGATCGAGGAACGCAAGGGCATCGTGATCAAGTTCACGAACCCGCACATGTTCGTTGAGGGCATGCGGATTCTGCGTGAGATCGAGCCGAACACGCCGGTCGTGGTGCTGCTCGAAGACATCGACTCGACCATCGAGCGGTGGAGCGAGACGGAAGTTCTCAACATCCTCGACGGCGTGGACAAGATCGACCGCGTGGTCTTCCTCGCGACCACCAACTACCCCGAACTCCTCGGCGCGAGAATCATCAACCGGCCGAGCCGCTTCGACAAGCGGTTCAAGATCGACAAGCCGAACCCGGAATCGCGGATGATCTTCCTCAAGCACATCCTGTGCGACGAGGCGCGGGCGGCGAAAGAGAAACTGACCCCCGAAAAGCGGGAGCAGTTTATCAAGAAGCGTGCCGCCGAACTGGGCATCAATCTCGACAAGTGGGTGCGGGACTCGGACGGCTTCAGCATCTCGCACCTGAAGGAACTGTTCATCGCCGTCATCATCCTCGGCGACGAGTACGCCGACGCCATCAAGACCCTGAAGTCGATGAAGGATCAGATCAGGCACGGCGACGACGACGGCACCACGAAGATGGGCTTCATTTGAAGCGGCGGTCAATGCAAGAACCCGGCCGCAGAATGGCCGGGTTCTTGCATTGACAACACAAAGAAACCCATCGATAATTTGCTGTCCACCAGCCAGCGAGATCAATCATGAAGAACGAGGAAGTTGACACACTTCGCATGATGTGCAAGGACGCCCTCGCCGCACGCAACCTTCAAAACTGCCCGATTCACACCAAGCGACTGAAGTGGGAGATCGCCGAGATCAAGGCCCAAGACGAGGCCGCGTACTTCATCGACCTTCACGCCCGTGGCGTGAAGTACCCCAAGAACGAAAACAACCTTCTCGTCGCGTGGCTGCTCGGCATCTGCGACGACTATGAGATCGAGAAAGACCCTGAGTGCAACTACGGGGAGTTCCCCGACATTGACGTGGACTACCTCAAGGTGGTCCGCGACTACCTGAAGAACGAGTGGGCGTTGAAGGAGTTCGACGGCCAGGGCTTCCATACTTGCAGCATCGGCAACTACAACACCTTCGGGATCAAGCAGGGCTTCATCGAGTGCGCGGTCACCTACGGGGAAGACCGCCACGAGATCAACGCCATCACCAAGCAACTCAAACTCAAGGACGACGAGGGCAAGGGGCTGACGTTCGACAAGGCTCTCGAACTGTATCCCGAACTCAAGGCGTATTCCGAGAAGTACCCGCACATCGCGCGGGCGGTGAAGAAGATGCTTCACCGAAACAAGAACATGGGGAAGCACGCGGGCGGTCTGATCATCGCCGACAGCCCCATCGACAACCTCGTGCCGCTCGTCAAGAACGCGAAGGACGGGAGCATCAGTTCGGCGTGGGTGGAGGGTCTGCACGGTCAGGACTTGGGGCCGGTAGGTCTGATCAAGTTCGACATGCTCGTCATCGCGGACCTTGAACGGATCGCGATGATCAACCGGATCATCAAGAAGCGGCACGGGCTTCAGGGCGTGTGCGCCAAGCCGGAAACGCCGGACTGGGACTGGAGCGACGGCAGCTACCGCCACGACCCGAAGACCCTCGAACTGGCGAACAAGGCCGACCTTCTGGGCATCTTCCAGTTCGACTCGGACGGGATTCGGAAGTTGGTCCGCGAGGGCGGGGTGACCAACTTCCGCGACATCGTCGCGTACAGTGCGATCTACCGGCCCGGCCCGCTCAACATGAAGATGGACAAGGCGTACACCGAGCGGAAGCACGGCCGGGAGGAGTACACCGTACACCAACTGCTCGAAAAGTACCTCGGCTACACCTACGGTGTCATGTGCTTCCAAGAGCAGGTAATGCAGATGCTCCACTTCGCGGGCAACATCCCGCTGAAGGATACCTACGCCGTCGTCAAAGCCATCGCCAAGAAGAAGGTCAAGGGTTTCGCCAAGTACAAAGAAAAGTTCATGAAGAACGCGGCGGTCAATCTCGGCCTGACCGAAGAACAGGTTGTCCACCTGTGGGGTCAGATCGAGAGCTTCGCCGAGTACGGTTTCAACCGCTCGCACAGTTGTGCGTACAGCTACATATCGGCGCGTCTGCTGTATCAGAAGGCCAACTACCCGTTGGAGTTCTGGGCCGGCACGCTCGCGTGCGAAGAAGACACTGACACGCTGAACCTGTACCGCCGTCAGGCTCAACGGGCCGGGGTGTCGCCGAACTACATCGACCTGAACAAGAGCCACCACACTTTCAGCATCTGCGACGAAGACAATCAGATCTACATGGGCTTCGGAAACATCAAGGGCGTGGGCGAAGCCGCCGCCCGGAAGATCGTGGAGGTGCGAGAGGCGGGCGGGCCGTTCAAGGGCATCGAAGATTTCATGCTGCGGTACGGAACCGACGCGAAAGTTCTCCGCGCCCTCATCGGGTTGAGACTGTTCAAGGAAAGCGACCCAGTGACGCTCGCGAAGTTCGTGGAGAACTACAAGGAGTACATCACCAAGCAGCGGCAGCGGCACCAGCGGTACAAGGACAGCATGGAACGCTACGACGCCAAGATCAAAGAACTGGTTCCGACCAATCTCCACCCTTTCATTTACCGGGACGGTTTCCTAGACAGCGTTCAGAAGAAGCTCGACAAGGACTTGGAGAAGGAAGTCGAGATCGAGGAAGAGTACGAAACTGGCGAGACGCAAGAGATCGAAAAGGTCGTTCGCGTTCCGAAGAATGACAACAGCGAGGCTTACGAGGCCGGCGAAGACATTCTTGTTTACGAGGCCGGCGAGGGCGATCAGGACTACGAGGACGTTGAAGCGTACACCGAGGTTGTCGAGAAGGTGACCGTTCCGGTGATGGCCACTCGGATCATCAAGAAGCTGAAGAAGTACAACCCGTATAAGCAATTGAAGAAGGAGTTTCAGTTGCGGGCGCGGACCATGAGCCAGTACGTCGAGCGGAACGAAGAAGAGGCGAAGAACACGCCGAGTCTGGCGACGTTCAATTCGTCGTCCGTCACCATCGACCCGAAATACGTCGCCCTGCTCCGCTCGCGGTTGCAGTCCGAGGTGACGTATCTGGGGTTCGAGTGGCAGACGGAGATGGAACGCAGCCCGGATTTCAACCCAGACACGCCGCACACTTACGACGACGCGGAGATTCTGGCTTCGCAGGGGAAGAGTACCGTGATGCTGGACGGCCAGATCATGGAAGTGCAAAGTAAATTGGCGAAGAACAAGCGGACGAAGTACCACTCTCTTGTATTGATAGACGCACTCGGTCGGCGCGGGTACATCAACGTATGGTCGGACGACTGGGAGCGGTGCAAGGACATTCTCAAGAAGGGGAACTTGGTCCGCTTGGTGGTCCGACAGCCCACCAAAGGATTCAGCAGCTACTCGCTGTGGTCCCCTCGCGACCGTCGCAGCGGTCTGGGCGGTGTCGTCCAAGCCGTCCGTCTGATGAAGGCGGAAGAAGAAACGCTGTCGGAAGACGACTTCGAGAAGAAGATGACCGAATTAACCGGGGAGACAGATGAGTGACATTGTGATCACCAACGAGAATTTCAGCCAGCACTTCCACGACGTGCGGACCAACAGTCCCAAACGCGGGCAGGTGATGGCTCGGTACGCTGCCACGGCCGAACTGGTGGACGGCGATTTGAAGCGGGACATCATCGACATGTTGTGCCTGCACGAGCAGATCGAGTCGGTCATGAAGATCCTCCGCAAGCTCGCCGGCGCGACGGAAAAGGATGCCATCAAGATCCCGCTGGAGATGTCGCGTGACCTGTTGACGATGACGCCCGACGAGGTGGCCGCGAAGCCCTATCCTTACGTCTGTGAGTTCTTCTTCTATACGAAGAAGGAACTGATCCCGGTCGATCCGCACTGGACGTGTATCAGCATCGACAACTTGGAGCAATTCCTCGACGCGGCCGACAACAAGTGCAAAATGACTGCCCGCGTCCTTTCTGACGAGGAGAAACCGAAGGTCGAGCCTACATACGGGCATGACGAAGCAGGAAGCTCCGGTACGGCGTGTACTGACGACAGAGAGGCCGAGGCCGGGTCAATTTTCGACATCGATCCAAGCACACCCTGACGGCACGATGGTTTCCGGTCAGTGGTGGGACTGTCGGGAGTTGTTTCAAGAAGACTTTACGAAGCGGACGACCACAATTCTGTTAGCGCACCGGCAAGGTCACTTCAATCGAGTCAGGTCTTTCGTGTCTCTGGCCGAAGAGATCCTCGGCGTCTCGAACTCCGAGATCGGGCCGACACAACGCAAAACGATCAGCCACATCCTCCCATCGGACTTTTGGGTGAACTGTCCGATGAGGAGGAGCTTGTTTTCCATCTTGTTGCGTGTGGCCTTGAAGTACGAGGGTGATTTTGACGAGGCTGTTGAGAAGAACCACTACGCTCAGAAAACCAAACCGGCCATCGAGCGGTTCTTTGCGGGCTACACCCACTACACCGGGCGGATGACCGGCTGGTGCGACCAGTTCGCCGGCCGATCTTCCAAGAGAGTCGAGAGATTGTTGGTGTGAGCTTCTAAATAGTTGGTGCCTAAGCACGCAAAGGATGAACAATGAGCAAAATACTTGGACCGGAATTTGACGACTGGGTCGCACAATGGGAGAAGGCGCAATCTGACGGCACGTTCGAGAACGCGCCGAAGCCGCCCGTTCAAAACAACAACAGTTTCTTCGGCATGAACTATTCGACCGAGGATTCCGACCTTCCGCCGGGCGATGCGGACACCCAATACTGGAACCAAGTTTACCAGCGTTCCGACCATTCCGGCCAAGCCCCGGACATCGCCGCTCCAGAAGAGATGTTGACCGAAACCAAGAAAAAGCCGGTCGAGAAGAAGCCGGAACCGCCCAAGAAGAAGGTCAAGCCCCTACCCGAACGGCGTCCGCTGAACGAAGAGGCCGTCGATCCGAACATCAAGAAGATCGTGAAGGGCAACCAAAACAGTCCGAACCCGATTTACTACTACAGTGCCGGCAAGGACCAAGAGCCGCACGTCACGCCGAACTTCACTGACGGCCCGAAGATGCGCGAACTGATCGACCTCAAGTTGAAAGTTCACGCTCTGGAAGGCAAGGTCAACACTATGATTGGAGAAGGTAAGCCCGACACGCAGGTGGACAAAGTCGAGAGGGAACTTCGCAAAATTCGTGAAAAGCTCGATGAACTGAGCGACACCTTGAACGGCGGATGGGCAGGCTCAATAGAGGACTAACTCATGGCGTTGAAACCCTGGACCGCACCAGAAACGGTCAACAAGTTGCTCGAAAAAGTCTTTGACAAACACCACGGCGACCGACTGACTAACCTGAAGATCTCAGTTAGTTTTGACGATTCCAAGCCGTTCGCCAAGAACAAGATGAATCTCGGAAAACTGGTGAAGGTCAGGGATCTTGACAAGTTGCACATGTCCGTCAAGTACGACTACTACGTCGTGGTTTCTTCGGATTTGTGGCACTCGGCGTTGAACGATCACCAGCGGGAAGCCTATATTGACCTGCACCTGACCCGATTGGCTCCCGAATACCAGCCCGTGACCGTTGTCGAGGGCAAGAAAAAGAAGGTGGTGAAGGACCAGTGGGGTCGGGTAGAATACACAAAGGATCTCAAGCTGGATGCTAACGGCGATCCGATATGGCGTGTGTCGCCGATTGACCTCTACACTTGTGCCGAAAACGCCCGCAAATACGGGCTTTGGCTTGAGGCGATGGAGGAGTTCGACGCGGCTTGTCGGCACGGGAAGGCCACTGCTAAGGACCAGCAGTAAGCCGCTATACCAGAGGGGAAAATGAGTAAGTCAGAGAAGACCGCCGGGTTGACCGAATCGACCGGCGGCGAGAAGCATGGTCAAGATTCGGACGACAATTCCAAGCAAGATTCAGACCGTAAACCTACCTGTCTGGACCGCGCCTACAAACTCTGTGCGGAGCGGCTCCAAGACGCACCTCGTCGGGTGGCGATCTTCGCCCACCCGGTTCCCGACCCTGACGCCATCGGCTCGATGATGGGCCTGTCGTGGTTCATGCGGAAAGCCTTCGATGTCGAGGTGGACTGCTTCTACGACGGTGTCATCAGCCACCCGCAGAACGTCTCCGTGGTAAACCTTCTTGACCCCGAACTCAAGAACATGGAAGACTTCCAGACGCAGAACTATGCGTTGCGGATGCTGGTGGACACCGTTCCGTCGCACGCCGCAGTCGGCAAGAACCAAGTCGATTTCGACTTGGTGTTCGACCACCACAAGGAAACTCCCAACGGCGGTTTCCGTGGCATCTTCGTCAATCTGAAGGCCGGTAGCTGTTGCGCTACCATCTACCAGTTCATCAAGTCGCGCGGCCTCGCGTTCGACTCCGGTAACGACCGGGACAGCCAGATCGCGACCGCGATGATGGTCGGCATCGCCACCGACACCGAGAACCTGCTCTCGGACGACACGACCGAGTACGAGTTCGAGGCGTACTGGAAGCTGTTCCCGTACCGCGATTCGGACGCACTGAAAAAGATCGTCAACTACAAGCGGCCCAAGTCGTGGGTGGACGCGAAAGCGAACGCTTCTCGTGAAGCGGTCATCAACGGCGAGGGCGTAGGCGTCGTCGGCCTCGGCTTCATCAACAGCCGCCAACGCGACCTGATCGCCGACGTTGCCGACGAGATGTCCACATGGGTCAACGTCGAAACCGCAATCGCTTTCGCGGTCGTGGACGGCGACCGGATCGAAGGTAGTGTTCGCTCCACGAACCCCAGTGTTTCGGTTCCGGCCTTGTGCAAGGAACTGGGCATGAAGTGCGGTTCCGGCGGCGGCAAGCTCGGCAAGGGTGCCTACCGCTACGGTCTGGGCGGCGTGTCGGTCGAAGAGGACGAGGAAGAGGATACACGGGCCAAGATGTGGGAGTTCATCAAGACGAAGGAAACCCGCCGAATCACAAAGATTGCTCGCGGTAGCTGAAAACTGTTAAGATCGCGCGTGTAAATAGCGTCGTGCCGTTTTGTGCGGCACGACGCTATTATGATTTAGGAGGCGTATGACGCAGAGCGAAGTGGTTAAACTTCAACCACAACCGGCAGAACAGCAGATCCATGTGGCCGATTATGTGCCGAACCAACCACGATTCAGCATCCGCTGTCAAAAGTGTCGTTGGGCGGTTGTGAACGGCGGCACGCGACCCGAACTCGCCGGTCTTCACGAGATCCCGAACAATTGCCCGACCTGTGGCAAAGCGAGGCAGTTCAAGTGTCCGAAGTGTGGCCGACCGGCGAAAATGACGCGAGTCAAGGGTGCCTGATCCACAAGAAGGGCGACCTCCCTTCTTGTAGCGGCAGGTTCGTTCCGCACATCAACTACGTTGACGGGAACGGTCTTTATCGCGGCAAAGAGAACACCCCCGCCGAACTCAAGTTCAAGGTGTTCAAGTTTTCCAACAGGAAGCGTCCCGACGACATCAACAAAAGACTCATCGTCTCCGTCTTCAGCGAATTCGGGTGTGAGTCCCTGGCAGTCAACTACTGCTTGCCGTTCCTGTTCAATACACAGCCGCAATACTACCGGATCGCGGTCAGTTGGTACGGCCGCGAGTACCTCTATCGCCACTTGGTGGACGAGTTCTGGGAGCTTGAGGAGCCGCACCAGTGGCTCCGCGAGTACAGCCGGGCGTTCGCCCACGAGTCGAAAACGATGGACAAGATCGAACGCGCCCTGTCGCAACAAGGCGTGTTCCTCCCCGCCGCCGTGTTGGGCAACTTCTGCGTCGGCTACTTCTGCACGCAGTGCAAGATTTACTGGGGCGATCCGACCAACAGCGCAAAAGTCTGTCAGCAGTGCAAAAGCCCGCACCTCGTCCACAGCATGTTCTCCCGCGTTCCAGAATTCCGACCCCACATCACTCCGGTCCCGCGTCCCGGCCCCGAAGCGATGAAGAAGGTCGCTCACATGGTCAAGCCGAATATGGTCGGCATTTTCGCGCGGCGGCGAGTCTCTTATGGCAGGAACCTGTCTGCGGATTTTTACGCCGATCTGATCCGGCGTTTGGAATCGATGGGCTACAACGTGATTTGGCTCGGAGAGAAGCAAAGTACACTCCCGTGTCCGCTGCCGCACGTCACGGACTTTTCACGCATGCCAGAATCGCGTGATCTCGAACTCACCCTGTCGATCATTTCGCAGTGCAAGTTCACGGTCCAACTTTGGACGGCCTCAACACGGTTTGCGGCGATGATGGGGGTTCCGTACCTGATCGTGGAGACGCCGGACCAAATCGCCGGCCCGCCCGGACAGGAAGGCATTCGCCTCGCTCTTTTGACGAAGAGTTACAAGCACAAGAAGATGGTGTACTCGCACTTCCGGTGTTTCGAGGACGACACCCCTGGCGGGCTGGCCGCAATTGAGAGGGGCATCAGGGAAATGGAAGCCGGCAACTTCAAGGACGTGATCGGCCCGGTCGAGAACGAGTACAACGTCATCAAAAAAATGTCACAGTGCAAAGTATGGGACAGTATGGAGGACAGGTGAACCGACTGGATCTCAAAGAGTACCTCGATTTGGCCTGCAAGCGTAACGGCCTCATCCGGCACTCCTACGAAGACAAGAACATCCCCAACGAGTTCGAGAACATTTGCGTCATGCCGTTCTTCGGCGACACGCGGCACACGTTCTTGGCTTCGAGTCTGTTGATGAGGCGATACCGAGAGGAGACAAAGGGGTCCAAATACTTTGTGCTGATCTCTTGGCCGGGCCATCAGAACTTGTTCTCGTGTGCCGACGAATTCTGGTCGCCAGATCCGAGTCTCGCCAAGAAGTTGTTGTCCGGTGTCAGTCGGTTTTCAAACAAGTCCGACGCCTATTCGTTGATGTTGACCGGCGTCCTCGAATCGTTCCGCGACGTGTCGAAGCCAGAGGTTTTCAACGAGTACCACTACAACGGCATCCAACAGGCGTTCTGGGATCGTTACCGTCACGTCAAGGTTTGGTTGCCTCAGATCTCTTCGCACGCCGTTTTGAACAAGGAATTCAGTCGGGAGGTCGCTGCGGCTCCGGGGTACAAGGTGTTGCTGTTGCCGACGCTGTCTGTCGATTCGTGGAAGTTGGGGCGAGTCGTCCAGACGCCGGTCCACAGAGACTTCTGGATCGCTCTGGTCAAACACTTGAAGCGTGAGGGTTTCGCGCCGGTCGTAGTCAGGAACTACAACACCTACGACATCAGCCAGGATACCGCCGCCGACGCGGTCCATTTGGCCGATCCCGATGTCAACAAGCTGACTGCGGCGATGAGGCTGTGCGGGTGCGTTCTCGACGTGTTCAACGGTGCGTCTAGGTACGCGATAGCGGCCCGGACGCCTTACCTGTGCTGTGACGAGCGGTCGCGGTATTTTGGGAGCCGGGACTACGAGGTAGACGACCTGTGCGGGTCTAAGGTGCCGCGAGAGTACGTCTATACTTTTTCTTCAATTTGTCAGATGCCGGCCCCCTATTGGGAACCCTCGCTATTTCGGCACGTTACAATGAAGCTGCAAGAGTTTCTGCCGGGCCTCGACCGTGATCGCTGGCCGCTGACGACAGAGACGAACCAGATTGTTCCTTACGACTCCGTGCGGAAGATCAAAAGGAAGAAACTGGGTACAAAACTTCTCAAGATTATTAGGGACTGAGGGCTTTATATGTCAGTCGCGAATGTTCGGGTGGTTGCGAGCAACACGTCGTACAACGCCACCCGCGATGAACGTGATCGGAACTTCAAGCATTTGTTCAAGGCTTTCAAGAGGGCGGTCGGTGCGGCCGGCGTGTTGAAGGAGTACAAGCGTCACGAGAGCTACGAGAGTCCTGCCAGGAAGAAACGCAGGAAGAAGCGTGAGTCCATGATCAACGCCTTGCGAGCCAAAATGCGTGAAAGCTTCCCGTACAGCAACAAGGACAAACCCAATAAAGAGAGGGAAGTTGAGTAAAGGCAAAAAGCAGGACATCGCCAGCTTCAGCATGCCGATGGCGATGCAGGAAAAGCTCAAGCGGGTCAAAGAGAAAAAGGGTATCAAGTCGGTCAGCAAGCTCGTGCGTGATCTTGTTGACCGATATGTCATCGAAGACGACGACGTGGTGCCTGTAGTTCTGAAAGTACCCGCCCAACTCAAGGGCAACCCACAAGCACTCCGTCAATGGCTCGACAACCGCATTCCGAACGTCGTCGCGGCCCTCAGCCAGCCCGAAAAGGTGGAGAAGAGTGAAGAAAGCGATGAAGAATAAGTCGCTCGTTGCGTATTCGGAGGTGCCGAGGAAGACCGAAGAGGTCAGCCGCGACGATCCGGCCGAAGTTTTCAAAAAGCTGAACTGTCTGCGGGTCATCTGCGCCCGCGAACGTGGGATCGGCCTCGCCGCCGTCCAAATCGGTATGACCGACCGGATGTTCGTAGTCCGCAACCCGGACGACAGCTTCAGGTTCTTCATCAACACCAAGTATCTCCCGGTCGGCGAGCAAACTTTTACCAGTTGCGAGTCGTGCCTCTCCATCCCCGGTCGCATGTTTCTTGTTCCCCGAAAGAGCGAGATCCGGGTGGTCGGGACGGAAGTGTTTGTCGGATCTGAGGTTACGTTCAAGGATGTCGATTTTACCGAGTCGGACCCGCTTTACTCGGCGGTTTTCCAGCACGAGATCGACCACTGCGACGGGGTGATGATCAACGAGGTAGGTCAGGAAATTCGGGTTCGATGTTAAAAGAACGGCTTTACGACTTGGCCGGTTCTGCCTATACTGAAAGTCGTGCCAACGGATCATTGGAGATTCCATGCTCAGTCGTAAGCACTTGAACGACGTGTGTCTTCTGTATTCTGGAGACTCACGTCGTTGCCGTTTTCTCACGCAAGACGATTCCGACCCCTCGAAGTGGCACTGTTTGAAGCTTACCTCGCGCCGTCAGGACATAGACGTTGAAGTGGCCGATTTCATCAAAGACTGTCGGCGGAAGGGTCAAGACCCTGCGAAATCTGGGATGCCGCTCGGTGACAACTGCGGCGGCTACCCTGTATTGAAGAACATCAATCAGGGCTATGATTGCCCATAGGTGAAAAAACCGCAAACCATGATCTATATACGATCATGGAAGACATGACAGGAAAGGTTCTCAACCGCCAGAAGGTCATCGAGATCGTAGAGGGGACAAAAAGACCTATCCTCTGGAACGTAAGATGTCTAAACTGCGGTGCCGAGAGAACTAACAATCGCGCCAACTTCTTAAAGGGGTACGGTTGTAAAACGTGTAGTATGCTCGCAAAGGGCCAAGCTGGTCTGAACAGGTTGTTTAGACAGTACAAGCGACAAGCGAAGAATCGTGGATTCCAACTTACGCTTGAAGACTTGAAGTTTTTGAGTGGTTCCAATTGTCACTATTGCGGTGTGGTTCCTCAATCCGTGATATACGGCAACTCTCCAGGGACTTGGAGTGAGTATATGTACAATGGAATCGACCGCAAAGATAACACCCAGGACTACGTTCTGACAAACTGCGTCTCCTGTTGTTGGCGTTGCAATAGAACATTTGGTCCTTTGTTTGATTACGAAGAAAAACTGATACTCGCCGAGGCGTTGCGAAAAATCGACCGGCGGCGACAAAGTCAAGACTGTCCCTAATCCGGCCGTTTTCATCAGTCACCCGTGGAGACTCGCGTATGAGCGATCAAGTCTTGGACGACGATTTGGATGAGGACAAGAAAGACCAGCCCACAGTCAAGGACGTGGTCGCGGACGCGAAGTTGTGGATGGGCAGTTACTTCTCGGACAAGCCCTACTACTGCGGCGGTTCGATACCCCATCACATCCTCTACAACCAGAAGCGGATCAACCTCGTCCTCGACTGCACGTTCGATCACGCGATGGACATCGCCCACGAAGCGTTGGAGAAGAACTTGACCGACGAGGACTGGGAATACATCGATGCCGGCGGGGTCGGCCCTGACATCAAAAGCCTGATTTCCGTGCTACATAGCATGTCGGACGAGAAGGTGCCGCAGGAGTACAGTCCGGGCATGCTGGTCGTCTACCTCGAACTCTGCATGGGTCTTGATGTCGCGTATTGAATTCGTCTGGACGCCTGAGATGGACCTGTGGTTCATCTCAGGCGATTTCTTTGAGCAGCCCATCCCCCGCGAAAAAGAGTACCTGCTCAAGTATTTCGAGTCGCGGCTCCAGCGGCAGTTCGTGAGATACTTTTTGTTGTTTCGGTCGCCGCGAAACTTCACCGATCACACCGGCCTTCGGGTTCTCCCGCTCTGGCTTCGCAAGCTCCGCAAGAAGATGAACATTCTCGAAACCGCCCACGCGAAGGCGAAGGCGGATTTTGATTTGGAGCTTGTAGCAAAGATCGAAACCGGCGTATATAAGGTATGTCACTCCTCACGTTCAAAGACTGGCGCAAAAAGCAAAACGAGTCCAGTCCACAAACCCGTTTGATGCAAGGTATCGCGCGAGGCAACTACCCGCCGACCGCGTCCCCGTTCACCCACTCCACGCCGGCTCCGTGGCAGTTGGACGCCAACGAAAAGGCGCTGAAGAAGGGCAAAAAGCGTAAGCATCGGAAGAAAAAGGGCGGTGCGAAAAAAAAAGACTGAAGAGGCCGAAGAAGATCGACCGGCCTCGTCCGTTCAACGGCAGTCTTGACCAGTGGGTTGCGGCGGCGGATAATCTTGAGAAGGCTCTTTTGAAACTCAAAGACGCCCGATCCAAAGCCAAGTTGAAGAAACCCAAAGCCAATGAACGAGATAACCCTCAATCAAAAACAACATGACGACATGGAGGTCGTTGTCGATCAGAGCGGCAGCACGTTTCTCATCGTCGCCGTTCAACACAAGGATTCGTCTCGGAACACACTGAACCGGATCACCTGCAAACGTGGCGTGCCGATGGCCGGACACGTTTACGACTCCAAACAAGACTGCTACTTCTTCCCTTGCGTTGATTACTTGCTGATCGGCACCATCAATGCCGCCGCCCACGTCATCTCCAAGAGCAACGGCTGGTCGCTCCGCGTTCCCATCGCCCTGTCGATCATTCCCGGCCTGCTCGAAGACGTTCAGAAGTCCGACCTCAAGCATTTTGTGGAGTCGTATGACCCAGAACAACACACTTTCAAGTACCTCCAACTCATCGACGCCAACGAGTCGTACCCTCCCGTCAAACAATCGGTATGACGATCTGCCGCTGGCCGTCACAATGGTCGCGAAGTCCCTGACACGCTACGGCGTGGCGGCGGTCATTTGCGACCGCCAGCTTTTCGCCATCGGACAGGGCGACACGGCCGAACTCGACGCGGTCGCGGCGTTCGGAACTGACCTCAACTCGGCCACGATGTACACGACCCGTAAACCCGACCAAGCGGTCATTACGCTTCTGGAAAAGTGCGGGCTGCGGCGGATCGCGGTTTTGCAGACGGCACCGGACGGACACGATTCGTCGCGCGGGATCGTGGACTACTTGGGCGGGTGCGTTTTCCGCATGAGGGACATGATGAAGTCTTTGCCGGGGATGGATAGATAAGCTTCATGGGATGCTCGAACTCTAATATGTCGGTCAACGCCACGTTTCCGACCGTCGATACAAACACCTGCCCCGACCGTCTCGGATGTCCTCCGGGCGTTTGCCCCGATTTCACAATCCGCCGTCACGACACCAAGCCGCCCTTCAAGGTACATGTCGAAGACTGCGACGGCGCTTTGGATCTGCAAGACAAGGTCGTTGAGTTCAGCATGTGGGCGAAGGCCAAGCTGAAGACCGACATCACCACTTCCGACTTCACCCTCTCTTTTGCCGACCGCATCGGATTCGATCAGGTACTCGAAGGCGACATCTTGATCTTCGACCGCGCTCGCGGCCCGGAACACATGAAGGTGATCGGGTTCGATGAGGACAACTACATCGTCATCGTCCAGCGGGCCGTTAACGGCTCGTCACCCTCGAATTGGAAGAAGGGGACCGTCATCAGGATCATGAAGGAGATGAGTGCGCCCGCCTCGTCCGAACTGATCCTCCAAGACATCGTCAACAAGGACGGTACGACGGACAAAGACCAGTTGACCGACAGTTTCCTCGTCTACGAGTGGCAGCCGAGGGACACCTGCCTGCCGGGGTGCTACTGGGCCGAGTTCAAACTACTTTCTTTGAAGTTGATGGAAACAGACCCAGGTGGGGACGAAGACGACACTACTATAACGATGACGATTTCTCCTTCCGACGCCGGATGCAAATTGGGCGAGGGGGTAGAATGGGTTAGACGTTTCCCGGTCAGCGGTGAAGGTTATCTGATTAAGGTGTTCGATAGTCCCACCGCAGAACTATAACGGAGAGGGAACATGCCGACGACAGCGGAGTTTCAGGTCGAGCGTCTCGAAAACGCCGGCATCAAACACGTTTTCACAGTGCCGGGCGATTTCTGCTTGGGCTTGTGCGATGCGATCTCCAAGAGCAAGATCAAGCTCGTCAACTGTGCCGATGAAGCGTCGGCCGGTTTCGCCGCAGACGCCTACGCACGGGTTCACGGCATCGGGTGTGTGCTTACGACCTACAACGTCGGCACCCTGAAGTTGTGCAACGCCATCGCCGGGGCATACGCCGAGCGGTCGCCGGTCATCGTGTTGGCGGGTGCGCCGGGCATGAACGAGCGGCACGAGGACTTCAAGCTGCACCACATGGTTCGCGGCTTCAACATGCAACAGAAGATCTTCAAGGAACTGACGTGTGCGTCCGTCGTACTTGACGACCCCGTCAGAGCCGCCTTCAAGGTCGATGAAGCGATGGAAGAGATGTACTGGCACCGCCAGCCCATCTACATCGAGATCCCCCGCGACGTGGCGAACATGCGGGTGAAGTACGACGTGTACCAGCAGGGTACGCCGAAGTCCCAGACGAACAACCAGCCCGCGATGAAAGAGGCGATGTCCGAAGCCGTCTCGATGCTGCGGGACGCCAAGCGGCCGGTCATCTTTGCCGGCGTGCAGCTACAGCGGTTCGGACTCGGCAAACAGATGCTGCGGTTCGCGGAAAAGAACAACCTGCCGTTCGTTACGACACCCCTCAGCAAATCGCTGGTGGACGAGCGACACGACCTGTTCCTCGGCGTTTACGCCGGGATGAGTACCGAGTCGCGGGTGAAGCAGTACGTCGATCAGAGCGATTGCGTGTTGATCTTGGGGGAGATGTTGACCGACATCACTCTGGGGTTCCAGAAGGCACAGTTCAAGACGGAGAACAGCATCTTCGTGACGGCGGAAGGGTTGGCGATCTGCAACCACAACTATCGCGGAGTTCGGTTCACCGACTTCTGTGCGGAACTGTTCAAGGTGACATCCGTGAATCACGACCACCCGGTCATTGAGGTGCCGGGCAAGCCGGCTTACAAGCCCGAACCGGAAAAGAAACTGACGGTGCAGCGGTTTTTCGACAAGGTCGAGTCGGTTTTGAACGAAGAGACGGTGGTGTGCGCCGACATCGGGGAGAGCCTGTTCGGTTCGATGCACATGAACATGAACGGCGGGGAGTTCATCTGCCAAGCGTTCTACACCAGCATGGGCTTCGCGATCCCCGCCGCCTTGAGCGTCGGGTTGTCGAAGCCGGCAATGCGTCCGCTGGTTCTGGTCGGCGACGGTGCGTTCCAGATGTCCGTGGCCGAATTGGGGACCATCGTCAAACAAGGTTTGAATCCCATCGTGTTCGTGCTGAACAACAGCGGGTACGGAACCGAGCGTCTGCTTTTGGACGGCCCCTTCAACGACATTCCGGCGTGGGAATACCACAAAGTAGTTGAAGTGTTCGGCGGCGTCGGGTATAAAGTGCAGACCGAAGGCGAGTTGGAAGAGGCCGTCAAAGCCGCTCTCCAAAACAAGAAATTGACTGTGATCAACGTTGTAGTTGATCCCAAAGACACGTCTTGGTCCCTCAAACGTGCAACCGAGGGCTTCAAGGCAAACCGCTTCCTAGAAGAAGCGAACAACACGAACGGAAGGAAATAATGCACAACAACTCGAACCCTGCTCAGGGCAACCAGCAACAACCGTACCGGCCGCAGCCACAGGGCAACCGCCCGTGGCAGAAACGCGACGACCGGCCACCTGAGAAGGGCAGGCACCGCATCAACCTGAACATTCGTGTTCCAGAGGTGCGGGTTGTGCAGGACGGCAAGCAACTCGGCGTCATGCGGACGAGCGAAGCGATGGCCCTCGCGACGGAAGCGGGGCTGGATCTGGTCGAGATCGCGCCGCAGGGTCGTCCACCCGTCTGTTCGATCATGGACTACGGACAGTTCAAGTACCAAGAGAAGATCAAACAAAAAGAAAACGACAAGAAGCAGCGGGAAGCTTCGCACCAACTCAAGGAAATTCGTCTATCCCCGACCATCGGCGATAACGACATCGCCGTCAAGGTCAAGCAGGCGAAGGGCTTCTTGGCCGAGGGCAAGAAGGTTCAGGTGGTGGTCGTTTTCCAGCGGCGTCAACTCAGTCACAAGGACATGGGGTTCGAGGTCGCGAAGAAGTTCATCGACGCCCTCGGCGAAGAGGTGACTGTCGAGGCGCAACCGAAACTCGAAGGCAACAAGCTCACCTGCCGAGTTGCCGCGAAGCCGTAAAACATGGTTCCAGACGCCAAAGAGTTCAACCGGGCGGTCATCGACCGCCTGAAGGGTTCCGGCCCGCCCGTCACCTCGTGTGGCGAGTGGTACGCCGACTTCGTAGCACTGCCGGAAGACGTGGTCGAAACGGTCTTCGGCACCGCCGGGGTCAACCTGCAATACTTCCTCGGCCAGATGGACCTGAAACACCCCGATCTGCGGGACAACGTCGAAGAACGGATCTTCAACTCTCATTCGTCTACAACATTCGGCTCAATGGTCGGGCTGGTCAAACTAGCCATCGATTCCAACAAAAAAGAACTGCTGCCGGCCCTCTCGCAAGTCGATTTCATCCCCCGCGATTTGTACGAACAGGCCGACACCGAAAGACACATCAGGTGCCTGAAGGATGCAGTCACCCGCCAAGAGTATCGCAAAAACAAGAAATCTCAGGCCGTTGACACCGCGACGTTCTCGCGGCGCGGCGAAGAGATCTGGAACATGCAGCCCGCGTCGTTCGTTTCTCTGATGCGGTACGAGAAGGCTTACGACGAAGAGGTCAAGGCGGCGAAGCACCGTGCGAAGAGGTTCCGCGACCTCGGCTGTGTCGCGATGGCCGGCGAGGTCATGAAGTCGGTCGAATTGTTCGAGTCGCAACTTTCCGACTCGTATCTCGGCTTCAACCGGCTTACCTTCAACTCCGCGTTGGTGATCCTCGCCAAGTGGCACAAGTACGACTTCACCGCGCCGTACATTCTGTCGGCTTGGCCCACCGAGCGGAACTACAGGATCTTGGTTCCCGCCCGTTACTTCGCCGACTACGATTTCTTCGAGAAGTCCGAAGAACAGGCGATGTGCTGGAACTACAGCCCACGGATCTACCCGCTCGCGGATCTGGAACCGTTGACGCCCGACATGAAAGAAATCATCGGGCTGTGCGAGGAACACCCGCAGTACGGCAACCGGCCGCTGTTCGATCACTATGTCGTGATGTTGCCGGGCGTAGATTATCCGTCGTTTCGCGAGAAGTCATACACGTTCCGAAGCGACACCGGCTCTTTGACGAGCTTCGATGACTACAACAAAGCTCGGCACTCTCTCGACCGCACGCTCTTGCACGCCGGCGCGTTCAGCGGGGTCGTGATGGGCGAACGCGACGGCAAATGCTACTTCATCTCAGTTTGGAGTTAGATCATGAATCTCATCGTTACCGAAAAGGCGTTGAAGGAACTGCGGCACATCATGGCCGATCAAAACTTCGACGCCAACGTCACCTACGCCCGCCTCACCATCCTCGGCGGCGGATGTTCCGGGTTCCAGCACAAGTTCCACCTTGATGAGAACTTCAATGAGAAGACCGACATCCTTGTGGAGATCGATGGGCTGAAGTTCGTGACGGACAAGAGGTCGGCTCTGTACCTCGACGGCACCACGGTCGATTTCCTCGAAGATTTGAACAAGAGGGGTTTCAAAATGAGCAATCCCTCGATAAAGTCAACCTGTGGATGCGGTTCGAGTTTTTCAATGTGAATCATTTCTGGAGATCCAGATGAAGAATTTCATCGACGGCAACTGGACCGATCCGAAGAACGGGGAATCGCTCTCCAAGTTCGACCCCTGTACCGGGAAGGAAGCCTACAAGGTTCCCAACTCGACGCGAGAAGATGTCGAAGCGGCCGTCTACGCGGCGAAAGCCCGTCAACCCGCTTGGCGGGCGAAGGGCAGGGTTCGTCGGGCCGAAGTCCTGTCGGACGTGGTCGCCGCCCTGAAGAACAACGTCGATTTGTTCACGAAGCTCATCAGTCTGGAAACCGGCAAGCACCAGAACGAGGCGAAGGCCGAAGTCCTCGAAAGCCTACACATGCTCGAATACACGGTCGCGCAAGGGCGGGCCGAGTGCGGGCAGTGGCTTCCGTCCGAACTGCCGGAACGCGACATCGCGATCATCAGGAAGCCGAAGGGTGTGGTGGGCATCATCAGCCCGTGGAATTTCCCGATGGCAATCGGGGGTTTCTGGTGTGCGGCTCCCGCGTTGCTCGAAGGTAACGCGGTGGTCTGGAAGCCGAGTGAGAACACGGCACTCGTTGCCGAAGCCGTAGTCAAGATGTACGCGGAGGCGGGTCTTCCGCCCGGTCTACTCAACCTCGTCCACGGTGGAGGTGTGACCGGCGCGGATCTGGTGAAGGAAGATGTGGACCACATCTGCTTCACCGGCTCACGGGACGTGGGCCAATACATCCGCCGCGTGTGCGCTGAAACGTGGGGCAAAACCTGCTCGCTGGAGACTGGGAGCAAGTCTGCCGTCATCGTATTCTCGGACGCCGACGTTGACTTCGCGGTCAACGCTTGCATTCCAAGCGCATTCAAGACAACCGGCCAGCGGTGCGTTTCCGCTGGCCGGTTGCTCGTACAACGTGATCGGTGGGGCAGTTTCGTAGACGCCTTCGTCGCCGCCGCCCGAAAGATCACATGGGGCAACCCGTTCCAAGAGAACGCACCGTACTACGGCCCGCTCATCACCGAAAAACAGATGCACCGCGTCCTGCGGTACAACCAGATGACCCTGAAGCACGCCCTGCTCGAAGGCAAGTGCGAGGAGATGGACGGCGGCTACTACATGTCGCCGCACATTTACAAAGCCGAATGGGACAATCTGGCTCTCGCCGTGCCGCTCCGCGAAGAGGTCTTCGGCCCACACGTCGCCATCATCCCGTTCGACACGGTGGACGAAGCCATCAACATCTACAACGACACGCCCTACGGCTTGTCGTTGGGGGTGATTACCCCGGACGCCGTTAAAGCCCGGCAATGTCGTGAAGGGTGCGAGTACGGGATGGCCTACTGGAACAACGGGTGTGTCGGTGCGGAGAGCCACGTTCCGTTCGGAGGCGTCAAGGCGAGCGGCTACGGCGGCGCGAGTGCGGCCGGGACGTTCGACACCACCTCCCACAAAGTTGCGTGGAGCAGCAACTACGGAGAAATCGGGTTCCCGCAAGGTCTGAAGTAAACGGCCGATCAAATTAAGAAATCCCGGTTCGATGACCGGGATTTCTTGTTTGGTAACTACAATAGGTGTCAGGAGAACCTGAATCTGAAAGACAACAAGAAAAGGATGAGACATGTCCAAGCACAAGCCACTGATCACTCTCGAAGGTTCCGACGTTCCGGGCCTCATTCTCGCCAACGGCGAGACGGTGACGAAGAGAATCCTCTCCGTCAACCCCTGCGGCAGTCAAGTTTTGGTAGAGCTTTTGACTTACAACGAACAGAACCCAAGTACCGTCTTGACGAGCGGCAAGTTCAACAAGGACGAAGCACGTCACGGTTGGGTCCGCAAGTTGGGGCCGAGTGTGAAGACCGCTGACTGGAACTTCAAGGCGGGCGACCGCGTCCTCATCAACGGCACCGGCACCCCGGTCCCGAAGTTCGGCGACAGCGACCGCGAGTGGGTGCTGCTTGAGCCGTACACGCTCAAGGCGGTTCTGGAGGAAGGGTACTAAGCACGAGGTCAGATGGACTACTACCAAGTCTTCGACCTCCCCAAAACGGCAACACAGGACGAGATCACCAAAAAGTATCGCGTTCTAGCCAAGCAATATCACCCGGACAGAAATCCGGGTGACAAGGCTGCCGAAGACAAATTCAAAGAAATCAGTGCGGCATATGACGTGATCGGCGACCCGGAGAAGCGTTCCTTCTACGATGCGCACGGTCACGCACCCGGCCGACGTTCAGCACCGCCCCCGCCACGACCCAGTACCGTTCAGGCTTCGGACTTCTACAAGTCCGTGTTCAACACGTTCTTCGGCGGGGACGTGAGCGGCCGGCACGTCCAAGTCCGGCTCGAAATCGATCTCGAAGACACACTCAAAGACATCGTCAGAAACGTCACATACTCCAAACGCAAAACGTGTCCGACGTGTCGCGGGTGCGGGGCTTCTTCGTTCAAGCCGTGCGGCCACTGCCTCGGCAGCGGCCAAGTCACCAAGACCGAAAACCCGCCGTTCGTTTTCACCGGCCCGTGTCCGCACTGCCAGGGACAGGGCAAGACCGACGCCGTTAGGTGCGGGGACTGTAGCGGCAGTGGCTACAGTCTGATCAAGGACTGCAACATCGACGTGAAGATCCCGGCCGGTATCGATCAAGGCATGCAGGTCAGGGTTCGCGGCGCGGGCGAGGCCGGCTCTCCGGGCGAACCGCCCGGAGATCTGTTCGTCGTGGTGTTGATCAAGAAGCACGAGTTCTTCTCGCGAGAAGGGGCCAATCTCACCATCGAGATCCCGGTCAGTTATTCCACTTTGGTAGCCGGCGGCGAGATCCTGATCCCCACACTCGACAAGACCTTCATGAGTGTGAAGGTTCCTCCCGGCACTCAGAACGGCACCCGGTTCCGTCTCAAAGGACGCGGGATGCCCGACATTCAGAAGCCCAAGAACACCGGCGACATTCTCGCGTCGGTCAAGTTGGAAGTTCCGCAGGGCGTGGACGACGAGTACAAAGAACTGATCGAGAAGCTGAGAGAGGTCGAGGCCAAGAACCCGTCGCCGAGGGTGAAAGCATATTCGGATCGCGTCAAGTGATGTGGCAGGACTGAACTTTCGACGGCATCTTGCTCCTGTCGGTGGGGTTCCTCTGGAACACCACCGTCGCCGTTTTACCGAGTCCCGGTGATCCCTTGATCCGGCGGAACTGGTCCCATGTGAAGAACAGTTGTGTGCCGTCCTCCATCTGCATCATGATGGGATTTTTGTCTTTGATAAGGAGTGCGATTTTACCGACTTTTGTTAGACTGGGAAGTGCCAGATCCATGCTCGGTAGGGTGACCGGCTGACTCATCATGTTGTCGGGCTGTTCGCTCCCGGTCCAGTTCGACGGCAATATCGCCGCAGAACCGCCGTTGAGATACTCCATTAGTGTCACGAAGCCTTTGAAGTTCATACTCTGGTATTTAGGAGCCGACATGAAGCTTTCGGTCAAATCCTGCAATCTGATCGCCGTGAGCGTTGCCGTCGAAACCGATTCGGGCGTTACGATTACCGTTCCGGTTTTTTACGACCCGCTTAACCAAGAGGTCATCTTCGTGGACGACAACGCCGCGTGGAACCATGAAGAGTTTTCCGCAGCGATCAGGGACTATATGAAGAGTGCGGCGAGCGAAACCTCGATCCCCGTCAACGAAGAAACGTGGAGCCAAATCCGCACCCTGAAAGCCCTCGCCAAACCACCTTCAAAGAAGTGACCAATGCCGCAAGCAGAGAAAGCAATCTTCAGTGTCGTCAACCTCACGGACGCCAACAAGAGCCTGTCCGAGCGTGAAAAGAAGCTCCGAAAGTCTTGCAATTTGAACCCGATCACGCTGAAGCATGTGATCGATTACATCAACTTGCAGGACATCTCGGCCGAATTGAAAGACGTGTTGCGGAAGAAGGCCAGTCGTTACCCCAACCAAGCGTTGCAGCAGTTCGTGGACAATTTCAAAAAGACTTTGGCCGTCGAACACCGCAAACTCTACAAGGGCTATGTCATTCCGACATCAGATCAGACAAAACCGGATTCGGCCGAAGTCGTCAAGCCGATACGCCGCGCCCCCGAACCTAAGCCGACGATCAAGCCGAAGAAAATTGTGGTCGAAGAAATCGTGACGGCCCCGGTTGCACCCGAACCCATTCCCGAACCCGAAAAGAGGCCGGTTGAAGATCCGTTCGATGTTGGCGTTGAACTGCCGTTCCCGACCGAGATAAAATTTGCTGAAATGCCGCCGCCGAATCCGGCACTCAGACCGCCCATGCCGCCTGCCCCGCCCGCGAGCAAGAAATTCGTTCCGTTTTCGGCCACCCTTAACCCGGAGGACTTCGAGTGAATGTTCCCGTCAAGATCATCGCGGTTTCGGATCGCTACATCCCGCAGTACAAGACCGAAGGTGCCGCTTGCGCCGACGCCGTCGCGTACTTGCCGGACAGACTGATGATCCCCCCGAAAAAGGTCGCCAAGATCCCTCTGGGGTTCAGCATCGCTCTCCCGCTCGGTTGGGAGATGCAGATCCGGTCGCGGAGCGGTCATGCCAGCAAAGGGATCATCGTCGCAAACGGCATCGGAACCATAGATTCCGATTACAGAGGTCCGGTTACCACACTCCTCTATAATTCAACGGACGAATCGTTCTTCGTTGAAGATGGCGACCGTGTGGCTCAGGTGAGTATCCAGCCGACACCTCGTATCGTGTGGGAACGAACGGAGTTTCTGGAACAGACCGTAAGAGGTGAAGGTGGCTTTGGATCAACAGGAAACAAGTAGGTTCAAAGGCGAGAACGCAATGGACGATGCCCGGCAACAATTGTCGGACATGATGGTCAAGGACATGATCGCCGAGATCGACGCCGACACCATTCGGCGTTACAAGCTCGGTCAGCGGATCGTTCAGACCGAACACGGCCCCGAATGGACTTACTTCGTGGACGCGAACAACAAGGTGGTTGACCAGAACGGGTTCCTGCTCGACAACGAGGGCTGCCCGACTGGTCAACGCGGGACATTTACATCTGGAGTTGAATGAAGGCTTACGTCGCATTGACAATTGCAAACGAGATCGACGGGCGGGCAACGGTGGTAAGGGCCGACAAAGCGTCCGCGTCCCGCGAAAAGCTTGAAGAGTGGATGAGATCACGTCAGTCAAGTTGGCGCGAACAGATCCGTCTCGGCCCGCCCCCGCAACAGGGGTTCAACGTGGGCAACCAACCCCCTCAGACCATCATCGACTGTGTCTGTCAGACGCAAGTCATCGAAATCGAAGTTGACGAAAACTAAGGAGGACCGTGCCTACAGACAAGATCCCGCACAACCCGCTTGAGGGAGATAGGCCAGAAATCACCCTCAACCTGCACGACGGCAGCGATGAGCAGGTGAGTATCGTCGTCGTTCACAAGGACCGGCCCGAATACCTGAACATATGCCTTCAATCCATTGCGACGTGCAGCTACAACAACAATTACGAGTTGATTGTTGTCGATAACGCATCGGGGAAAGAGTCGCAGGAATACCTCGATGACATTCAGGGCGACGTGAAGGTCATTCGCAACTCTACGAATCTGTACTTCTCGGCAGCCGCGAACAAGGGCGCACAGGCGGCAGACAAAGCCTCCAAGTACCTCGTCTTCATGCACCCGGATGTGGTTGTCCTCAACCCCGCGTGGCTCGACCTGATGATCAGCGTCAGCGAATCCACCAAGAGCGGACTCGTCGGACTGGAACAGGGTCGATACCTTTTCGGTTCGCAGAAGGTGGACTTCATTCAGGAATGGTGCATGCTGATGACCAAAGAGTGCTTCAAGGACGTTGGCCCGTGGCCGGAAGAACTACCGCAGATCGGCCACAGCTTCCTGATGACCGTGAAGGCCACTCAGAAGGGTTACCGCCCGCAGATGATGTCTACGGCGGTTTGCCACCACTACAAATCCTTCAGCTTGGACATCAACGAATTTGAGAGGATGACCGAGAAGGCGATGACGACGATCCCGAAACTGATCTCGGTCGCGCAGAGTATCCCGGTCGGTCGATAAGGAGTCAGATGGGCAATCCGAAAAGGCACATCATGGGCAGTGACATTTTCATTGCCCGTCCGGTCATGGACACCGAACACAATCGAGTCACTTTCACGGTTTGGCAGGGACACGGTTACAACCAACCGGCCGAGCATTACGACGAGATCCAAGTCAACTTCTATTCGGCCCCTGATGTCATTTTGCAATACTCGAACGGCAACACCACAAAAGACGAGTGGCGTCGGTACTTCAGGTACAACTTCAAGGACTTGAATCTTGTTTCAAAAGAGCAGGATTTGCTCGCCGAGTATTTCGTCTACACCTACAGTTACGGCGAGTTCAAAGACGAGCATTTCGCTTACGACGACCCCGAACTCGAACGCGACATTCCGATGGGCAAGTTCGCCGGCAAGACTCTGGAAGAAGTAGCTGAGTACAAGCGGCTGAACAAGTACCAGTTCAAGTCGAACTTCAAACCCCGCGATTCTTGAACGGGTCAACCAACACCCAACGTCGGCCGATTTTCTCGTAGCCGACTTTGGCACAGGCTTTCTTGTTTCTGGTTTTGCTGCAAAGTGTGTCGCAGGCCGAACGTTTTCTTTCGTTGAAGCATGCGTTTTTCAGAGCATCTATCTGCTCTTGGGTCAAAGGCTTGAAGTGATCGCCGTAGGCGTCCCAGGCCGCTTGTGCGGCCTGTGCGACCGGCTTGCTGTTCAGACCGAGTTCGTTGCCGGTTGGCAAGCCGGCCATCTGCGCGGCCACTTCCGCCCCGCTTTTGGCTAAGGCACCGAGCCAGCCCCACCCTTCGTCTTGTCGCTTTTCACGTTCGATCAGCCACTCTGAGAACTTCATGGTATTCATTTCGGCACCTTGTTTTTGATGAAATCGACCCACGCCTCGTGGTGGTGGGTCAGCGGCGGGTGTTTGGTGTAGCAGGCCGCGTAAGCCATGCAGAAGTTTTCTTCGTCGTTGTCTTGGTTCTGTTTCTTGTTCTTCTTGGCACAGGCCGTCCACGCCTTCTTCAGTTCCGGCGTCATCAACTTTTCCCACACCATGTGGCCGATCTCGTGTAGTGTGGTGAACTCGCGGCCGTAATTCCACGGGCCGGCGACCGTCACGGTCTTCCCTTTGATCAACCCGATGTGTTCGTCGTCGCCCTTCAGGGTGTTGCCTGGGACGTACTTGAACTTGAACCCTTTCATGAGGTCCGCGTGTTTCTTGGGAAGCTTCTTCAACATCGCCTTGATGTTGCGTTCTTCCTCTTCCGCTTCTAAAAGGAACTGACTGAAGTCCATGATCGTATATAGATTGATGCTAAACTCGTTTTCAAACTGGTTCCGCGTAGATGAGGCCGCGAACGTGGAATATCAGGAAGGTCTTGTCGCTTCGTTCTTTTCCAAGCGGATCGCCGAAGCCGTCAAGAAGTTCTTCGAGGAGGACCGGCGGGAGTCTCTGCCGTACTACCTTTCTCAGATCGTCACTGGTGACGTGAAGGACGATGTCGGCGTTTTCCCAATCCCTTCGCAGATCGGGCGTGTCAGTCTGACGCCCGATTTCAGCGGCTGGAAGGTCGAGTTGAAACCCGCCAACGAGCGAACCTATGCGTTCGCCGGCGCGGGGAACATCGGCATCCCGTATGACAAGTCGGTTCTGAGAAACGCCCAGTCTTTTGAAGACCCGGCGGTTGACGGCATGTTGAGTCGCATGGACGACCAACTCGTTCACGAGTGCAGCCACATTTCCACCTCGAAGATCGGGGACGACGCAACGATTAAGGGCAAGCCCTACTGGGAGAGGTTTCAAAAGGGAAGCCCGGAATACGCAGAGGCTCAGATCAAGTATTACACCGATCCGGGCGAGGTTCGCGCTCACGCCCGTCAATACGCGAACATTTATCTGAAACGATACGGGAGCGACTTCGACCGTCGCAAGTTCGAGCAGATGGCGTGGAGCGACAACAAGTTGCACAGGTTCGTAAATCGGCTCAGGGATAAGGGTGTTCAGGGGCAGTTCCCGCAGTTGAGCGAGAGGATGTCTAAGGCGTATTCGGACTTCATGAGTTCGGTGGAATACTTTGTGGACCAGGGACGGATTATTTTCAGTTGAGCGACCCTACAATACAGGCATGGGCAAAGCTTCAAAAGCATCAAAAAATCCAAAAGGCGAGAAACCAATGTCTCCTCGTCGCAACTCAACCGGGTCGTACCGACTCGAATTCCTCAACCCCGCTCAGAAGCTCGCTTGGGCCACAATCGATTCACACGACGTGTGTTTCCTTGTGGGTCCGGCCGGTACGGGCAAGACACAACTGGCGACCGCTTACGCGATCCAGAGGTTCTTGGCCGGCGAGTGCCGCAAGATCTTCATCACTCGACCGATTGTCGAGGCCGAAGAGAAGTTGGGGTTCCTTCCGGGGTCGTTCGAGGAAAAGGTCTACCCGTACATGCTGCCGATCTACGACTCCATCGAAAAGTGTGTCGGTCTAGACACCCCGATGGCCGAGAAGATCAAGAAGTGTCTCGAAGTCGCGCCGCTGGCGTACATGAGGGGTAGAACCCTTGAGAGTGCCGTGTGTATCCTTGACGAAGCCCAAAACTGCACACGCAGCCAAATCAAACTGTTCCTCACCCGTCTCGGTGCCGACTCGAAGATGATTGTCACCGGCGACCCGATGCAGAGCGATTTGCGTGGCGGTACCGAAGGACTCGAAGACGTTCTGGACGATCTCTCCGATCTCGAAGGAATCGGCATCGTGGAAATGAAGGCCGACGCCATCGTCCGTCACCCGCTGGTCGGAAAGATCATCGAGAGATTCGAGAGGCCGCGTGAATGAACGCACTCTACGATAAAGGCCGTCAGAAGTTCTTGGAAGGGGCCGTCGCTTGGTTGACCGACGACATCAAGTGTTGTCTGGTCAACGGCACCGATTACACCGTTAACCTCGGCTCTGACGAATTTCTCTCCGACATTCCCGGTGCGGCGATCATCGCCACCAGTGGCAATTTGGCTTCCAAGACAAGCACTGGTGGTGTCGCGGACGCCGCCGACATCAATTTCACAGCGGTTAGCGGCGACCAAATCGACGCAATTGTGATCTACAAGGACACCGGCTCGGACGCCACCAGTCCGTTGCTGCTCTACTGTGACAGCGGCGTCGGCTTGCCTTTTACTCCTATCGGATCTGACATCCTTCTCGGATGGGAAAACGGGTCCACGAAGATTTTCAAGCTGTAGCAATTTAGCGTAAGTCTGCTGTAAATAGGACGATGGCAGACATCGATCAAGTAGACGACACTGGTAGCGAAGAAGCGGTGGGAAGTCCGACTTTGGGCTTTCTTTACATCGGCGGCGGCACCATCTACGTCGGTAGCATTGGTAGTAACGTACCAAGCAACCGACTGGATTTTCCGCTGGAGCTTTCTTGGTCCGTTAACAAGACGATCTCCTCCAAGCTCAGTTTCGAGTGGTCGGTAGGGGAACAGCCGAACTATTGGTTCCGTGTCGTCGGCGATTGCCAGCAGACCGACCAGTGCAGTTCTTCGATGCCGATCAGCACCCCTCAGCGTTGCATGCAGGGGTCTTACTTCATGACGATGGTGTTGGCGACATCCCCACAAGACGTGTGCCGTCAGCTTTCCAAGAGCAATTTCGTTTGGCGTATCACGGAGATGGGGCGGTTTTCCACCCCTGCGAACGCCGAAACAGCAAGGGCGATGGCAGACGCGGGGTTGATCGACCTCAACTGTAACACCCTGATTCCGGTTCCGTTCTCGCAGTTCGCCGACTGCTTGCAATTCAACTTGTCGGGCGACGAAGTCGTCGCTGTCGGCGGTTACATGAAGGTGTACGACACCTTCTTCAGCTACGAAGGCACGGGCGGTTTCGCGATCTCAGGATCGGCCGAAAGCCCAGACCCGAACGAACTGGAAGGGAGCGGCGGGTTCCACCTCGGCGGCGGCGCGACCTACACGTCTACTCAGTTCAACTACGTTGGAAGTGGCGGATTCCACATCGGCGGCGGTGCGTCGAATACGAGCAGTCAGTTCAACGTTTCCGGCAGCGGCGGGATTCACGTCGGCGGCAGTGCGGACGTTACTTCTACGCAGTTCGATGCGGAAGGCGAAGGCGGATTCCATCTAGGCGGCAGTGCCGAATCCGTAGTCAGGTTGTCGTTCACTTCGAGCGGGTACGGAATTTTCGGCCCCACTTTTGCGGGCGTCCAGTTGAAGGGTTCTGCGGCCGTCGCCGCACAATACTACTTCAGCTACGAAGGGACGGGCGGGTTCCACATCGGCGGGTCCGGTGTCGGCGCGAGCAGTCAATTCAACGCAGAGGGCAGCGGCGGGTTCCACATCGGCGGTGAAGTTTTGACGACTTCCCCCGATTACAACCCCGAAGGTAGTGGCGGGTTTGAACTCGGCGGCGGTGCCGAGTCGTCTTTCAGTCTGGAGGCGTCCGGCAGCGGCGGCGCTCACCTGGGCGGCAGTGCGTTGACTTCTTTGAAGTTGCCGGCGGTTGGTAGTGGCGGGTTCCACATCGGCGGCGGCGGGTTGGGCAACAGGTTCTTCGGTAGCGGCGGCTTCCACTTGGGCGGCAGTGCCGTTGTCGATTCGACTTGGAAGGGCGAGTACATTGACGAGGCCGGTTGGGACGCCGTTTGTTTGGATCTTTCTCCGAACTTCGGTGCGGGGACGCCGACCCTTTATGTTCCGACCGTATCGACCGTGAATGTTTGCGGTGCGAGGGGCATACCCACTAGCTTGCAAGTGGTTCAGAATTTCTCCGGGTCGAAGTTGCTGGACAACTTCCTGACCCGCAACGGACTGACCTTCCCGAACATTTTGAAGATCAGCTATCGCCGGTCCAGTGGGACTTGGCACGGCACATACCAGTACCGTGGTGCGGCCAACGACGTTTCGCGCGAGCGGTGGAACTTCTTCGTGGAGTTCGGTTGTGTGTCGGACGCCTACGGCCTTTCGGTTTCGCCGGTTTGGAAGTTCGACTTCAACGTGACGCGGGTCAACGAGCAGAGCGGACTCAGCTTCGACACGCGGATCTTGTCGTATTTCAATACCGAACCGCTGTCTGGCTACTTTAACAAGAATGGCGTGGACCTGAACCTGGGATTGAATCCGAAGACGAAGGTCTTGAACATCATTTCCTCGAACGCGGTTCTCCAAGAGGTGACGCTGTTCGACGGCATCGGACTTTTCTCGCCGGCCGCGTGGGGAACGAAGGACTTCCAGTACCGCGTACAACTGGTCGGCACCTTCAGTCAGTCGCCGAGCTACGACATCTTCCCGGTCTTCCCGAAACCGGAGGAGTACGCAGTAACAGTTTGAAAACCATGAATTTGGAGGAATGAATGATTGAAACGCTTGCAACCACACTGATCGTCATCTTCTGTGTGTTGATCTTCTTGGCCCAGTCAGCGGGCATAGCCAGTTTCTTTTTCTTGCTCTCGCAGAACCGCAAGTTGGCGGCTGCGAACGCCCAGTTGTTGGCCGACGCTGTACAACGCGATGCGAATCACAAAAAGGTCGAAGACTTGTTCAAGGAACTGGTCGAATTGACCTCGAAGGGGGTCAACGCTCACGCGGCAGTTACGGATCAACAGAAGAAGATCGAGGACTCGTTGAAAGAGGTGGTCAACGGTCAGTTCCAACTCGCGAACCTCACGACCGAGGGCATCAAGGCCACCACTGAGTACGTCGGCAAGACCTCGAAGGCGATGACGGACAGCGTCTTCGACTTGATCGAGAAGAACACCGACGACGTGTTGAAGCTGAACACCGAAAACGCCCAGAAGGTGTACGACTCGCTCTACGTCAACATCCAGATGATGAACTCTCTGATGAGTGCGATGGGTTACCGGCCGACCGGACCCGTCGAACCCGGCCTACAAGACCCGAAGCGGGGACAGAACTATTCCGCGCCACCGGCCCCATCCGAGGGCTTCTAACTCCCTAAAATGAAGATATGGCGGGGGTTAACGATGAACTACAAGAGCTTCACCAGCCGTAGGGCTTTCGGCATCGAGCTTGAGACATCTCAGACGTTGTCGCAGAGCAAGATCAAAAAACTGATTACCGAGAAGCACCACCGGCCGGTGACGGTCAAGGAGTTCATGCACTCCAAAAACAACCGCAACTGGCACGTTAAAACCGACGCCAGTTGCGGCGGTCCTGGGGAGAGCTATGGCCTCGAAGTGGCGAGCTACAAGGGGTCGGGCGTCGAAGACATGATCTCGATTGCAGACACGGCCCAACACCTTCGAGACAACGGTCTAAAGGTGAACCGGAACTGCGGCCTGCACGTCCACGCCGATGTCAGCGATTTCACAACTCAGCACGTCGGATTTTTGTTGGCGCGGTGGATCGCCATAGAGCCGTGGATCTTAAACGCGGTTCCGATCCGTCGCAGTTTCAGCGTTTACTGTCGCGGCCTGCGATACGTTCGGCCGCTCAAGGACAAGATCTACACCGCAAACGAGCTTTGGGAACACTTCAAACCCGACAACCCCGCCTACACCAACGGCTTGTTCGGGTTGGAACTTCAAATGCCGCAGGACTACCGCCGGGTCGCTTTGAACTTGGTCAACTTCAACGACGAACACCTGAAGGCGCGTAAAAAGCGGTGTACGGTCGAGCTTCGGTTGCCGGAAGGAACGCTGCGGCGGGTTGATGTGAAAAACTGGCCCCGGTTCTTCGTCAATTTGGTTGACGCCGCGTTCCGAGACAAGAAGACCGTTCCGTTGACCGCCGAAACACTTGACGAGTTTTTTGACGCCTGTGGGGTCGGTCACGAGGGCGATTTTTCCATCCTCAGTCCGGGCCTTCGGGAGACTAAACTCTGGCTCCTGCACCGTTTGCGAAAGTACCACTTCAAGCTCGATTCTAAGGCCATTGACGATTACATCCATCGGATGACTTGGCCCGAAAAACTGGCCTTCTGAACTCGTATATAATTGACTTGACCGGGTTGACGAATTGTGTCATCTTGGTCACCAGACGAGTTTCTGCAAGTTGATTTAGGTCAACCGCAGTTTCTCGGCCTTACTACCGACTACTACCGACAAGTACCGAACACTAACCCGAAGGACCACCGTGAATACTACCGTATCCACCAACGACCAACTTGTGACCGACCACATCCGTTTCGCCGATTCCATTGCGGCCCGGCGTAAGCGGAGAATCCCGCCCTGCGTCTCGCTCGAAGAACTCCAGTCTGCGGCCTACATGGGGCTGGTGGACGCATCGAAGCGGTACGACGGGCAGCAGGCGTTCAAGACGTTCGCCGGGCCGAGGATCGAGGGAGCGATCACCGATTACCTCCGCGAACTGCGTTGGGGCAGCCGCCGCTCGCCGGTGAAGACCCAAGCCGTTGGCGAAAGCGACCGCAGCAACGAAACGGAAGTGAACGATCTGTTCGAGGTTGCCGGCCGTTTGGCAAACGACAACACCAGAGAGATTCTGAAGTGGCACTTTGTCGAGGGGCAGACGCAGAGCGAGATCGCGTCGAGGCTTGGGAAGACCCGTTCTTCCGTCAACCAGACGATTCAGAACTTTGCAAAAGAGGCGCGGTCGCGTTGGACGCAGGAACGCCTCTGTTGAGGGCCGAACAATGACGGCGAAGGCGCGAGAAGATTGGCGTGCGAACGTCAAGACTATGGACGGCCTTCGCCGTCGTTATTCCCACCTGCACCCGTTGATCCTTCAGCGGACCATCGAACGTGCGGAGTCGGCCGGCGAGGTGTTCGACATTCTCGAAGCCATGCCGCTGGCGTATCCCGTGGTGTGGGACTCAGAGACACGCAGGTGGGTCGAGCCGCCTGACATCTGGTTGGAAAACAAATGAAGTTGTACGAAAAATTCCTCTCTCGATTGGGCCTCGATCTGCCCGTCATCGAACACTCTTCCAATTGGTCGTTCTTGTTTCGGACCTACGGTGACGGGTGGCTGACACCCTTCATCACCATGAAGGTCGATTGGGTCTGCCCCGAAAACCGCGTCGGCTACTACCAACTGCTTTTCCACCAGCCCATTCACGACGGCTACTCCATCCGCCGCTTCTTCGAGGAGTACAAGCAGCTTCGTTTGACTTGGGACGAGTACGACACCTTCTTCGAGAACTGGGAGGTTCGTCGCTACATCAAGCCGGGAATGCAAGAAAGTCTCGAACCCGTTTACGGCGACGATCTCGTCCTCCGCGCCTGGGAGGTGTTCGTCTACACTCACGACAGTTGGATCGCGAAGCAGCCGTCCGAGTTTCGGATGTACGTCGAGAACGTCATTGACGACACCAAGTCAAAAGACCAGCGACTGGCCGCGTACCAGAACGCTTTGATTTTCATGTCGAACTGCGAGCCGTCTGCTTTAAGGGTCTGGAAGAACGAAATCTTTGAACGGTGGAATAATAACTACGCTCACTGGTTGGGTAAGTTCCTGACCCCCGAAGGAAAGAAAGCATGAAAAGAAAAATGTCAGTCTGCAAGATCTGGATGATCGGATCTCCCGCTTTGGTGTTGGGCATCGCCCACTACTCCGAAGACGACCCGAACGACGCATATTGGACGAAGTTCCAGTTGTTCACTGGGGAAGAGTATCTCGAATCCGCAGATCCCGGTTTGAAGAATTACGCCGCGAAGAACGTCAAGTACCACGGCGACACGATAATCCTTGTCGGCAAGCAACTTCAAGTTTTGAAGAAGGTCCACGACTTCGATCTGGGCGAGGCACCTTCCGTCGAAATCACCAAAGAGGAGGCCGACCTCTTGCACAAGGAACTGGCCGTAGACGGCTGGCAGGATTTCGACTGGGAAACTTGGGGCAAATGACCTTCCGCCTTTAACTGGAGCAGTATGGGTGCGACTTTTGGCGATCAAAAGTCCGTCCTGATCGTTGACGAAAACCCCGAACCCGGTCGGTTCGCGTTGTACGCGGACCCGCCGAAGCAGCCCTCTTGGGAGAAGTGTCGGGAGAAGTTCGCGGCGATGATCAAACCGGAGACGCCGGGTTTCTTGTTCAGTCACAGCCCGACTCAGGGGACGCATGTCGCGGGATTTCTTTCTAAGTCCGAAGACATACTTGATCTGAATCTACGAAGTGTGTATTCTTTGACCGACCGGGAGAACGTCCTGTGGGTCGAGCCGGCACGTTTTTGGATGGACTGCTGGATTCGTCGCTCGCTGCTCACCATCCTGCTGCGGTGCGGGATGTACTACGACTGCGGCAGCGACAACTACGAGGATGCGTTGTTTGGCAAGGGCGATGAAAAGGATCAAGCCCGTGAGTACACTAACCGGACGAAACCGGCTGTGATGCGGTTCATGTTCGGGTTCACCAAGTTTGTGATGCCCGAAGGGATGTCCGAGCCGACCGGCGTAGTCCAGTCAAAAATCTGGGTGGACGTTTTCAACAGCAAGACGACGCAGGAACTGAAATCGATTCTGGTGGCCGAAACACCCATGCCCTGTTTCGGCCGACTCGGAGCAGACGCAATCTGGGCATAGGAGACAAATATGCTGAACCTCACCGATGAAACTTTCAAGGCCGAACTCGCGAAGCCGGGTGTTCTGGTGGTCGATTTCTGGGCCGTCTGGTGTCCCCCGTGCCGCGCCATGTCACCCGTTCTCGACAAGGTAGCCGCCGCGTTCCCGAACGTGACCTTTGCGAAGGTCAACGCCCCGGAGAACAGTGAACTATCGACCGAGTATCAGATCCAGACCATCCCGGCGTTCTTGATTTTCAAAGACGGCAAGCTGGTACACCGCTGGAGCGGTTCGTGCAGTGCCGAGCAGTTCGGACAGATTTTGAAGGACCACGGTGTAACCGGCTGAACAAACCGGGGAATTTTGTCTATAGTGACCCTGTTCCAGACATTCCCCAGTTACGAGACAGCCATGAATACGCCTGCAATGCAGTTCAAAGACGCCGACGCCGCGAAGAAGTGGGAAGAGGGTTTGAGCAAGAACACCGACTCCTACGGTCGCGGCGTGTACACCTACGCATCGCGGTGGGCGCTGCTGATGGAGCAGAAGCTTGCCGAGGGCAAGAAACTTCAAGAGGTCGCCGAGAAGACCTCGCACGAGGCCGATACGGAAGGCATCACCGGGTACATGTACGGGTGCGCCGTGGGCATCCTCGCGACCGTGTGGGTCCACGGCGAAATGCTTCGCCGGTGGCACAACAAGGAAATCCAAATCGGGACCGAGGGCGATGAGGCCAACGAGAAGCCCGGAGCCGTTCTCAGCCCGGCCCTGCTCGGCGTCTCCCAGAGCAACTAAGAAACCGGCATCCAACAGAGGACCGAACAGTGAGTTCCCCCAACGTGTTCTTTACGTCCGATACGCACTTCGGACACGACAATATCATGAAGTATTGTCGGCGCGACAAGTTCATGACGGCCGAAGAAGTTCAGATGCTCGACGCTTCCGACCGGGGCGAGATCGACCAGCGGAAGGTCCGCATCAGTCCGGCGAGCATCGACCGGATGAACACCGCGATGATCGACAACATCAACGCGGTTGTCAAGCCCAACGACGTGCTGTGGCACTTGGGGGACGTGTTCTGGGGTCACAACAACTTCGACTTCGCGAAGTCGATCCGCGACCGGATCAACTGCAAGACGATCCACCACGTCTGGGGCAACCACGACGAACCGGAGATCGTGTCGCTGTTCGCGTCCTCGCAACACTATGCCGAGGTGGTGGTCGAACACCAGAAGATCTTCATGTGCCACTACCCGATGCGGGCGTGGGACAAGAGCCACAAGGGTTCGTGGCAACTCTACGGCCACGTCCACGGCGGCAAGTGGGACGAAGACAAGTACGGTCTGGAAGCCAAAACTCGTTCGGCTCTCGAAGGTCGCTTCCGTGGGACTATCGACAAGTTTTACAAGGAAATGGGCCTGAACGTCAGTAGTGCGGTCGATTCGTGGGTGGGCGATCTCGCCCGGCTACTGTCGCAAGACGTGGCCGACGAGAACTGCCACATGCTGACGCTGGACGCGGGTGTCGATACGCACGACTATCGGCCGTGGAGCATGGACGAACTCCGCGCCGAACTCAAGCCGAAGCTGGAAGCGGCTCGGTTGCGTCGTGAAGCTGAAAAGGCCGCGATCCCGGCCGGTTCCCGCAAAGCCTGATCTTGTTCCCAGAGACGAGCCATGCAACGGACGAGAATGACTTTCGCTCAGTTTGACGAACAGTTCATCGTAAAAGGTGGACTGTTCCTCGCCGTCCACTCGAAACTCGCAACCAACTGCAACGGCGACCGCGTCAAAATCTTCGAGATCGATTTGATCTGCGAATGGCACGGCACAGACAAGCTCCGCTACTTCGCCGTCGAGTTCGACACCGAGAAGCAATACGACCGCATCGTAGTATACCTGAAACTCTGCGCCGACCTCCTTCGGGATTCGGTCCTTTCCAGCATCGATACGCTCGATGAGTTCGAGGCTGCCGGCCCGCGTACCGAAACACACGCATGCCTCGTTTGTGCGGGGCGGGGTCTGGTTTGGGAACGCATGGTAATTTCGGGGGTTGAAAGCAACGCTAGTTACTGCCCCAATTGCAGTGGCGCAGGCAAGACCACTCACCCGGTGTAAAATGAAACGCGACCGCATTGACTTCGCCACGTTCAAGGCGAATTTCATCGACCACCCGGACGGCTACTTCTCGGTCTATTCCAATCTGGAAGAGGACTACGAGGGGAACCGTGTCAGGTTACTGTTGCTCGACATGATCTGCGAGTGGCGGCTCGATGACGGGTGCATCAAGTTTGTCGAGGTGCCTTTCGACACCGAGGAAGAGTTTAAGCAACTCATCGCGTACCTCCGCGTTACCGCCGGTCTGCTCAATGCCGCGATTTTGGAGCGGATCGGCGAACTGTCCTATACTGAGAGCAGACCCGAATCGGAGGCCGTTCCTTTCCCTCCGAGCAGTCTCCCGAAACTGTCCGACGAGAAGCTGGAACAGATCAGGAAACAGGTGGTCAGCTACGAGCTTTCGCTGCTCGCGGACGCTCTGCGTGAACAACGGGGAGAATGACATGTTCGGTTTGTTCGGCTGGCTGTTCGGTCGGAGTTCCAACAAGGGGAAATCGCCCAAGAAGCCCGTCGAACCCGAACGGCTTCGATTCGTCAAAGCTCTTTGCGAGCGTAATCCAGAGGTCAACAAGTCCCCCGGCCAGTGGTCGTTGGGTTACATGTACACCTTCTGCATGATTTTCCCTGACGGCATCAAGATTGAAGTCGAATACAACATCGTGCGGCGCGAGTGGGACATGGAAATCTGGAGTGCCAACGCCGGCACCTTCCTGTACTACTACGACTGCCTCGACCGCAAGCCTTACGAAACCATCGACTACTTGATTGATCGTTTCGGCTTGCAGGCCAAGCTGAACAGGGCCATCGCAGAGAAGAAAGCCCGCGAAAGCAAGAAGAATGATCAAGTCGCCAAAATCAAGGCGAAATACCTCGGAGATCAGTCGTGACTCGTGACATTGAAGACAAGGCGACAGAACGCGCCAGAAAAGTCGATACCACTCTGTTGCCGTTCAAGTCCTCGGCGACGGACTGGCTGACGTGGATCAACGACGCCGGACAGTGGATGTTCATCGAGAAGGCGGTCGTAGCCGCCGCCGCAACCCACTACGGTTACGAGTTCGACGCCGCGTTCAAGTGGGTGGGACAGACCATTCTCGACTGGTTGCAGAAACCGGAGAACGCCATCAGGCCGCGTGAGATCTGGAACTTCAACTTCCGTGGTGGGTTCAGTGTGAAGTTCGGCGCGTTCCAGAACCAGTGTTTTGTGTTCATGCCGCGATAGCGAAGAAGCCCCGGAGATCTCCGGGGCTTCTTGCTTTAGAACGTCAGTTCCGAGGCCGCGAACGACAAGAGCATGCCGTTGTCGAGTGCGACGAGCCAGTTCGGAACCGAAACTCTGGCCTCCGACACTTTCTTGACTTTCTCTTTGCCGTACTGGTTTTTCTTGTCGAGCTTCACTTTGAACTCGTGGATGTACGGATAGGTGTATGGCCCGGCCAACACCGTACCCATCAAGTCCTGAAGTGCGCCCCCAACGGAATTGACTTTGACCCGCTTGCCCTCGTCGTTTCGTCCCTGGACGAGTGTGGCATCATCGGACAGTTTGGGATGGAGCATAGCAATTAAGTAGTAACCCGGCTCAGAATTTGCTCCTGCGGCATACGATAAGAGATCGGCAAAAATCTGGAATTAGGGTTTACAAAGTCCGGGGGTTTGTCGATACTGAAATTGTGACGGGTGGGACGCGACGAGCAAATAAAACAACGACAAGTTGACAAACTGCTCCGAACGGCCTACACTGACTTGACAAGACACCGGAGACACGCCGTGCCGGGTAGGATCGAATGAATGGGCGACGTTCGGTCGCCGGCACGGTGTGCTTATGGCGGTCGGTTTGAAACGGCAAGCACGCAAAAACGGACAACGTTCAACTAAGATTGCGTTCTCCAAACTTGTGCGACCCGTATGCCTTCCGACCGCCTCCTGGGGGAGTAGCTCAGAGGCCAGAGCGCAATCTAGGGAGCCGATTAAAAACCGGCAAACGTGATTGAGGTCGTTGGTTCGACTCCAACCTCCCCCACTCGGCAGGATGTTAGTAGCGGACTACATTACACCAACACCAATGTGTCTCTACGATTTTTTGCCTGCCACAACATGCCCCTGGTGGGGCGATCTGCCGGAATGGGCGACGGCAGACGTAACGCCAGGGGCTTCTTAAATCCAGAACGGGTCAGCGAAAAAGCACCAACGGCATGTAAGAGTGCCTACCCGTTCTGGACTCGTCTTCCGCCTTATCAGCGGAAGTGGTGGAGGCGACGGTGTCACCAACATCGCTGCCCTTCGGAGAGTAAACTCCGAGCGACTCCGGTCGCGAAACAAATCTGGTGGATCGCTGGCTACTGCCGGCCCCCGGAGTACAGTCTTCGGACGGGCTTGACCCGGAAACAAAACTGATGTGGAGTTCCTGTAAAAAGGGGCTTCATATGGGGAGCAGGTGTCAAGGGACACGTCCTGGCTAATCACCGGGAAGAGTGGGGTTCGATTCCCCGGCTCCCCTCTGGCGATGGGGATATACCCCTCGCCTCTCACTCGCAACATTTTTGACCCGGTCGGGGTGCGATCCCCGTGGGTATGCAGTAGCGGGTGTACATTCATGAAAAGCGGAGGGACGTAATGTCCGAACACTACCAGAGGGGACCGCCCCTGAGAATGTACTACCCCTATATGGCACCCATGTCCGCATACCGCATCTGATCGCGCGGGCCGGGTGACAAAAACCCCAGTGAAACCCACTGGGGTTTTTGTTTTTCAAGATAGATACAGCATGCACACCGTCTTCGCCGAGTGGCTGTTCGAGCGGACCACCGATCCCGAACGCCGCGCCAGAATCGACAAGGCTTTCAACACCCTGAAGGCGTTCATGGAAAAGGTCGTCAAAGAAGACACCTTCTCCGACTACTTCCAGACGGACGGCGACTTCTACTACTTCTTTCCCTGCGTCAAGCACCTGCCCGAAGTCTTCAAAGGGAACATGGAGTTCATCGCTCAGAAGTTCGACAAGGAAGCTCAACAAGACACGAACCCTCTGATGGGCCAGCAGATCGACTACAGCGGCGGGTTCAACTTCCTCGACCACGATCCGCCGCTGTTCACCTTCGTCTTCCAGACCGACCGCAAGACGTTCATCCAGAACTTTCCGAAGTATTGTGCCAACTGGTTGTCACAGGTTCGGCAGACCTTCAATCACGAGTACAACCACTACCTCGACTGGCTCGACTCGGACGGGAAGGCGATCCCCGCCAAGAACATCTGGAACGCCGGCGCGGGCGAGGCCCAACGGAAGAAATACTTCAACTCGACGCACGAGGTCAACTCGTTCTTCACCGACATGGTGATGGACGACTTCGAGTTCGTGCGGGGCGGGATGTTCTCGAAGATGCCGCCGGCCAAGAAACTCGCGGTGTTCGAGAAGATGTACGGCCGGGACGCTCGCGAGTACGTCGCCAAGTTCTGGACCCGCAAACAGGGCTTCTCCGAGTTCTCCACGGAAACCCGCAAGCGGCTGTCGAAACGACTGTACGCCGCCTACCAGCAACTGAAGGCCGAAATCTCGGCTTGAAATGTCGCGCAATTTCGGAGACTGTTTTCCCCGTGCTTGTTGGTAGTGTTCACACTCTACCAATGAGGGAAACATGCTGCACTACGTCACGCCGGAAATGGGCGACAAGGCTCCCGAAAGCGCCAAGACGTTCGCCAAACTCGCCCACTACGGCCGGCACTATTTCCTCGATTCCACCCTCGGCCCGGACGTGATCAAGGGCATGGGAGTCGTCTACCGTGGGCAGTACAAGGAAGACGCCAGCGACGACCCCCTCAAGATGGAACTGCGTTGCGAGAAGGGTTCCAAACTCGCGAACCACTACAGCTACAAGGTGACCATCCGGGCGTTCGAGAAACTTGGTAAAACCATCGACATCGCAGTGGACTGCCCACTGGATTAAGGAGCAACTTGTCAGAGATCGCTGTAGTTTGTACGCACTGTCAGAATCCGATGAACGTCCCGAAAACGTTCACCGGCCGGTTCGCCGAGTTCCATTGCAAGAACTGCGGCCGGTCCTTCGGTGTGACCCCGACCGACTCTCAGGTCCGCACTCTCAGTCGCGGCGCGGAGTCGATGAGGGGGAAGGTCGCCGAGCAGATGGCTAAGGCCGGGCAAGAGATCCTCGGCCTGCCCGTTCAACTGACCCAGATGAAAGAGGTCAAGTGGGCGGTCCAGTGCCGAGTCGAAGCTGTCACCCCCACAGGGGTCGCCATTCCGCTCGGAATTGTTCGATTTTCTGATGCGGGCAAGGTGTATTCCGAGCAATCCGGGTCTACACTGTCCGAGATCATGGACCGCGTAGACCCCAAATCCCGATGCTAAGGTGCTTCAATGGGACGTGAAGTTCGTCGTGTGCCGGCCGATTTCAACTGGCCGCTCAAGAAGGTCTGGTCGGGCTTTCAGATGCCCGACGAACTTCACAGTCTCCCTTGCTACCACTGCGGCGGGCAGGGCGTGAACGCGGCCACCCGCGTTCTGTCCGATAGCTGGTACGATCAGGCCGGTTTCGTGATGGTGGGCTACCAGTTCGCACCGCACGTCACGGACGCAGAGATCGCCGAGATGGTCAAGAAGGCCGGTGGGCGGTGGACGTACCGTTACGGCCAAGACCGCAACGGGAACGTCGCGGAACGCCCGCCGTGGAAGGTCATCGGCGACTATCGCGGCTGGTGTCACGACCTCACCCAAGACGAAGTTCAGCTTCTCTTCGATGAGGGTCGTTTCTACCGGCTCAAAGAAACGGGCGTCTGCCCCACCGCCGCTGAGATCAACGAGGCGTACCAGCACGGCATGGGCCACGACGCCATCAACATGTGGATCTGCGTCAAGGCCCGCGCACAACGCATGGGCATCTACGGCCACTGCACCCACTGCAACGGTGAAGGCCGACTCTGGCGGGACGAAGAACACAAGCGGTTGCACGAAGAGTGGCAAGAGACGCCCGTTCCCGAAGGTCCGGCCTACCAAATCTGGGAGACGGTCAGTGAGGGTTCGCCCGTTTCGCCGGCCTTCTTGAAACCAGAAGACCTCGCGCGGTGGATGGTGCGTAACGACGACTCCGTCACCAGCGGCACCAGCTTCGAGGGGTGGGTCAAGTTCATCACGAAGGTCGGGTTCGCGCCGAGTGGTGTGGGCGTCGGCGGCAACATCAAGAGCGGCGTCGAGACACTTTCCGAACGTGTCGAAGAGGACGATCAGTGAAAATCTCCGTCACGCAGGCCGACATCGATCAGGCCGCGAATTGGCAAGAAGACTTGCAACGAAACCCGGTCGCGTGGGCGATTCGCCGGACGACCGGCATTCCAACCTCGGCCGGGCCGGGCGCGGCGGTGATCGACTACTGCACGCCGTGGCAGTCCGAGTGCTGGTTGCCGGACGAGATCATCGACTGGCTCGAAAACTTCAACAACGGCGAGGAGGTCGAGCCGATTGAGTTCGAGATCGATTTCGATCTGGAGGCTCACGAGACGCGGCGGGCCGGTCGGCGATAAACTTCGGCGCAATTTCGGAGACTCGGTCTGGGCGGTTTCTAAGTGGTGGAGACGGTTTCGCGAACGGGAGACGGGCCATGACGTTCGGCGACGAAGTGATGGTGATCGAACGGCTGGTGCGGTGTGGTTCGGGAGTCAACTACAACTCCCGAACCATGTATCCGGCCTTGATCGGTAAAACCGGCGTCGTCAAGTTCTACGACGACGAGGCGTACAACACCGACTACCCGACCGGGTACGAGCGTGTGACTGTGACGGTCGAGATCGACGGGAAGGAACACGACGTGGACGGCGCACACGTCGTCAAGGTGTGTCAGGTGTGCAAGCACATGGGTTGTCGCGGCGGCGAACATACCTACAACCAAACCTGCCTTTGCACTCGGAAGTAACATGAAGATCTTCTCACGCATCACCGTTTACCAGATGCTCGACGGGATGGAGAAGCGGGGTGACATCAACGGTCGCCCCTACAACTTCTCGCTGACCGTGACCTTCTACAAGCTGAAGGCCGGGTTCAAGTGGACCCTTGATAGCGGGAACCGGGTACGAAACCTTCGCGGGCCGTTCGCGACCATCGAAGAGGCTGAAGCTGCGGCGAAAACCCAACTCGAAGCTTTCTGAGGTGTCCAATGTTTGACGAAGTGACCCAAGAGTTCATCGACAGCATGGAGTGGTCGCCGGAAACCCCGGACGACATCAAGAAGCTCGTGATCGGCAACCTCAAGGGGCTGTCGATCATGATGGAGACGCGGCACAAGCAGCGTCCCAAACTGTACCTGTTCATCGCGCGGAAGGACAGCAGCGAGGATTACTGTCGCGGCCACCGAATGGCGAGCTATAGTTCCGACTTCGAGATGAAGAACTTCCTCACCCGCGACGAACTGATCAAGTTGTGGGCCGAGTACCTTCAGAAGAACATGAACCTCGACTGCAACGAGTCGGGTTACGCCTTCGCCGTCTTCCGCGACGGAACCAAACTGTTCGATGACCATGTTACGTTCGACGGCGGCGAGCGGTTCGGCTACAACACCGACGAGTATTACGCCAACTACGAACGGCTCGAAGTCGAAGAGGCCGACTGCAACGTCGAGATGACCGAGATCTACGCTCTGGTACGCGAAGCGGCCAACAAGCTGCAAGGTGCCAAACTCACGCAGGAAGAACGCGAGAGGGCCGAGAGAGCTAACGCCGATGCTGCCGCCGCGAAGGAAAACCGCCGGTTGCAGTTCCTCCAACTTCAGAAGGAGTTCGGACAATGAGTCGCCGTCAAAGTGCCTACGAGATGCCGCCGCCCCCACCGCCCCCGCCTCTGGTGCCGATCAGAGGACGTTTCGACGCCGGTCGCGTGCCGGACTACTACGCCGAGCGTGGGTGGTGCGAGGAATGGGCCGGTTGGAACAAGTTGACCGTCTGCACGCAGAAGTACCTGCGTGATCTGCTGCGGCAACTGTGGGAGAACAAGAAACATCACGGGGAAAACCCGATTGTTTCGATCCACGTCAAGAACCCGTCCGGCAAGGGCAGTCGGATTCACGAGTGCTGCCGCGTGGACGGCTGGCAGACCGGGTTCGAGGCGGAATACAACCGCGAGATCGAATACTTCTGTGTGACCGAGACGGCGCTCTGCACGGACGGCAAAGACCACCAGTTCTGGCACAAGTTCAAAATCGAGGATGTCATCTGGGTGATGGTGACGTGAATGAGAAGGCCGGGCAAAGCGCCCGGCCTTCTCTCTTTACTGCGATCTCGCACAGTCGGGACAGATCACGAGTTCCTTCACGATCTGTTTCCCGACCCCTCCGTTGTCGATGCACTCCATGTGATCGAACTTGCCGCGTTTGAATACGGGCTTGTACCGGGCGGGGTGGACTACTTCTTGGTAAAACGTGACCTTGTGCTGCTTCACCCTCGGTTGGGTGACGTTCCTGCAATTGGAGCAGACGTACATTGTCTCGGCCGTTTTTGGATTGCCTTCTCGACAGGCCGAAGCCGGAAGGGTAAAGTGAGGTACACCGTATTGTGGGAGTTTCAAATGGAAGATATGAGCAAACTCGAAAAATTGCTGGACGTACCGATTGTCTTCGGGCTACAAGCTCAGGGACACATCCCCACGATCCAGAAGATGCTCGCGGCCGGCGCGACGTGGAAGGAGATCGGAAACAAGATCGGCTGGTGCCAAAACACCGCCAAAGAACACTACGAACGCTACCTTCAAAGGGAGAACGGCAATGCAAAGGGAAAGACACCCGCTGCCGATGGAGTCTGACGAGATGGCCGAAGCCCTCCGGGTTTCGCATTGCGACCGCAAGAGGCAGAACCACAAGTGTCAGGGCGTCGTCACCATCGCCCCCGGCCAACTGCGGCTCGACTGCAAACTGTGCGGCGAGGATCGGCACACGCTGGACGAGACGATGGTTCTGGTGCGAGAGGCCAGAGAGATCTGTGACATCGTCGGCGTGAACTACGACGCACTGGACGCTCAGAAGAGACGTGAATTGTTGTTGGCGGTACTGGATCTGGCTCAGAACGGCCTGTGACGCACTCAGTCCGGCAGATTCCACATTGCTGCTTCCTCTGCCGGACTGAGGGTTGTTCACTCGAAGTAGAAGTTGAAGTCGGCTCTCAACACGTTGATCTGCTTGTCGGCTTTGCCTTCGTCCAAAACAAACGTTCCCAAGATGAGCTTGCGTTCGCCTGCGGTCCTGTCTTCCATCTCTTTTTCGATTTGGAACAACTTCTCGATGATCTCGTTCAGATCCTGCCGCCACATGGTGTGGATTCTGCCTTTGAATGACATCCGCCATCGGTCAATCGATTGCAGGCTGAAGGAGATCATCGGCAGGTTGATCTTATCGACGCCCTTCTCGATGTCTTCGGCGACCAGTTCACGCGGGAGCAGCGAGGTCGATTTCTCTTCGCTGGCGTAAATCGTTTTGACTTGGTGTTCTTTGCCACTCTTGTCTCGTACCGTCACTTTTTGAAACAGCTTCATCAGTGCTTCTTCGTTCTCGCGGATCATTTTTCCTCGGTTGTTTGAACTCCTCGGTCGGCATCTACATCTTAGTCACTTGTTTTCTTTTGGTTTGGGGTAGATACCGTTATGCACGACCTCAAGTTCTCCGATTGGCTCAACGTCCAAGAAATGGCGCTCAGGAAAATGGAACTGGTGCCGCCGCACAACCCGGACGATCCGAAATCCGCTTGGGGGCCAAAAGGCCGCAAGTACGGTTGGGACGACACCGACCGCAAGCTCGTCACGTCCGAGGGCGGCGTGAAGAAATTCACGAAGCTGTTCGCGAACACCGAGTGGGACTTCGAGTTTTACCTCGTGCGGTCCAAAGAAGCCGCGAAGTGGGTCGAACACGGCGAAGTGACGACAGAGTGGGTTCACGATAACATCCCGCAGATGGCGACGTACCAACCGGCCGAAGACGCCATCAACGTGATCTTCACCAACAACACCGGCGCGGAGAAGATGCACTTCTCGGCGTGGACCGCCGCTCACCGCTTGGGCCACGTCATCCAAAGGAGTCCGAACGTCGAGTATTGGAAGGAGTTCACGGCCGGTCTTCAAAGACAAATGGAAGGCATTCTGAGCCGCCACTACAACCACAAGGCCACCAGAGCTTTCTACGGCAGTAGTTTCCCAGACCAGAAGACGGAGAAGTTGCTCGGCCGACTCGCGACGAACATGGGTACGATGCGGTCGGCTCGCCAAAACAACATCCGCAACTACTTCGAGTTCGCCTACGAACTCCTGGCCCAGTTCCTGACGACCAAGAACAAAGTTCAGTTCAACGGGCAGTTGGAGCGGATGCTCGCGACCAAGTTCGCGTGGGGCAAGCCGAGCGGCGGGGCGTACCAGAAGTACGACTCCGACAAAGAACAGATCGCGAGCGAGGTGGAGGACATCGCCGATTACTGTAACGAGTACCTCGAAGAAGTCATGCGAGAGTGCGTCGGCCGAACATTCGTGATGTAACACAACGACCCAGGTGGCAATGATCCATCTGGGTCGCTGAACTTTTGGGGTTATGATTGGTCCGGCTCGCTCTGTGGTGCAAACGCTAAACGGGCTTGAATCAGCCCTTTCACTCCCACAGGGAGCTATCCTTGACGACATGCCCTTCCTCTATGGCTCTGCCGGGCCAACGGGCCACTTCCACCGCCTAGCGGTCTTAACTAGAGGTTCCGCAACATGACGTATTCTTCCGAGAGATTTCCAACCACTCGTATCCTTTTGCCCTCGGTTGCGATGTCGTCTTTCCGTCCATTTGGTTTTTCGGTCGAAACCTACTGGCCGTTAGAACGGTTTTGTCTCCTCGGACGCCGAAGCGTTTGAGGGTTTGACTTATCTAGGCACTCACCTCAATTGTTGGTTTCAGCCACTGTACAAAAAGGTGTGGGTTTTCTCGCACATACGCCGGCATCATTTCGAGCGACACCACCTTGTTGCGCGACTCGTCCAGCGGCATTTGGCGGTCGAACGGGTCTTTGCCGGCCTTCATCCGCTCGGCGATCTTGTCCACGTCCGTAAATTGCGGCAAGTCGAACTCGACGTGCATGTACGATTCGATCTTCTTCTTCACCCGCTCCGCGCCTCCCATGAACCCGAAGTGCCAGCCCCCTTTGTCCATCGTCAACACCGGCGACTTGTGGCGGAACGTGTGCATGTCCCACCGCTGTTCGTAGATCAGCCCCATCCGGGCGATCCGCGTACCCATCCAGTTGCTGCCGATCCGCAGGTTCAAGTAGTATTGGTAGATCTCCTGCTTGAAGGCGATGTCGCCGCGATGAAGGTAGTCCACCGCTTTTTTGACGACTGCCGCGTTGGGGATCTCGTCAACGTCCGACATCATCACGGTGTCTTCCGGCTTGGCCCCTATCTGCAACAGCCCCTGCCACGCCATCTGCCGCTGGAACTGTTCGCGTGCGTGTGGCTCGCCTTTGGGCAACTGCGTCTTGATCACCGCAAGCTTGCGACCCCACTTGGCAAAGAACTCGCGCCGCTCATTGAACAGGAACGGCTTCGGCTTCCCCGAATGGGTACTGTCGGCTTCGACCAACACGAACTTGTCAACGACCGGGTCCAGTTCGTTGAGCCGGATCGTCAGTAGCTCGAACTCGTTGAAGAATGGGAAGCAGTCGTAGATCATTTCAGCCCCTTCACGCGGATCACCTTGTTGTCGTAGACCTCGCGCAACTTGCCCTCTTTCAGCAGCCGGTATGATTCTTTCCAGTGCGAGCCGACGAACGGGTGGTGGTTGCCGGCTTCAATAGCCTCGGTCCCGATCTTGATCTTCTTGGCGTACCGCTCGTAGCCCCTGATCGGGTAGTGGTGCAACCACATTTCTTTCAGAAGGCCGATGGCCCCGGCGTAGTCGATGATGTTGTCCTGCCCCATCCCGATCTTGATGCCCTTGTAGGGGCGGTAGGCAAACCGGCCGCTGCACCACTTCCCGAACTTGCGGTCGTGGCGGTGGTAGATGGGCATCTGCTTGGTGCTGAACGGCTCCTCGATAAGATCGGTCGGCGGATGCTCGTAGAGGCAATCAGCCAGCACCGCTCCGAAGTTGGGCTGCACCATTCTCAGGTTTTCCATACCGCACCAGAACTCGTCGCCGTCGATGGGAACGACCCATGACGCCCCCCGTTCCAACGCCATCTCCCCCATTCGGCTCTGCCACAGGTCTTGACGGTACTCGTTGGACGGTTCGTCAACGATGTGGACGTTCTTGAAAGTGGCCGCGATCTCACGGGTGCGGTCGGTCGAGGCGTTATCCATTAGGATCACTTCGTCAACGCCGTTGGCGAAGTTGTGTTCGAGGCATTCGGCGAGGATGTCCTCTTCGTTACGCACCAGCATGGTGGCGACGATTTTCTGTCGTTGGTGTTCGAGCTTGATCATGCCGGGTGCCTCGCCGTTCGCGTTCTTGTAGTGCAAAGTGGGCAACTTCTCTTTGTTCAGGCCGTGTGCCTTGAGTTGGTGATCGATCAGGTGTTCGTGGCACCACGTCGCCGACTCCTTCAGCAAGTAGGTGTCCATCAGGTCGGGGAGCGTCATCATGACTTCCATCGTGTTCCGATCCGCGATGAACAGGTTGTCCGTCAACTCCATGAACACGCTGTTCTGGGGGAAGTAGACCGTTCCGGGCTTCGGCGAGAAGTCGATGGGGAGGCCGGTGAAGACGTAATCGGGGCGGAATCTAATGACGGTGTCGTACCTGAAGCCGTTCCGCTGTTCGTAGTCCTTTAGGAGCATCCACGCCCGCTTCAGGATGTGGAACATGCAGAAGCTGTCGTGACCCTGTCGGTTCTTGTGGCAACTGGCGTCGAACTTCCGGTACTTCTCGAAGTAGCGGTTCTTCAGCACCGCCGATTCGAGTACCGCGTTGAAGTTCGAGATCTCCACCGTCTTCGCGTTGAAGATGGCCTTCGTCTTCTCCGCGTCGATCAGGGGTGCGTCGGGCGTGCATTCCTCGCGGTCCCATGTGGCGAGAAATATGTCCGCGTGGAACTTGTTTTTCATCTGCCTGACGAACTCTTCGCTGTTGTAGCGGAGGTGGCCGGAAAGGAATATCGCTTTACGCATGCTCAGTTCTTGATGAAGAGGGGTTTGTTGATTTTGAATACCGTACCGACCTTCTTGGCGAGCATTTCGACGTAGCGGCCGTCGTCGGCGATGTCGTTGCCGGGCCACGGGGTCGTCTTCACCACGTCGGCGGCGGCGATCCAGTTGCCCAGGTCGCACTCCGTGATCTTCGGCTGACAGCGGCAGACGCTCCAGCCGAACTCGCGGTGGAGCATGTCGCACATGACCATCTTGCAGTCGTTGCTGTCGCGGAAGACCTTCAGCATTTCTTCGAGGTAGCCGGGGACGTAGTAGTTGTCGTCGTTGGTCAAGCCGATCACGTCGCCGGTGCAGTGCTTGATCGCGAGATTGCGATACGGGTGGCCCCAGAATCCCAGAAGTGCGGGGGTTTCGAGCATGACGAGACGTGGGTCGGCGAACGACGCGACGAGTTGTTTGGCGTTGTCGTTCGGGCCGTCAGTCGTTATGATCGCTTCCCAGTCCTCGTGCGTCTGACGCTTCAGACAGAGGATCATGGCGAGCAGTCGGTCAACGGGGTACTTCACACGCACGCAGATGGATGCTTTCATCTGAAAGCATTGTAGTCCGAAACTTTTTCTAGATTTTTTTCAAGTCTGGTGTTGGAAATCGAAAACAAGGTCGCTACTATAAACATGCGGAGTGGAGGAGAGGTTCCTTGTGAGGCTCATAACCTCAAGACGCTGGTTCGAGTCCAGCCTCCGTAACTAGACTGCGGGTTGGAGGAGAGGTTCCTTGTGAGGCTCATAACCTCAAGACACTGGTTCGAGTCCAGTACCCGCGACTCAGGCAGACGGAAAGAATTTTGGAAATCTGCCAAAAGGCGTGAACCACTTACGGGTGAAAGCGTCTATACTACACGGGCCGACGATGTCCATCCAAAAGGGATGGCTCACTCGACCCAAACCCAATGAAGCCGTAGGGGTGGATTTGGGGTCCAAATAATGCGAGTTCAATCTCGCGGAAGTCACTGCCATGTTCGTCGTAAACCACAAGCCAGGGAAACAGATGCAAGCGCAGGCAGTGCGCGTTTGCACTGGCATTACCGTCAACGGACCCGCCGCCGCATGGTGCGAACGTCCGCAAGGTAATGATAAGACCAAGACTCCCTGACTTCTCATCAGAGATCAGTCGGGGATTAACTCCCCCGGCGATAGCACACAAGAACCCTCGCCGGGGTCAAAGCTCTGGCGAGGGTTCTTTCGTTTGGGAGACTGAGATGACGTATAAACGCAGGGGCTTTTAATCTGGCCCCGAAAGCTTTAGCTAGATGAGCAACAGCCTTTTAAGCTGTGGAAGAGGGTGCGATTCCCTACGGGGCTACTGAATGGCCCGCTTGCTACAACGGAGAAGCGCCGAGCTTTTAACTCGGTCACGGTCGGTTCGATTCCGACGCGGGCTACTCCAAATGACGTGTAATTGTGTTGTCGTTGTCACCGCGAGTTGCATGCCAACTTGCTTGACAAAATCACACTGCAAAAGACTTACGAAGCTGAATGGGAAAGACGGCTGTGTAGCATAATTGGTAGTGCGACGGTTTCATAAGCCGTGTCAGCGTCGGTTCGACTCCGACCACAGCTACTAACGCCTGGATTCATCTCCGGGCCGTTCTTTGACAAGTAGGTAAGCCATAATACGGTGACTCACACGTCAATTACCAGTTGACGTGTGAGTCACCTGAAACGGCCCGTTCGACTTCTGGCGAGGTCAGCAGTTTTTCAAACTGTTCAGGCGAGATCGAAACTCGCACGGGTCACTGCACGACATTGCGGATGATAGAACCTGTCAAAAGGTTTAGCGCCTTCTGTAATGCGTGCTACATGGCCCATTCGACTTCTAGTGAGGTCACCTGTTTCTCGAACAGGTCAGGTCGGAGCGTAACCGACATGGGTCACTGACGGCTTCCAAAGAATGCGGGATTGATGAAGTGGTATCGTGTCACGCTTCCAACGTGAACTCGCCGGTTCGATTCCGGCATCCCGTACTTGCAAGGTTCCATTTTTGTCTATAGTGTGTGGGGCAACTCAAACACGAGGCAATCATGAAACGGCAAAAGATCAAGCTCGAAGGCGGTCCACTGGATGGCGCGGAGATGGAGGTCGATGAACACATCTTCAAGTCCATCTTGGCTCAAGGTGGGCTGACGCTGGAGTGGCCCTTCGAGGAAGAAAAGTTCGATCCGATGAAGTTTACAGTCAGGGCGAACAAACCCGTGACGTATCAGGATCGAGGAATGTCGTCAATCGATGATCAACCGATTTACGACTACGAATCGGCGTACCCTCTGTGGTACGAAAACGACAAGGACCAGATCATGGAAATGATCAAAGGTAATTAAGTTGATCTTGTTGTGGTAGCTCAGTAGTAGAGCAGCGGACATGGCGAAAGCCTGTTGTCTCGCAATTTTTGCCCGCAAGGGATGCCTGATGGGATTACATTTTAATCCGCCGGTCGCAGGGTGCGAATCCTTGCCCACAACACTAGACTGCCGAAGATTCAGTGCTGGTACTGTAGTTCGCCTTTGAAGCGAAATGTCTCAGGTTCGATTCCTGATTCGGCAACTTACCAGGGCGTGGGAAAGCTTGGAAATCCGCTTGCGTCGGAAGCAAGAGATCGGCGGTTCAAATCCGCCCGCCCTGACTTCGGGGATTGGTATAGTGGAAGCACACATGCTTCGGGAGCATGTAGCGCAGGTTCGATTCCTGTATCCCCGACTGAATAGGAAGGAATAGGAAAGCCTTCCGAAATGATCGAAGTAAAACATTGTCGAGGATTGAGTGCTGGTACTCTTGTCTGCCTCTGAAGCAGAATGTCTCAGGTTCGATTCCTGACTCGACAACTAGATTGGCTCTGAGATTTGTGTTTTTCAGAGCCGACTTGCTAAGATAGTGTATGAAGAAATGCACTATTTGTCGGCAAGATAAGGCTCTTGCCGACTTCAACAAAAAGCCAAGTACAAAAGACGGATACCAGACAAAGTGTCGCAAGTGCAGTAAGCGTCTTGCAAAGGCGCGGTACTACGACAATCGCGACACTGAAATGAAAAGAATCAAGGACCGTCAAGAAGATCTTGCTAATCGGTTTTATGAATTCAAGCGAACTTTGCGGTGCGAGTTTTGTCCTGAGACAACAGCTTGCTGTTTGGACTTCCATCACCGCGACCCGAACTCGAAGGAATTCAACATCGCATTCGCTTGTCGCCAGGGTTACTCTTGGGACAAGCTCATGGAGGAAGTGAATAAGTGTGTGGTGGCCTGTGCGAACTGTCACAGGAAGATACATCACGGTTTGATTGATTGCCCGCTCGTATAACGGTAGTACAACTGACTCTGACTCAGTTAGTGAAGGTTCGACTCCTTCGTGGGCATCTGACTGAGGAATCATCTAATGGTAGGATGCAAGGCTTTGACCCTTGTCGTGGCGGTTCGAGTCCGTCTTCCTCAACTTCCGACATGTTAGGAGAGAACACGCCAAGTGCGGCAGGTTCGAGGTCTGCTGTCGGATACGCGGGATTCGTTTAGTGGCAAGATCCAACTTTCCCAAAGTTGAGTCGCCGGTTCGATTCCGGCATCCCGTACTGTGGGCCATTGGCATGTCTGGCGATTGCAGCGGACTGTTAACCCGCCGAGGTTGGTTCGATTCCAACATGGCCCTCTCGCTCCAAGAAAGGCAACATGAGCAAGACAACGTATTACCGGCAGTGCCGACTTCAACGCGGCAATTGCCACCAAGTGAGTTGGATTCCCGAACCGTACTGCGTCAAGGACAAAGTCCTGAAGCTCAAGAACAGTGACGGTGTTTGGGAGAACGGATGGGTGGTGAAGGGAGCCGGAACCAACCGGATCACCGACGTGCCGCACGCCGAAGGTTTGATTCGCGCACACCGGAAAGCTACTGGTGATTCGCTGCCGAAAGGTCCGAACAATTGAAACAGGGGCAGGGTTTAGCCACCCTGATCGGTCGGGAGTAGCTACCCCGCCCGTGGCCCCTACACGCGGGATTCGTTAAGTGGTAAGACGCATGCTTGCCAAGCATGAGACGCCGGTTCGATTCCGGCATCCCGCACTCCGATTTTGAAGGCTCTGGTTCCCCTTGTGGGTGGTAAAAAGATCGCGCATAATCATCACGTTGCTGCGATTGGGCTGTAGAAATCGAAACCCCCAATGTCTGCGTAGCAGACAGGGAGTAAGTGATGAGTGAGAAGCTACACGTCAACGTCGGCACCATCGGTCACATCGACCACGGGAAGACCACGTTGACGGCCGCGATCCTCGCGGTACAGGAGAAAAAGGGACTGGCAAAGGCGAAGGCGTACAGCGCCATCGCGAAGGGCGGAACGGTTCGGGACGCGACGAAGGTCGTGACGATCACGTCGAGCCACGTCGAGTACGAGAGTGACAAGCGTCACTACGCACACGTTGACTGCCCCGGTCACGCCGACTACGTCAAGAACATGATCACGGGCGCGGCCCAGATGGACGGGTCCATCCTGCTGCTTTCGGCCACTGACGGGCCGATGCAACAGACCCGCGAACACGTCCTGCTCGCAAGGCAGGTGGGCGTGCCGCAGATCGTGGTGTTCATCAACAAGTGCGACGTGGTTCAGGACCAAGAGATCCTCGAACTGATCGAGTTGGAAACAAGAGAGATGCTCACCAAGTACGGGTTCGACGGTGACAAGACGCCGATCATCCGTGGCGCGGCGAAGCCGGCTCTCGACAACCCGACCGACCCGGAGAAGACCAAGTGCATCAGCGACTTGCTCGCCGCACTCGACAGCTACATCCCCGACCCCGTCCGCGCCGTCGAGCGGCCTTTCCTGATGTTCGTGGAAGGCGTCCACCAGATCGTGGGACGTGGCACGGTAGCTACCGGCAAGATCGAACAAGGTGTCGTCAAGGTCGGCGACAAGGTCGAAATCCTCGGCCTCGGCGACATGAAGGAAAGCGTCGTCACCAGCATCGAAGCCTTCAACCGTCAACTGGAAGACGGGACCGCCGGACAGAACGTCGGCATCCTGCTTCGCGGTGTGAAGGCCGAAGACCTACAACGTGGTCACGTCTTGGCCGCTCCCCGGAGCATCAAGCCGCAGACCAAGTTCAAGGCTCAGGTGTACGTTCTGGGCAAGGAAGAGGGTGGGCGGCACACGCCGTTCATGAGCGGGTACAGCCCGCAGTTCTTCTTCCGCACCACGAACGTGACCGGGACGCTGACGCTGCCGGAAAACATCGACATGGTCATGCCGGGCGACAACGTGGCTCTCACCGTCGAACTGGAAAAAGCCGTGGCACTCGAAGCGGGTAGCCACTTCGCCGTCCGAGAAGGCGGCAAAACCATCGGTTCTGGACAAGTGACCGAGGTGCTGTGAAGATCTAGTAGTTAAACAGGGGGAGAACTGGCCCCCACCCCGTCGCGAGACGGGGCTACTGATGGCCCTATAGTCTAGTGGCAGGACGTAACCCTCTCAAGGTTAAGATTGGAGTTCGATTCTCCATAGGGTCACAGGCTCGACTACGTCCGACGCTCAGTTTTTCGGACGTTATAATTTGTCATGGAGAAGACATGTTACAAGTGTAAACAATTGAAGCTTGCGGACGAGTTCTCGAAAGATACTCGGAGTAAAGATGGGTTGTGTGCGGCTTGTAGAGCTTGCCGAAGCGAGCTTAAAAAGCAGTATTACAACCGCGAACATGATGGCTTGAGGATCAAGCAGCTTGAGAAGCGTCGGAAGCTTCAGGATTGGGTTAGCACATTCAAGAAAGAGTGTAGTGTTTGCGGAGAGGATCATCCGGCTTGTTTGGATTTTCATCATGATGGCGAGAAGGAAGCAGGTATTGCCAACATGATCAATCGCAACAATATGACCGACGAAATGAGATCGAAGGTTTTGGCTGAGATCGCCAAATGCAAAGTCTTGTGTTCAAACTGTCACAGGAAGTTGCACTGGAAAGAAAGAAGAGAAGGCCCATTCGTCTAGTGGTAGGACATCAGATTTTCACTCTGACAACCGGAGTTCAATTCTCCGATGGGTCACTCAAAAGAAAGAAACGAATCGGTATATACCCCACAGGCCGAACACAAGGGGTTTCATGTTTAGTTTCAAAGAATGGTTTGACGAGTCTCTAAAGTGGGATTACCTCGCGAGCGAAGCCGAGTTGTATCCCGAAGGGTTCCGTGATTTTGCGAACCGGATGCTCGGCCGCAAAAAGAAGCCGATGGATTTGCCAGACGACGGCACGTTGCCGATGGCTGCGTCCGAAAAGAATCCGGCCGTCTATCCGGGGATGAACAATCCCAGAGACGCAATCGCAGCCACCAAAGACAAACCGGCGGTTTACCCAGGCGTGAACAACCGAAGGGACGCGATTGCGGCGACCAAAGACAAGCCGGCCGTGTATCCGGGTGTGAACAACCCAAGAGATCCGATTGCGGCTACGAAGAACAAGCCGGCCGTGTACCCAGGCGAGAACGACGAAAAGCTCCCGATGGGACACGAGTTGAATAGCGTTATGCACGTTTACAAGCAGGTGCAGGACGGTATCACACGGATCTGGAAGGATGACGCTGTGAGGGCGTTGTTCAAAAACGATCCGAGCGGAACGAATCAAAAGAAGGCCGACGACTTGGTGAAGTCTTGGAACGCCTTCAAAGATGTCATCAACCAACAGTCCAAGTTCCAACAAGGCAGAGGCAAACCACCAGAATTGCCGATGCCGGCTCGTCAACGGGCGGCTAACCGCGACGATCACTGGAGGGGTTGAAAATCGCCGCCGCGTCGATTACGCGGCCAGTTAGAAGTCAAAAGCGACATCTGTAAAATGTCATTGCTCACTGACACGAAAGTGTCTTAATGCCGGGTTAGCTCAGTGGCAGAGCGCGTAAAAGTTGACTCACCACATTTTGCCCGCAAGGGATGACTCGATGGGTTTACATTCCATTCCCAGGACGAGGTCGCGAAGTTCGATTCTTCGCTCCCGGCTTTATCTGTCGTAGGAACCTAAATTCGCGTGGTGCGGAGCGGGCCTGCAAAGCTTGTGGTAAGGGGTTCGATTCCTCCCTACGACTCTTGATTCCGAAACGATCTGCAAAGCAACAGTTACGACCGTTGTTTTAGGCAGCTACTCATCGTCGGAAGTTCTCACATGCCCCGTTTGCTACAATGGTGAAGCGCCTGTCTCTTAAACAGGTTACGGCCGGTTCGATCCCGGCACGGGGTACTGATTCATGCTGTCTCTGATTTAGAAAGATTGACTTGCACGCAGTAGTGGCATCTGCCTCTCGCTCTTAACGAGACGCCGTAAGGCATTCAGGGTTCAAGTCCCTGGCGAGTCACTGGACCTGTGGTTACTGCGAGTTCAATCTCGCAAAGATGGCGGGGACAAAAGCAGTCGTGGAAACACGGGGCTTCCCTGCGGAGGATCAGGTTGCCGACTGAAAGACATTACAGCGAGTTCAATCTCGCCCGGATGTGAAAAACCAACTGCAAAGACCACATACGCAGTGAAAGTCGGCACACATTGTGGGGTAGCTCAGTGGTAGGGCGCGTAAAACTAGATTCGCGCCTTTTTGCCCTAACGGGATGTCCTTGCGGATTTACATTACATGTGAGGACGAGGATGTAAGGTTCGATTCCTTACCCCCACAGCTAGTTGACGTTTGTGGCGAACCCACCGGGGTTCGCCACAACCTTTGATGAATACGTTGAGTGGCGAAACGAAGAACGCAGAGGGACCACAGAGAACGGTCGCTCGGCACGCTAACTCGCAGTACAACTTGGAGGACCGTGTCAGCGGTATCCTCTCAAGCTCTGGAGTGTCCTTGCGACACCCCCACTTCAGTGTGGGACCATCTACGAGGCTGACCCCTGACAGGGAAGTGCAATGTGAGGTTTGAGTCCTCACCTCGACGTATAACGGGCCATGAGTTCGGTTAGTAGAACATCCCCCTGTCACGGGGAAGGTTGCGGGTGCGACTCCCGTATGGCTCGCTTTTGTTTTTGTTGATATAATCGGGTCATGCCATACAAAGACCCGCTTCGACAAAAAGAAGCCCAACGTCAACACTATCTCGCCAACAAGCAAAATTACATTTGCAGTCGGCGGAAAAATCGTGATGAACGAGATGTTTGGCTCGAAGAGTACAAGCGTGACAAGAAATGCGTCAGATGCGGCGAACCCGATTCGAGATGTTTCGATTTCCACCATCCCGACGCCTCGAAAAAGCTGTTTCAAATAACCGAAGCTGTTAAGCAAGGTTATGCTCTTGGCAGGATCAAGGCTGAGATTGCGAAGTGCGAGATTCTCTGCGCCAACTGTCACCGCCTTGAACATTACCAAGAAAGAACGCCTGAAGATTACGCGAGGTCTTGGGTCGGCGAAAACGTTCTTTGGTTGCGTCAGCAGAAGTCCATGAGAGTCTGCATGAAATGCCAGACCGAAGATTGGAGATTGCTAGACTTCCATCATCGTGACGGTGTCGAAAAGAAACAAACTCTTTCAAAGATGGCCGGAAGTGGCTGTTCGATTCAGGCTCTTTTGGAAGAGATCGCGAAGTGTGACGTGTACTGTGCCAACTGCCACAGGAAGCATCACAACAACAACAAATGGAAAGAAGCGTCTGTAAGAAAAGGCTCTATGGTGTAGTGGTCTGCACGCTTGGTTGTCAACCAATAAGAGTGGGGTTCGATTCCCCCTAGAGCCGCTCTGGTTTGTCGGTATCAGTCTGCTTCGGCAGTGTCACCGACTTGAACGTAGACGATGGTGCCTGTCAGGTTCGTCTAGCCGGTAACTGGGCTGCGTCGTGAAATAATCGACTATGGTCAAGGTGTGGTCCGACGAGGATAATCCACCCGTTCGCGAACGGGCAGACAAGTGAATCGGCTTTTCATGCGACGGTGTGAAGAACCGAGGAACAGCCATACTGATATGGGGTTCGATTCCCCTGCGGTCCTCCTAAATACCCGCATGATGAATTTCATGCTGTGGATCGAAGGTGTAGAAAATCGCGGGCCTCAAGGCACACCCAAAAGGGGTCGCGGGCCGCGAGAAGACATTTACGAAGTGATGGAAGCCGGGATGCACCACGGCGTCATCGTCGGTCCCATGTGGGAATATGTCGCGAGACTCCACGGCGGCGCGGCGATGAACCAACCGTCCGAAGCCGAGCGGGTGAAAAAACTCGCCGGCCAGATTTCCGGTTTCGGCGGATACTGGGAGCGGCCGATTGTTGACGAAGAAAACGTCGTCATGGAAGGCCAGCACCGGCTCGAAGCCGCAAGGCACTTGGGATACAAGAAGATCCCGATCATGCGAGTCATGGACCTCGGCCGCGTCTTCGGTTACGAACAAATGGCTGCGGCGGCAAAAGCCGTGAAGCCGATGGGTGGCGATGCCCTTCAGCAGATTGTCGGTCGCGCCCTCGACACCTTGTACGAAGAGAAGGGCAACGTCGAAGAGGCTTTGCAGTACACTGTCGGTCGCGGGTACGATGACGCCTTCCACGCCGCGATCAATGCGGCGAAAAGGGCAAAGCTGCCGAACTACATAAAAGCATGAACGGCTTTCAAAACTGGTTCGAGTCACAAACGGCAGACCTCGAAGACAAGATCTTCGCGGCCATCAGCGACGACAAAGCTTCCGACTTTGACGCGATGCTCAAGGAATGGGTCAAAAGCACCAACCCGTCGATGTCCGGCGTGGTCCTGAAACGGGACCACTACGGCAAGAATCGCGGCGAGGGCGTGACCTACTTCAGCGGCCAACTGACGCCCTCTTACCGAGAGGTGTCGGCTCACCGCAAGAGCGAGAGCGGGTTTTCTGGGATGGGCCTGATCGTCACGCCCCTGACCTACCGCTACCTCCGCTCGCACACGTTGGAGCATTTCGACGGCATCGGGATCGACAACGGGATGTTCACGGAAGCCGGACAGAAGAATTTTTCGTGGACCAAGTACGAGAAGATGATCAAGGTGGCCCTCGCCCAAGAGAAGCGAGAGGTACTCGGCCAACTGCACTTCTTCACGGTGCCGGATCAGCCGTTCGACTGGGCGGCGACGATGAAGAAGTTCAAGGAACACGCTTCCGACGTGAAGCGACTTCGGAGTTGGGGAGCGCCGGTTGCCATCTGTATTCAGAACGGGGCGGTCGTCGCCAACGTGCCGTGGGGCGAGATCGACGTGATCTTCATCGGCGGCAACGACGAGTACAAGACCGGGCCGGACGCACAGGCGATCACGGCCGAGGCCAAGAAGCTCGGCAAGGGCGTTCACATGGGACGTGTGAACAACCTGAAAAGAATGAACAAAGGGTCGGAATGGGGCGTGGATACCGCTGACGGGACATACGTCATGCACGAGCTTGCGAAGGCTCTCCACGAGATTGAGACAAAGAACCCGATCCGGCCGCGAGAGGGGATCGTCCAGTACCACGAAAGACTGAGGCGGTTGCTGCACGGTACGCACGCGGAAAAAGACTTGCACGTTCCGGGCAGCAAACACCTGACGGAGCCAGAGATCATCGACAATCTTGTTTCGCACATTCTGGACATCCAGACTAAGAACAACATGGGTGCGAGGTACAACGCGATTGCCGACATGGTCGCCCACATGAAGGGCAAGCCGTTGAGCCGGGACGCGGTTCGAGAGTCGGACAGATTCTTGCCGCAGGTTCCACACATCTCGCCCGACGACGATGTGGTACAATATGACGACGCGGGGAACGTGAAGCTCGGACGCGACGGCCGACCACTCAAGAACTACAAAGTCTTCAGTCAGTTGGCGGATCGCCCGGAGTACCGACCGATGCCGAAGGGCATCCCGTTCGACCCGAAAGACATGAGCGTGTACAACAAGTACATCAACAAATACATCATGAGGATGCGAGACGCGGGCGTACTGCCCCACTGAGGCCACCATGATGCAGTTGATCGACAAGTGGTACAAAGAGTACACTGACCTTCTGAAAGAAGCCGACAAGCTGGACATTCAGCGGGACGCGAACTCGACGTACTACAGCCGGATGACGGAAGCGGAAAAAGTTCAGTTCGATGATTTGCGTGACCGGGCCTACCGGATGCGGATCGAGGCGTCGGCGGTGAAACGGTGCTACGACCAGTTGGTCGCGCACTTCACATGCAATGCGTGAGAGCCATGAAGGAATACCGCTACAAGATGCTGACGGAATACACTTGCGAGCTTTGCCAGACGACTTACCCTCTTGCCAGACCGACAGCCAACGACTGTTTCATCGCACTTTGTCAGGGCTGTATCAGGAAGTGCAAGGAAGAAGGCAAGAGCTTGTTTGAGGAACTCAAGAAAGCTCGCGAGGCCAAACGCAATGATCACCCACAATGACATCGAATCGCAACTGGATCAGTCGCCCCAGAACTGGTGGTTGAGGAAGCACTACGCGGGGTGGCTGGCCGACAATGGCAACGTGCCTCTGGCGCGGGTGCAGTTGTGGCTCGCGAAGAACGAGAAATGCCCTGGCCCGAAGTGTGTGCTGGAAGGCAAGTGGCACGAGGCGACTTGGTGGTCGGAAGATCAGGCTGGCAAAAGGTGGACCCTCGATTACAACGAGAGCGTTCACATCAAGCCGGAATGGTGTTTGCCGCACAAGGTCTTCAATGCGACCAAAGGGTATCTGGTTGCAGACCGGCGTGACAAGGGGTTCCACAACAAGTTTGCCCGTTCTTGGAACGGTCGGCGTGACGCGGAAGCGGCCATGATGATCTTCGCGGTGGAAAAGAAGAAGAAACTCGTTCAGTTCCGGTCGCTGGATGCGTTGTGGGATTACGACGAACCCTTGAAGCCGCTGTTTGAGTAATTGATTGCTGTGGGGTGACTGTTGGTAGTCACGCGAAGCTGTTAACTTCGTCTCCCGATGGTTCGATTCCATCCGCAGCAGCTTATTCCTGGGTAGCATACGTTGGTTAAATGCAGACGGCTGTTAACCGTCAGAGGGGGAAACCTCTCCGCTGGTTCGATTCCAGCCCCAGGAGCTTTCTCGATGTAGTGTGAATCGCCGTACCCAGTAGGGCGGCGTGAAAGGGACAGATAAGGCGTCCGAAAACGGCGTGTAACGTAGCAATGGGCAAATCGCTTTGTGCGAAACTAGAACTAAGGTTCTAGTTTCAGGCACGGCAACCATAAAAACCGTGAGCCAGAGGTAGGGTCTGGACAGGCACGCCGCCTAAGACGAGATAATGGTCTTCAGTAACGTCGTTCGGAAAGTATGGTAGGCCAGCACGCAGCTATGCACATTGCTACCGGAGGCTGAGGTTCAGGTTCGAGTCCTGACATCGAGACTTTACAACTCGAATCCGTCATCAGGGTTGGTGGTCCGCAGAGGCGAAGATTCGCCGGTCGGTTGGGCCGGTTTCGGAGCGGTCGGTTCGACGTACTTCTTCTTGCGGTAGTATTCGTCGGCCTGGGCGATGACCTTCATCTGGGCGAGGATTTTGTTCGCGAGCTTTCTCGATGCGGTCTTGATGCCTTTGGACAGATCGCGAACGCTGTTCGCAACGTCGTGGTATGCTTTGAAAACCGGGTCGTGCGGGTCCAGGCTCATACCCCGCTCACGAATGAGGGAGTTATAATTGTTGTCGAGGCCGGTGGTCATGCCGTCGAGCGCTTGACGATTTGCCTGAGAACGTCGTGGTTCTCTGTGTAAGGTGTGTTGGTTTCGAGCCAGTTTTTGAATGAACGCATGTCGCTCCTTTTGATGCGATATGTAGGGGTTGACTGACAAAAACAGGTCGGTGATGTAATGGTAGCATAACAGTCTCCAAAACTGTTCGTCGGGGTTCGAGTCCCTGCCGACCTGCTTATGAGAAAGAAAGAACAGACCGTGAAACAAGAACGCAAAGCGGTGCGAAAGCAACGCAGAGGCTGGTTCATCGTGAAGGCACAACACGACTGTGGCTGCTGCCACAGCGAGATGTACTTCAAAAGTGAAGCTTCGGCCAAGAAAGCTTGGTCGGCCGCTGGACTTCAGTTGTCGGCGAAGATTACCGACGACAAGGGAACCGTTCACGAAGGTGTGGATACGTTCTACGGGGTAGTCAGGATTTCTTGAGCAGATCGAGAATCTGATTCTCGACATCCTTGTTCTGGTTCTTGAGGATCATCAGGATCTCTTTCTCGATCCTGATGTCCTTCTTGATGAGGCGGCGGATACCGTGCAGGGTTCTCCGGTGGGCGGCTTCGGCCTTCTTCTCGGCGCGACCTTGCGACATCAGGATGAAGGGGGCTTGAAAGGCGGCAACCATGCTGAGAAGCAGGTTGAGTAGAATGAAGGGGTAGGGATCGAATTGAAGGTTCTTGGTGGCGAGCAGGTTCCAAGAAGCCCAAGCGGACATTACGCAGAGGGCCGAGATGATGAACCACCATGAGCCGCCGAAGCTGGCGATGTGGTCTGCGATGCGTTCGCTCCGGGTCCGGTCGTCGTGTGGCGGATTCATCGTTGCCTCCCGTAGTAGTTGTTTGCAAGTATCTAGAAGGCCGATTGATCGTAGTAGTGGTAACTCGCTTGTTTTACACGCAAGAGTCGGGGGTTCGATTCCCTCATCGGCCACTGTTAGTTGATAGATCCGTGTAGGTGGTCCTACAGCGAAACTCCAAATCTCGCCAAACCGGGTTCGATTCCTGGCGGATCTGCTTCAAATTCTTCGATTAGTTTGGAGTCTTCATGACTAAGATAAGTCATGAAGACTAAACATTGCAAACGATGTTCGTTGGACTTGCCAACGTCATCATTCTCGAAGAACTGCCGTAAATCTGATGGCCTTCAAATCAGTTGTAAAAGCTGTATGAAGGCAATGAACGCCAAACACTATGTCCAGTACAAAGACAAGCAGTTGGCGATCAACCGAGAAAACAAACGCATCATCCGCGAAAAGGTTCGATTTCTGAAAGAGGCGAACCCTTGCGGTTGTGGCGAGTCTGCTGTGTGCTGTTTGGACTTCCACCATATCGGGAAGAAGTCTGACACGATTTCAAGGATGTTGTCCAACACATACAGTTGGGAGCGACTGGAAGCTGAACTCAGGAAATGTTGTGTGTTGTGCGCCAACTGCCATCGCAAGCATCATGCGGGCGAAAAATTGAAGTTCAAATGCGTTCCGATTTTGTTGTGATTCCTGGCGGATCTGCTTGATGATCAATCCCAACAACCCGTACACCAACATGCAAAAAAGGGTGTACGGCTCGCAGTCGCCGTGGTGGTCGGTTCATCGACGCGATCCCGTTGTCGGGACGTTCGACGCCCACAACAAACACTCCGACTACGAGTTGTTGTTCAAAGGAATCGACACCAAAGAACTGGTCGCACTCGACTTCGGATGTGGTCCGGGTCGAAACATCGTGAAGTACGCCGGCCGCTTCCGTCGTATCGACGGCGTGGATCTCGACTACGCCAACCTGCTCAACGCGAAGAGTTGGGCCGATCACAACGGGTTGAACGGGTTCAAACTGTACCTGTGCAACGGTGTGGATCTCGGCGGCATCGGAAATGACGAGTACGATCTGGTGATGACGACGATCACCCTTCAACACATCTGCGTACACGAGATACGCCAGAACTACTTCCGAGAGTTCTGTCGGGTGCTGAAGCCGGGCGGTCGGTTGTCGTTCCAAATGGGGTTCGGGTCGCCGTCGCCGAACGCGGTGAGCTATTACGCGAACCACTACGAGGCGACCGCGACGAACAGGGGTTGCGACACCGAGGTGTCCGACCCGGATCATCTAAAAGAAGATCTGGGCAAGGCCGGTTTCGATGGGTTCGAGTACGATCTGCGGCCACCGGGTCCGGGTGACTATCACCCCCAGTGGATCTTCGTGCGGGCGAGAAGTCGCGCTCAGGAGGATAGATAGGTGTGAACGATTCACGCCGAGCTAAGGAGGCTCATGAGCGAAAAGGACTTCAAAAACAAGCGTGCGCGTAAGGCACTGCGGGATTTGTGAGAGGTACAGTGAGCGGCTGTCGTTGTTCGAGGCCGAGTTGATGGTGTTGGCGATCAGGGCGGGCAGCATGGTGGCGGCTCTGAAAGAAATTGGGATTGCAAAAAGCAGGATAAAGGGCATACTGAGAGCGGCCAGGGAACTGGACGAAAAACTCAGAGACATGTGAACCTTCGGATGGACGGCAGCGTCCATCCAGTACAGAGATCCGGCGAGAAGCAACAGGATGAAGGGCGTGACGCTCGCTTGTGATTATGAGTTAACGGGGTCGTGGTGAAGTGGTATCATGCGACAATGGCATTGTTGAGGTAGGGGTTCGATTCCCCTCGGCTCCACTAAAGGTGTGATGATGACGGACGAAGAACTTTGGGACGCTCTCGACGGCTTGTTCGCCTATGACATGGGCTGTCGCTCGTCGGGCATCAAAGATGATAAGCTTCGAGATCGCGTCAAGGCTGAATTGGAGAAAGACAAGCTGAGACTGTCGCGCATCGTCAGAGATCGAATGCTGACGGAAAACCGACTGGCTCAAGGATACGGTCTGGAAGACGTAAAAGAGTTCATTGATTGGTCAGACCGCCTGTAGGAAGAAAGTCATGAGCGTCAGAAGTCGCGCGGCGAACAAGGCAAAGGCTACGAAGCTCGGCATCTCGCTCCAAAAGATCGAGAAGCTCCACCTACCCTACAGCGGGTGCGGTGACGCGGCCGAGTGGCACAGTCTTCTGGGCGAGTTCCTCGCGACCTACAAGGACGCGAAGCCACGGGTCGAAATCGATGTTGACGGGTACGATGGGTATCCAGACAACGTGGTGGTTTCGGCCGTCGTGGACAAGACCGATCAGGAACTGATCAACGAGATCAAGTCGAAGGAAGACCTGATCGCCGCTCAGAAGAAGAAGATCGAAGACAAGGAACGGGCTGAACTCGAACGGCTTGAGGCCAAGTACAGGAAGAAGTCATGATCACCGACGACGACCGCGCCTACGTCGCAAAGAAGATCGGCGAGTGGGTTGCCACCCTAGAAGCCGAGGGTTTGGCCGACAAGCCGATCATGTCTTGTGCGTGCGGGCAGTGTCCGAATGGGGTCGTCACGCCGCGCAGCGTTCTCAGGGACATTGAGAACCGGACGGAAGAGGGCGAGCGGTTCGTTGAGAGTTGGGTGGACTTGAACGTCCGAGGTATTCTGAAATGACGCCTCCTTTCCCGAATTTCATCGCCGTGGTGCTTGGTCTGTCGATGGCGTCCTGTTTTTTCTTGGGTGGCAACATCCGAAAGTGGATGTTGGGGCATAAATTGGATGTGTGGGAAAAGGCCGGGATGCTGTTGCACCCGGTGGTGATTGTGGCGGGTGTCGTGAACGTGTTCTTGGCACTTGGGAATAAGGGGTCACTAGCGGACTAGCTCTGTCGTTCGCAACGACGGATTCGGGGTTCGACTCCCCGTGGCTCCACTGCACGCTTCTTGCTGAAATGCGGATAAATCGACGTGCGTTAAAAATATCGGCCTGGGGTGTTGGTATAGTGGTATTACGTCTGCTTTGCAAGCAGAAGACCGGGGTCCGATTCCCCGACGCTCCACTGCGAAGATGACAGTTGGGATTACATCGCCAATGTGAAATCTCAGCGACTTTTTGCTTCGCGATTGCCTTCATAGTTTAGTGGCAGAACACGATCTTGGTAAGATTGAAACCTGAGTTCGATTCTCAGTGAAGGCTCTTGGAGACACCGATGTCATCCGAAGAAGATGAGGTTGAAGGTGGTCCGTGTCACACGGTGACGGCGGAAGACATGATCGAGATACGCCGGCGCATGTGCGGCGGTGATGTCCTCAAGCTAGTCAACCACTACTTGATTTCATACGGCACGCCGTACTCGGCAGAATTGGTTGTGAACGACACCAGTCTCGTCTGCGTGACGAAGGACGTGTCGGAAGGCCAAAGCACCGAGTGCTACAACGCCGAAGAGTTGTTGAAGTCACTGGAACGCTGTTCTTCGACGGAAGACGTGCGAGTGGTTTTGGAAGAAAGCGGTCTGGCTCTGTGAATGGGGGAACTTGAGGACGTTTAACGAGTGGGTTCTGCTGCAAGAAGATACGATCTGGGAGAAGCACGGTCGCGATCTCCCGTCCATCTTTAAGTCAACCCATTATGCTCTGCCGACCTATCAACAACTGGAAGAGTTCAGCGACTATCCCGAACTGACGGCAGAAGAGATCGTTCAAGGTTTCGGGTATACGATTGTGGGTCGTGGCGTGAGCAGTCCCGACAACTGCAAGAAGATCGTTGAGTCGATTCGGTTGTTGGTGGAGCGATACCCCGACCGGCTGGAATACAAAGAGGCGTTGACTAAGGCCGAAGAAGAGGCCAAGATCAAACTCGAAAAGTGGCGCAGGGGGGTACGTTTCCCGTAATGGAGGGATTGTCATGACGCTTCCGACCGGCAAGAACAAGACGAAGCTCGTCCGCGAGGGTGAGGAAAAACGGCTCGCACAAGAAAGTGAGCAGAAGCGGCAAGAGACGGAAAAGGCTGCGGCCGAGCAGCGAAAGAAGGATGACGAGTTCTCCAAGCTCGTCACGAGCTTGAAGGAACGGATCGAAGCAACCGTTTACCGCGCGATCAACGCCGGTCATCGGGAAACCGAGATCATCATCCCGAAGGACTACGCCGAGCCTCGATACCTCGAAGCGTGGACGAAGGCGGTGGTCGGGCTGCGGCGCAGTTACGGCAAAGAATACAAGTTCGATTTGCACGAACACCGCCTATACTGTGACAACAGGTTCGAGGCCGCGAACGTGGACGGCGTCAGCTACCAAGAGTGGACCGAAGACGCTCACAGGTTGAAGGTCACTTGGTGATTTTGCGGTGAAGTTTGAAAACGGGTCTATAATGACCTTGATGGTGTGCGTGGTGTAGTGGCTTTGCACGTTTCCCTGTGAAGGAAAAGGTGGCGGATCGTAACCGCTCGCACACCCTAGTCGAGATGACAGACAGGAGTACATTCACTACTCGTTCTCTTGTCAACTTATTGCTCGGCTTATGCCCCGCCCTGCGGTCAGGTTCGGAGTCTACGAAACTCTGAAGTTCCGTTCGACTCGGAAGCGGGGTACTTGCCCGGTCCAGCGGTTTACCGGCACTGAGCTTGCGAAGCTCGGTTGCGTGGTTCGACTCCACGACAGGGTACTCGGTGAGATGAACGTAGGGATTACATTGGTTATGTGAAATCTCTACAACCTTTTTGCTCATCACATTTTCTTCCGAAAGGCGCGAATGGCGACGAGTGGCGACCCTGAGATCTGGTTGTTGCAACGCATTGATGAGTTGCAGGACAAACCTAATTGGCCCGCGACCCACAAGAACATCTGGCAGGGCAGTTATGATGTGTGGTTCTCGGAACAAGATCGGATCGACGCCTACGAGATTCCAAAAAGACGGATGGCGAGCGCTGTCAAGCAGGATCTCATTCAGAGTAGCATCAAGGAAGTCGGGAAGTACAAGTTCGAGGTCTGGAGTTTGACCGAGAAGGGCAAGCAGTTGATTGGCAAGTGATGTGGGCAATAACATGAGCAAGACGATTTTGCCGTGGCCGATGATTTTGGGGCTAACCGCCGGAATCATGGTCGGAAATTGTTGCTTGAAATTGCTTGAAGACTGGCCTCGCGACAAAGGGTTGTTGTTCGGTTTGGTTTGCGGCCTCGTGAACGTTGTTTTGTGCGGTTCGTTCCGTGTAATTGAATGGATGGTTCGGCGTTAACGGCCCATAGTGTAGTGGTTTCTGCACGAGAGTCTGATAAACTCTAAGTCGAAGTTCGATTCTTCGTGGGCCGACTGATTGATGGTGTACGACTCCGGTGAGTAGTTGTGGTTGTGAACTATGACAAGGTGGGTTCGACCCCCATCGTACACCCTTGCGAGATGACCTTGTTGGGGATTACATTCCTTTTCAGAATGTGCCGAAAGGCACAATCTCCGACGTTCTTTTGCTCGCTTTATTCGGCCTGTCGTTCAATGGTTAGGACAGTGGTCTGATAAACCGCAAACGGTGGTTCGACTCCACCCAGGCCGACTTCTGTCTGATAATTTTTCCAATTTATCAGACAACATGGCTATAATACGTCATGGAGAAATACTGCTCGACATGCAAGCAGACCAAGCTTTGCTCTGCATTCAACAAGAACCGCTATCGCAAAGACGGCCTGCAAGTCAGGTGCAGAGATTGCGACAAAGCCAGATCAAAACAGAGGTATCAGGGCGAGTACAAAGACTACTACATCGCCAAGAGCCAAGAGACGCTGGCTGCACGACGCCAGTGGTTCGAGGATTACAAGAAAGACAAATGCTGTTCACGGTGTGGCGACCTTCGCTGGTATGTGTTGGAGTTTCACCACCGTGACGGCGTTGACAAGGAAGACGAAATCTCTCGAATGGTCTTCAACAAGAGATCGGTCGATAAGATCATGCTGGAGATAGCCAAGTGCGATCTGGTGTGCGCCAACTGCCACCGTGAATTGCACCACATGCAAAAACAGACGGGCGGTTCGACCCCGCCCTTCCGTACTGACGGGTTTCCACCCAGTAAAAACTAGCAGGGTATCGGCTAGTTTCCCTGTCTACCCATAACCTCTGGTACGCTTGCGTGCCGGAAGGCTGAAACAACAGTGTACTGGTCGCTTTGCGGCCGGTGGGGACAAAAGGCGGCGTAGCCAAGTGGTAAGGCACCTACCCGCAAGGTAGGAGATTCGGGGGTTCGAGTCCTTCCGCCGCCTCTGAGGATTTCAAGATGAAAGACTTCGATGAAACCGTCGCGCGGTTCAAGAATCAAGAACTCGACGTAGACGATTGGAACTTTGTCGTCCACTACGAAGGTGCCGGCGACTACGCGGCCTACATCATGGGCGAAGGCTCTCAGCAGTGCCTCGCCTACAAGACGGGGTTCGCGAGCAAGGAAGTAGTCATCGAGTTCTTCAAGTCCCTCGGCGTCAGCCGGGTACTCGAAGGGCTTGGGTAACAGGGGTAATTGTTACGGTAGCATTCTACTTTTGGAAAGTAGCAGCGTGGGTTCGACTCCCGCACCCCTGACTCGGAAACGCCTATGACATGAGGGCCGAGCAGAGAACCTTCACCGCCGAACTTCTGGCTTGGGGTTCTCTCCTGCTGGCTCTGGGCTTTCTGGTGGTCCCCATCTTGATGGGCGAACCACGGCACATGTCGAACCCGATCTGCGAAAACGGGTTCATCGTGTTCGGCTTCGCCTGTTGCGCGTTTTTCTTGGTCGTGTTCGTGAATCCTGACAAATGACCGGGGACAAGTGTTCCGCTTCTGCTATAATTTGGGTATGAGCAGAGCAGAATACCGTCGCGAGTATCGTCGCCGTCGCAACTTGACCGACCCGAACTGGCGCAAAACAGAAAACGCAGATCAACTGAAACGGATTGAGCGAAATCGCCAGTTCGTAAATGAATTCAAGAAAAACAAAGGTTGCAAGTATTGCCCGGAGGCGGCTGTTTGTTGCCTCGACCTCCATCACCGAGATGGTGAAGAGAAAGACAAGGCGGTTTCCTACATGGTCAAAATGGGCTATGGTTTGGAACGCCTAAACGAAGAGATTCAGAAGTGTGACGTGGTGTGTGCAAACTGTCATCGCAAGTTGCACGCTGGTCACGTTCTGAATAGTAGATAACGGGGACAAGTGTTCCGGTACGCACCCGTGCTTTGGGAGCATGGAGAGCGGGTTCGATTCCCGCGTCCCCGACTTATGCGACACCTACTCAACTTTCTGATCCTGCTGACGGCGGTCATCGGATTGCCATTCGGGTGGATCGTTGCTTGGAACAAGCCCATTGGCAAGAAGCTCCAGACGAGCTTCGTGTGCGGCGTAGTTCTTGTAGCGGCCGTCATCCTGTACTTCAGCTTGAGGTGATTTGTGGGTGCAAAATCAACCATAGACATCACGCGGGCCGAGGCGTTGGCTTTCATCATGGACGCTTTGGGTCGTGCCGACAACGAGACGATTTCGCGTGTTCTTGAAGAATTGAACGACTGCGTTCGTGAGAGCGGCGACTACTCGAACAGTCTCGGCTTGCACAACTTTGCGGTTCGGGGCTAAATAACCACATGAAGAAGACCTTGTTTTCAAAGTGGTTGAAGGTTCGCGAGGCGGTGGGCGGCGCGGTCGGCCCTTACATCGCGGGCAAAAAGGACAAGACTGGTTCCGGGTGCGGCAAGCACACCGACTTCCAAGTCAGCGGCGCGTGCAGCGACCTGAACACTGAGAAGGGGAACAAGAAGATCCGCGACGGCAACATCAAGTAACGGATGGGTAGATTAACTGGTAGAGCGATAAGTGTAGACGGAGATCCGTCAAGCATCAAAGTGTGTGGGTTCGAGTCCCACCCCATCCGCTCGACAATCGGGGTGAAGTCTTGTTAGTGAGACGCCTGTCTGGGGGACAGGAAGCGGCCGGTGCAACTCCGGTCACCCCGACTTTATGCACCGGAGCCTCTATGGTTGGGGTGCCGTCTTATAAGCGGCTAGTCGTGGGTTCGATTCCCACCCGGTGTACTCGGAGGTCGGATGATGAAACGCATCTTGTCCAGACTGTTCGCCGCTGCTGTTCTGGGGTTCCTGTTTTGGATCGTCTACACGGCCGGTCATCTCGACGGCCACAAACACGTCGAGGAAGCCAAGCTCGCGGCTAAGGCGGAAACGCCCAAATCGCCGCCCCTCACCGACTGGAAGAAGTTCTACGATCTGGTGAAGGCCGACAAAGCTGGCTACATGTTGATCGAGGTCGAAGCATCGTGTGCCGACCGCGAACAATCCGATTTCACTTTGTTTCTCGTAGACGGCAATCGCTGGTACGAGATGCAAGTCGGCGGCTTGTGGAGTTGCGGCGGGCCGCACCCCGACAAGCCGTATCGTTTTTTCGCCCTGCCCCAACCGTCATTCGATTCGATTTTGAAGAGGGTTCCCTCCGACGACGCCAAGTTCGTCATGGTGGGACCGGGTCAGCCGAAACTGACCAACGTCAAGATCTCCTATCACGACAAGGACAGGCCATGAAAAAGGCACTGCTCGCTTCGGCCGCGATCATCTTCGCTGTCTGGTTCGGTCATTACGTCGGCTACAGCCGGTGCAAGATCGACACGATGGAGCGTGAGAACGCCGAGTCCCGCGCCAAGATGATGGCGACGAAGCCCATCATTCCTCCAGTTACCGACTGGAAAAAGTTCTACATCGCCATTGAAAGTGGCGATGTCAACGCGATGGAATGGAGTGTTGGCGTTCAGGCCGATCCCGATTCGGAATACAACCGCTGCACCTTGTTTCTCGTAGACGGGGACCGCTGGTACGAGGTGGAAGATCTCAGTTTGTGGAGTTGCGGCGGGCCGCACGAAGACGGCGAACTGTACCGTTCTTACGTTCTGCCGCGAGACAAGTTCCGCAAGATGTTGAAGACGGTGCCGTCCGACGACGCGAAGTTCGTGGTGGTCGGCCCCGGTCGCGCCAAACTGGTCGAAGTCGAAATCAAGTATCGCGAACGCAAACGATAACGTATACTGACGGCTGGAGGACAAAGCCATGACCCCGGCCGAACGCAAACAAAAGATCCGCGACCTTCAATGTCGCGCCGCCGATCTCTACCGGGAGGCCGGCGACCTTCGATGCGACTGCAACCACAACGTTCTGGTCAAAGAACCGGACGAATCCGGTCACTACGGCAGTGCCGAGTGCGAGGGTTGCGACGAAGACTTCGGGTGGTACTGTCACGCTTCCCCAGATCGTCGCTGTCACTACTGGTTCCAGATCGAAGGCGAACGCAAGTTCGTTACGCTTGTCGATGGGACTCAGCACGACGTACCGGCCGACACTGAGGAACCGTATTACGAAGATTGCATCTTCTGCGGACACCCCGACGAAAGAAAGTAGACGCAATTTCGGAGACTGGCTCTTTCCCAGTTTATACTGAGCGGGAACTTACTTTCTCGGAGCCAGCCATGAACAAGGAATCGATCTTGGAACGTGTCCGCACCCACCCGGCCGAGCCGTTAAAGGACGACGCCCTTTACGTCTTTCGGATCACGCAGTTCAAGGGTCTGCTCGACCTCGTTGAAGACACGATGAAAAAGAGCGGCAAGGATCTGCCGACCGTTCTCGGCGCGTTCGCCAAGAACCGGGAGATCGTCCTGAACAGCTTCCCCTACGTTGGGGATGCGTTCGATGTCCTCATCAAAGACTTTAGCTGAGGACAAGCCATGCGACGCGCCGTTTACTTGGGAATCGTGTCGGGTCTGTGCGTGGCGTGGACCCTTTTGATGATCGTCGCCGCAGGTTGGGCGAAGGATCACCCGGTCGCGGGTGTGTTCCCGATTGTGTTGCTCGTGATGGTCCCGATGGCCGTGGCGATCTACCTGATCCAGTCGGTTTACATCATGTACACACAACCGGAGTGGCACTTCTGGCCCTCGGTTGCGCGGTGCCAACTCTGTCAGAAGCGGATTTACGTCTGGCAGAACTACGAGCGGCGCGACATGAAGATGAAGGTGATGATGACCTGTACTTTGCCGGTGCAAGTCTGGGGCAGTTCCTTGTGCCACACGGCCTGTGAGGGACAGCCTGAAGGTGAAGTAACGGCGAGTCGGGAAGTGGTTACTCGTTCGGCGGCAGACGAGCGGTTCACTGACGAGGAAATGAAGCAGCCGCACGTTCAGCAGTACCTGTTGGATCGCGTGAACCGGGAAGACGCGGCGCGAGCGGCCGAAGAACGTCGAAGTGCCGAAATGCTCGCCGAAGCGGAGCAACAGGTGGATCGCGAGTACCCTGCAAAGGGCTGGCCCGTTCAGAAAGACTAAAATGTCTAAGCAGCAAGAGCGAGATGAGCAACTCGCTGAGTTGTGGCGGGTGTTAACAGAAACACACGAACCGAGCCACCGCGCACGGCGCAAGCCGGGTGAGGAAATATCCCACACAACTGCCAAAGTGGAAGAAAAAGGTCGCGAGGCCGAGTATCGCTATCACCACGAATGTGCAAGCCAAACAGACCTGAGCCGGGGGCAGGGCGTTGAAGGTCGGGTTGGTGCGGCAGCTATCGGGCTGCGGGGCGAGCAATCGCCTCAGTCTAATGGTGGCACTTGTTATACGCGACTCAAAGGTTACGGCCTTTGAGTCAGGCGTGTGGCATAGAACAGAATGGGAGTTACGGGTTCGTGGACGGTCGATTCGTCTAGTGGCGAAGACATCTGCATCACACGCAGAAAACAGGGGTTCGATTCCCTTATCGACTACTAACTACTCTGGAGTCTGATCATGGCGAGCTTCGCGGACGGGATCGGTCAGGGACTCGACGGGATATTCAAGGTCGGCGGGTGCATCATCATCTTCCTTTTGGGTCTGAGCGTTCTGTCGCTCGGCACTACGGCTTACCTGCTGTGGCGGTTCTGGGGTCAGTTGTTTTGAGTTGTGATCGGCGATTCGTTCAATGGTAGGACACCTGCCTGACGTGCAGAAGACGGGGGTTCGATTCCCTCATCGCCGACTTTGACCAGAGGTGTCTTATGCCCAGAAACTCCATCCTCGGTGAAGCTCTCGCCTGTTTCATCATGGCGGGTCTTATGCCGATCTTCATTCTCGTCTTTTTGACTGGCGGCATTCCAACTTTGGCTGTCGCCAGTCATCGCCGAGATTGACTAAGATTACGGTATGATCACCACCGTAATCTTCGACCTCGACGGCGTTCTCATCGACGCCAAGCCTTACCACTTCAAGGCTCTGAACGACGCTCTCCCAGAGCAATTCCGCATAACCGACATCGAACACCTGTCGGTTTACGATGGCTTGCCTACTCGCGACAAGCTGCTCAAGCTGTCTCAACTCAAATCCTTCCCACGCGATTGGCACCAAAAGACCATCGACGCGAAGAACAAGAACTTCTTCGCATACCTCGCGTCTTTGGCCCCGGACGCTCAGAAACAAGAACTGTTCGCCAAACTGACCGGCGACGGCTTTAGGATCGCCGTGGTCAGCAATTCCATCAGGCACACCATCGTTTCTGCCCTGAAGCGGCTAGGGCTGTACGAATATGTCTCGCACATTGTCTCGAACGAGGACATCGCGTCCCCGAAGCCGAACCCGCAACCGTACATGTCGGCGATGTTGTTTCTGGGGGTCGGGCCGCACGAAACGCTGATCGTTGAGGACTCTCCTGTGGGCCTCGAAGCGGCCTACAGATCCGGCGCACACGTTCTTCAAGTCGCTGATTCGACCGAGGTCACTTGGATCAACATCAACGCGGCGATCAAGAACGCCCGCCGCCGCGAGGTGTGGACCGACTACAAGATGAACGTGGTCGTTCCGATGGCCGGCAACGGGAAGAGGTTCGCCGAAGCGGGGTTCGTGGTCCCCAAGCCGCTGATCGAGATCAACGGCCAGCCGATGATCAAACTCGCGGTCAACTCGCTCAACGTGAAGGCCAATTTCTTCTTCTTGGCTCGGCGAGAACACATTCCCCAGTGTGTGTTCCTCGCCTACGATAACCCGGCTTCGCGGTTCGTTCCTGTGGACGGGCTGACCGAAGGCGCGGCGTGTACCGTGCTTCTGGCCGAGCGTTTCATCGACAACGACAAGCCGCTGCTCATCGCGAACTCGGATCAGTTCGTCGTTTACGATGCTCTCAGGTTCTTCTACACGGCGAAGGACTACGACGGGAGCATCCTGACCTTCCCGGCGAAAGAGAGCAAGTGGAGCTACGCGGCCGTGGAAGACGGGATCGTAACGCGGGTGGCCGAGAAGGAAGTGATTTCGCCTCACGCGACGGTGGGTGTCTACTTGTGGAACAAGGGCAGTGATTTCGTGAAGTACGCGAAGCAGATGATGGCGAAGGACGTTCGCGTGAACAACGAGTTCTACGTCTGCCCGGTTTTCAACGAGGCGATTGCGGACGGCAAGCGGTTCACGATCTTCCCGGTGGAGCAAATGATCGGTATGGGTACGCCAGAAGATTACGCAAAAGCTATGTACCCGTTGACCAAGTTGATGTAATATGATCGGGAACTGGAGGACCGATCATGCCGCCGTATCAGCAAGAAGACCGCCTTCGTCCCTTGATCTCGCGTCTGGTCGAGCCTGGACTCGTGCCGGCGATCCAGAAGTTCCACGACGACCACCTCGATGACATCCTCGCCAACCCCGGCAGCGGCCACAATCATCAGAACTGGTACGGCGGTTACTGCGACCACATCGTTCAGTGTCTGACGCTGGCCGAACAACAGTACAAAATGCTGTGCAAGTTCCATTCGGCCAAGTTCGGCAACGAGCGGAAGTTCGCTTCGTACACGCCCCCGTTCACGCTGGCGAGTGCTGCTCTCGTTCTCTACTTCCACGACGTGGAGAAGATCCCGAAGTACACCCGCACACCGCACATGTTCAACGACGCTCTGAAGTATAACCAAGAGATCTGGTACTACGGCGTTCTGCCAGAGTGGTACGGGATCATCTTTATGCCCAACGAACAGAACGCCCTGAAGTACGTTCACGGCGAACACGACCACTCGAAGACCGAGCGGAAGGCCAAGCCGCTGGCCGCATTCTGTCACTGCTGCGACATGATGTCATCGCGGATGTTCCACGACACCTACGAGTTGAGGGTTCCCAATGGCTCTGACGTGCTGCCTCAAGTGTGACAAGTGCTACGGCGAAAACAAACCGCGTTGTCCGCATTGCGGTGCGTACAACTTCTTCGCCGACAACGACACCCTCGGACCAGCCGTGGATGTACTGGTCGAGAAAGTCAAGCTCGATGCCAAACTCGCCGAACTTGCGGCGGTGCGGGCTGAGATTCTTGACCCCCTTCCATTTGCCGAGGAAATCTGATGAGAGACAAACCGTCGCGGCTCCGAGAGATGGCCGAGGAAGAACGGTCGGCCCGTGGGTTCGGGATCACCGTGGAACAACTTCGTCAGCAAAGGCGCGAACTCGGCCAGTTGTTGACGGGTCCATACGCCGGGTGTTCGCCGGATTTCGCCGATTTCATGGAGTCGAGCAAGAAAGTCTCGAAACTTCTTGCGCAATTTCGGAGACAGTGAAAGACGGCCCTTTTTCAGCGTATACTGATCACCGGAGGTAAGGCCATGAACTTCGTCGGTTTCCCAAGCATCGAGAGTTTTCATCACATCGTTCGTTACGCTGCGGCGTACCCGGACGCGATCAAGGCTCCCGTTCGTTACCGGGGCAAGGTGAAACTCCACGGCACGAACGCCGGCATCCGCGTCGTCAACGGCGAGGTGCAGGCTCAGTCCCGTAGCCAACTGATCACACCGCAGTCCGACAACGCCGGGTTCGCGCGGTGGGTGGACGGAAACAAGGACTTCTGGCCGGTTCTGAACGCGACCCTCCCCGACTGCACCGTCTTCGGCGAGTGGGCCGGGCCGGGCATCATGAAGGGTACGGCGATCAACCAAGCGGCCGGCAAATTCTTCGCCGTGTTCGCCATCTACACGCCGACCGAGATCATCGCCGACCCCGCCGAGATCGCGGCTCTGCTCCCTAACCGTCCGGCCGACGTTCACATTCTGCCGTGGTACGGGGAAGAGTTCGAGGTGGACTACTGCAACGAAGCCTCGATGCGTCGGACGGTGCCGAACCTGAACGCGGTGGTCGAGACGGTCGAGAAGTGCGACCCGTGGGCGAAGGAAGTTCTGGGCGTCGAAGGCGTCGGCGAGGGCGTGGTGTACTACCCGCAGACCCGCGACAGCGAGGTGTTCAAGACCCTCGTGTTCAAGGCGAAGGGCGAACAGCACCGCGTCGTCAAGGCGAAGGAAGCCGTGCAAATGGCTCCCGAAGTCGCCGAGAACATCACCGCGTTCGTGACGATGTTCGTCACCCCGGCGCGACTAGAACAGGGGCTGGCGGCGGTGGGCGGGCAAGCTCTCATGCCGAAGATGAAGGACTTCCTTCAGTGGATGATGGGGGACGTGGTCAAGGAAAGCAAGGCGGAACTGGAGGCTTCGGGCATGAAGTGGGAACAGGTCGATAAGGCCGTTCTCAAGGCGTGCCGCGAGTGGTTTATCCAGAAGAGTCGCACCGTCTAAGTACAAGAAGTACAACGACACCGAGATCGAGTTAAACCTGTTGTCCGAGCATTTGATGCTCGAAGTCATGATGATGGAGAAGAAATGACCGCCGAAGAGTTCAACGTGTTGTGTCAGGGGTTGATTACCTACAACCCCAACAACTTCCTCGAAAAGCTGTTCAAGACCGACAACGGGTGGTTCCCGTTCGGCGAGTTGGGCATCGCCTCGCCAGAGGCGATTCGGGTGACGTACATGCAGACGCCGTGGGCGAACTTGGCGGTGATCGTGTTCTTCCACATGTTCGAGGGCTACACCTACAGCAAGACGTACAAGATCACCGATCTGCCGTCCGTGCGGGACGGGTACGCGAAACTCAAGGAATCGTTGCCGGGCAACTCCGTCTGCCAGTGACGGGCGCGGGGTTCAACTCCCCGCGATTCCTTTTCGGGGCCGAAAGGCAGGGCGAGCGAAAGCTGTGACCTCTGGTGGGAGCCGCCAAAGACTGTCGCCTAGTCTGGGCTTGCCTCGTAGCAGGTGACTATAGAGCAAGATGGCAACTTGCGTGGCCGACCCCACCCCCGACAACTCTCTGGTATAATGTACAGGAAGTACACATTACCGTGAGGCAAACAATGGACGACATTCTCAAGGACATCGCAGCCCAACTCGCCGCCGACCCGAAGCAGGCGTTCGTTGAAGTCGATCAAGACGACTTCTTCACGCCTGCGGTCATGACCCGTATCGAAGACCAGTTCCCGAACTATGTGGCAAACACAGGTTCCGGTCGCGGGTCCGGGTCTTGGGTCCAACTCCTACCGAAAGACTGAGTCATGCTGTTCGCAAACGTGGTCGGCGATTTCATATTGATCTGTTTGGTATTCGCCCTCGTCGGCTTGTTCTGGCTTCTCTACCACATCGGTTACTGGCTGGCTTACCTGTGCGCCGGCAAACACGGACGCCGGTATATCAGGCGGAAACGCAAGGCCGAACAATTGAAGTTTGCGGAACAAGAACTCGCCAGTCTTCACGCGGCGACCGATGCTAAGACGGCTGAAGTCAACCGATTGAATGCCGAACTTGACGCCATCTGATACAATTCAGCATGGTTTACGACACGTTCATTTTCCTCAACGAGTTCGAGATCCTCGACATCCGCTTCCGCGAACTCGAAGACGTGGTTGACACGTTCGTGATCGTGGAGGCCGGCGAAACGCACAGCGGGAAACCCAAGCCGTTCTTCTTCGAGGAAAAGGCTCGGTGGTTCGCCCGCTGGCTTCACAAAGTCACTCACGTCAAGGTTCAGAAGATCCCTCCGGGCTATCCCGACAAGCCCATCGCTTACGCCCGCGAGCATTCACACCGCGATTGTACGATCCACGGCTTGGGCAACGTCAAGGCCGACGACTACGTCATGGTCGGTGACGTTGACGAGATCCCATCGGCGAACGCCGTTCTTCGCGCCAAAGAGTTGACCGACATGCAGGAGTCGGTGTGGTTCAACCAGCCGCTCTACTACTACTACTTGAACAACTTCATGTCGCCGATCTGGAACGGCACCCGGATGGTGAAGGGAAAGTTCTTTCAAGACAAAGAAAACACTGCTACTATGTGTAAGTCGGTTTGGACGCGGCCGGGGTGCGAGTTGAAGGACGCGGGGTGGCACTTTTCGTGGATGGGTAGTGCCGAGAAGTTGTCGTACAAGCTGTCGTCTTTCATGCACCAAGAATGGAACCAGCCGCAATACAATAATCTCGCCAACTTCCAAAAGAGCTTGGACACGGGCGACGATTTCTGGGGGCGGGCGCACAAGGGGACCATCGTGCCGCTCGACCAGATGCCCAAGTGTGTCCGTGACAATCCGTCGAGCTACGCGGCTCTACTCAAAGCGAAGTGGTGAATCATGACAGAGGTTAAAGACAAGCCCGCCGAGAAACCAATCGTCACTCTGGCCGAACTCTACGAGGACTACGGCAATCTGAGGAGCGATTTGTTCGAGTTGGTGGAACTTTTGCCGGACGGCGATCTCAAAGATCACATACTCGAAACCGACAAGAGGATTCTGAACATCATCGACGGCAAGGTGAACACGCCGTTGAAGTGCAGACACTGCGAGCAATCGGCCCAGTTTTGGGCTGAGAAGGCGAGGGAGAAGTGCTTGGAGATGGGGCTTGAGGAAGAACCGGACAACGTCATGTATGCGTTGAAGTGTTACATCGTACAGAACGCGGGGAGCCACCCGGTTTCATGAGCCGGGAAGGTGGGATGCGCAGCAGGGGCAACTCTGTACCACCCCCGCGACCAACACGGCAAAAAGCACGCGACATTCGCGTGCTTTTTGTCTATACTGGTTTTAACTTGCACACACAGGATTCCAACATGACCGGCTACACCCAAGAACTCGTTGATCGGAAGCTAGGATTCGAGGACTTCGCACTCCTCTGTAGTCGGGCCTTCGGCGCACTCGTCACCCTCCGCGACGAACCCCTTTCTGCACCGATCCCCCAAGAACTCAAGCCGAGCAACTACCACTTCAAGGAAATCGGCAAGGCGAAAGCCGCACTCCTCAAGCTCCGCGCGATCAAGACCAAGAAAGACCGCATCGTTTGGGGCCGCAAGCGGCTCAAGAAGGACATCGCGGCTTACACCGTACACCGCGACGAAGCGAAGTCGAAAGATACTACCGGCCAAATGCGTGCCGTTCTGATGAAGGTCGAGGCGTGGAAGCCGCCGCACCCCGACCATGCGGAGTTCAAGAAGTTCATGGTGCAACAACTGACCGACTCCATTGCGATGGAGGAACGGTCGGGCGACTTCTACGGCGACATGGTCACCAAGCTGGAAGGCACCGGCCCGCTCACCGCTTACGAGCAAGCACTCAAGAAGGCGAAGGACGATCTCGCCTACCACACGAAAGAGTGGAAGGAAGAGGTCGCCCGCACAAAGAGCCGGAACCTCTGGCTCGGTCGCCTGCGTCGTTCTCTGAAGAAGTGATCCGCCCTTAACTGGAGTTCTGTCATGTCTGTTCTCGAACGCATGCGCAAGGTTCGTAAGGTTCCCGATCACCTCCGTCAGTACCGCGATCCCGAAACCGGGTGGCTGTACATCCGCGACGGAGCGTACCTGATCACCTACTGGGCCAACGGGGAAGTCAAGTCCGTCGAGGTGGTCGGCAAGTGATCATCGAAGAAACCGGCAAGCATGTGCCGCTGTTTGCGGGGACCGGCGTACTGCGGTACTCCCGGCCCCCTGAATACGGCTTCAGGCTCGTGATGGAATGCGATCAGGCTATCGCCGACTACTACCGCGCCCTGATCCCCAAATACAAGAAACCCGCTCCGCAAAGATACGGCGCACACGTCTCGGTCGTCAGGAAGGAAATTCCCGACTTGGCGGCTTGGGGGCGGTACGAGGGCGAGCCGATTGAGTACATCTACACCGGCACCGTCTACTTCGGCCGGGTCTACTGTTGGCTGAACGTGTTCTGCACGCGGCTAGAGGAAGTGCGGCGCGAGTTGGGCCTCCCGGTAGCCAGTGAGTACACCCTGCCGCCGGAAGGCTTCACCAAGTGCTTCCACATGACAATTGGCAATTTTAAGGAACTGTGATGACACTTCCACCACTGCCGTATGCCGACTGGATCACGGCGATCCTCACCATCAGCTACATGCAGTTGATGGCGATGAGGAACGGGTGGGCGTGGCCGCTCGGCATCGCCACGCAGTTCCTCTGGATCTACATGAGCGTCTCGAAAGAGATGTACGGCATCGTGGTGCTTTCTCTGGTGTTGATGGCACAGTGTGCTTACGGCTGGTGGAACTGGAGCCGCCCGCCAGAGAAAGAACCCCTCGAAATGGGTGACCAATGAGATACCGAATCTTGATGGCCGTTTTGTTGGCGTCGGGTGTGGCAGGTTGGATCGCAATGATTCCCGCGCCGCCCTGTCAGAAAAACAAGTCGAATTCAGGGTTGTCAACCACGCGAAGGTTTGATACCTTCTTCTTGAAGCCTCTAACTGCGGACACCGTTCCGCTGCAACATGAAGTATTCAGACCGAATCCTGAAGGTCGGCGAGAAACGCTACCGAAGCCTTTCCGCGACCTTGTACCGCCACGACCTTGAGAACCTCGTCTTGTGTGGCGTTCCGGCCGACGAATACGCTCACGAGGCGTTGTTGGTACTCGAAGAGGCCGACAAAGAAACGAACTTGACCGAGGCGCGGGTGCTGGCGATCTTGGTGGACGTTTTCACCAAGATGTTCTCCCCGCCACGCGAAGACTACCGGCGAAACCGAATCGAGCGAGCTTCGGTCAGCCCGAAGTACGCGGCGGCGGCGAAGGAAGTCTTTGAGGAGTTGACATCGTGATCGTTGGTCCCGTAGCTCAGTTGGTAGAGCAGCGCACTATTTATTGAGTTAACTTGGGGATAAATAATGGTTATTTTTTAATTTTCGTAATATATAATTAAAATAATTAAAATAAAAGGATCAAATATGAAATCATTTAGAGAATGGGTTAAGAAAAATAAGAATGTAAATTTAAATGAAAATAGTAATGAAGCTGAAATCCAACAATTGGTAGGATTAATTGATGAACCGATGAAACAAATCTTGTCCATTCAAAAACAGTTTACTTTCAATCCACATGTTGCAAACACACCAGAGCAAAATAGCCAAATTCACCAAATTGCGAATCAAATTTCTCCCACCATTAAGAAACTGGGAAGTTCGGTGCTATCAGTCCATGAAAAAACAGGCTATGAGATGATGAAATTGGGAGATTCGTTGTTCAAAAGCGACTCAAATACAACACGAGCTATTTTGGAGTTTGCTCAAAAATGGGAACAGATAAAACAATTGGCATTATCTGCATCATCATCTGCAAAAAAATTGTTTAAAAGTAAATTCGGCAAATTCGGCGGATGAAATTTTTGATACCGTCGATCCACCCTTTGGAGAATCGAATGGATATCTGGAAGGACATTCCTGGGTATGAAGGCTTCTACCAAGTGAGCAATACGGGGAACGTTAGGAATGCGTAGGTCGAGGGTTCGACTCCCTCCGGGGCCACTTGAAGACAATCTGCGGTCTAATGTTCGAGGCGATGATTGCAATGGTGTTGGTAACCATTGCAATCATCGCCTCTTTTTTCTTGGGTATAATCTCACAGCCCACAACCGGAGGACAAAATGGCAGCTTACGAAGAACAAGATGAAGAATTGCCGCTCGACGGCCCGGACTCTTACGAGGATTCCCCGCCGCGCCCAGATCTTACGCCCGAAGAAGCGTTGAAGATCTACGAGAAGATCCGCGCCCTCGGCGGCACAGAACTCAACGAGAAGCTCGACGCCGCCATCAAAACCGACGCCGGTATGCGTCAGGGCATGTGGGGCGTTGCGGCTTCGTGGAACGGCACCGAGCTTCCCGAACACCTTTCCGAACAACTGACCTTTGAGTTCGGGGAGGGCTACCTCTACGCACGGAATCTCGTTTCGTTGCACGGCGAATGGATCGAACTGGGCGTGCTGACCGGCTATCTTCCCGACTCCATCATCCTCAAGGACTTCGATTTCTCGATGGAAGGCAAGGCGAAGGAAGTGGGCATCGATTTCGAGAAACTGTGTGACGACATCGCGGAATTGTTCGTCGGCATCGACAAGGATTGCGGCGGCAACAGATTGTTCGTGTTCCGTGACGGGCTGGAAGAGGGCCGCTGGTGTGACATCATGCGGGTGACGGGAGCCGGCAGCGTGTACGGCGACTGGGGACGGGGTCGCGGCTGGCGCGGTATTCCGGCCGAAGGTCTGGCCGGGGAGAACCTGAAAGAGATCCTCAACATCGAAGACCTCGATAACCCCGTCATTCAATTCACACCGCCAGACAACCCCGAAAACTCCAACTCAGGGAACGAGTAATGGCTCAAGGCCGAAGGGTTAGTCCGACAGGGTGTGCTATTGTCATCCTGTTCTGGCCGTTTTTGATCTGGTGGGCCTTGATCGACATGTCGATCAAGGCCGTCTGGGGTGACAAGCGAGTTGTCGCCCCGCCAACAAAGGCTCAAGTTCAAGACGTAGCCAAAGCCTATCGAGATGCTAAAAAGCTCATCGAGATAAGGCTGAAGGTGTTGAGGAGAGAAGATGGAAAGCGTGGTGATCAGGGACATCGTGGACTTCCTCAAGAAACACATGAAGCTGGAAGTCAAAAAGAAGACGTTTGACATGGTGTGTTACGAAGAAACGCTGGTTGTCAAAATCGGCGAAGAGGTTATTACCGAAGTGTGTTTGAGACAGGAGACATTGCCGGACTGGGGCTAAATAGCTGTATGCCTCACACATTCCTCGAATACGTCGGCCAGCGAACCGAGAGCTACTTGATTCACACGGCCCAGAAGATCAAGCACGGTCCCGATTACGGGTACTTGTACTGGAACGAAGAGAAGAAAAAGGTTCACTGGACTGCGGCAGACGGCGACGGGTTCGATCCGAGGGACGAACACCCGTTGACATCGCTGAAGGAAATCAAGAAGATGTTCGCCAGCATCCCCGGCGTCAAGGACGTGGAGATCGGCGACGAGTGGTCGCCGAAGGGCGACGGGTGGCAACGGATTGACTACAAGAGGAAGTGATGAAAAACACCGTTCGCGAAACCAAGTTGGAAGACTTGGTTCGCCTCGATGAAAAGATCCTCGCCAACATGCTCAAGGACGCGAACATGGACCTCAAGATGGATCGTGTCGCCGACAAGATCGAAGAGGGCGTCGTGATGACCGCTGAAATGGCTTCACTGGCGAAGATCGCCTGCTACGCGATGGCGGTCGAACTGCGGCTCAAGACTTTTTCTGCGCCTGCTCACGTTGTTTGACCCATTCGGCGAACGATTTCTTCTGTTCGCCGACCGTGACGGTTTCGCCGCCGGTGTCGAGCGCGAATTTGATGCCCTTCTTCTTTTTCTTCTTGCAGTTTTCTGCGAGTGGTTTCTTATTCATGGAGGTATGTATGCTCCACTGGCCGATTAAAGCTCGCGAGAATACGGCCCATTACGGCGTCGGTGTCAACTCGGCGAGAACGCACGTTCTGGTGCAGTTGGGCGAGGACGTACACTACCCGGAAGACGACCACGTTCAGATCCGAGTTCCGTTGACGCGGGAGGAGGCTTTGAATATGATCGAGCTACTTCAAAGATCTATCGCGGGACTTTCCACCGAAGACCAACAGGACATGTCCCGCGTTCCTGGGTTCGACGGCTAAACGCAAAGGGGCAAAATGGGGGTCGATTTCTTTCTCTGCGACTATTGCAGTGACTCGATCTGTGACTGCGGGTCGTGGGAGCGGTGCAACGAGCATTGCGGTCGCCGCTGGTGCGACATGAAGTGCGCCGCAGCGGACGGCTATCGACAAGATGACGATTGGCCGGAAGACGGCAGTTGCAAGTATTGTCGAGACGAAGACGCGACGGACAGACAACTCCTGTACTTCCTCATGAGGTGGTATGGAACCAATTTGAAGAAGGCCAAGAAGCTGTACGTCGAACATGGCGGCGTCGTGCCGAAAGGGAAGAATGCCAAAAAAGCAAAGCCTCGATCACGAAAAGAAGTACATCCAGTTTCTGGAGAAGAGGCTGGCGAGTGCGAACTACAAGGCGAACGTGACGCCGGAAGAGTACCAGAAAACGAAGGACAAACTGGCGAAGGCGCGGCTGAAGCTCAAACTACTGAGGTAAAGTGAACACGAACTTGAACGACGTAGTTCCCAGGCAGTTGTTCGTAAAGGGCGACTTCAAATCAGCGGCCGGCTTGACCTTACCCTGGAAGGTCGAGTGCGACTCCCTGAACGAATGGGACTGGGACACTCTGGCGTTGATGGCTCTGCCGTTGCTGCCGCCCTTCGGCCGTGTCGAGGCGGTGATGAACGGGGGTTTGAATTTCGGCTCTTGTTTGATGCGGCACCGGACGCCCTCGTAAACGGCCACAAAATAAGTTGTCCACAATGTGGCAGAAATCGTGCAGGCAACAAGCTATGGAGAGGCACAGGCAATATCAGCGGCAAGTTTTGGAGTAGCATCCGTTGGAGTGCGAAAGTTCGTAACTTGGTTTTTGCTATTGAGCCTCGATACGCTTGGGATCTTTTTGAGAAACAAGATCGCAAATGCGTTTTGACTGGCGAGCCTATTGAGATCCATCGATACGGTGAAGTCACTGCTTCGTTAGATCGTATCCGTTCTGACGAAGGCTATGTTGCGGGAAATGTGCAATGGGTTCACAAACGTATCAACTGGATGAAAAGCGACATGTCAGAAAAGGATTTCATTGATTGGTGTAAGAAAGTGACCTTGAAATCGGCAGGTTTGTAATCGAGATCAAGGGGTTCAACAAGTTCAGCTTCCGCAAGGACAAGTCCACATGATCGTCACGCTCGAAGACTTCGAGATGGACATCGCCAACTTCGTCGGCCACCGTCGCCAAGAGGAGGCCGAGAAGAAGGGACTGCCGGACAAACACGGCTTCGAGGGCGGCACCGCAGAGGGGACTCACATCCACTGCTGCGGTGCCGTCGCCGAGTTTGCGGTGGGCAAAGCACTTGACATCCACTGGGGCGGCTCAGTCAACACGTTCAAACGCGGCGGCGACGTGGGCCACTTCCAAGTCCGCTACCGCAGTCAAGAACATTACCAACTCATTGTCCGCGCCGACGACCGGGACGAAGACATCTTCATCTTGGTTCGCGGCACGCCCCCGACGCTCGACGTGGTGGGCTGGCTCACGGGCAAAGACGCCAAGAACCCCGAATGGGTACGCAGGTACGGCGGCAGACCCCCGGCCTTCTTCGTGCCGGACGACCAGTTGAAGCCGACCGTGGACCTTCTGAAACAGTACCTCAAAGACAAGTTCGCGAGAGTACGGGAATGCAAGTCGTCAACGTGAGCGTGTACGGCGGCGTCGAGAAGGCCAAAAAGAAGGGCGTCATCTACTGCGGCCGTCCTTCGACCCTCGGCAACCCGTACCCACTGAAGAACGAGGCCGACCGCGCCGCAGTTCTCGAACAGTATCGCGAGTGGTTGCTGTTTATGGTGGCCGACAACGACGAGCCGGTGATGGACGCCCTTCGCGAATTGAACGAAGACAGCGTACTGGGCTGCTGGTGCAAGCCGCATCATGTGGCAACCGGGTTATGTCACTGCGAGATCATTATCGAGGTGTGGAAGGATCTGAAAGCTCGGTCTGTGATCTAGATAAGGCATGCGATTCAAAGAGTGGCTTCTTGCCGAAGACATCCAGATTTACGGCGGCGACGACGACAGCGAAGCCGCGAGCGGTGCCGCTTACGTTATGGACGACGCCGGTCTGCGATGGACCCGTGACAAGAGTTTGTTGTTGGTTGCGGTGGACGGCAAGCGTGGGGAGGACTTCGACGGGAGCGACGTGGTCGGATGCGTCGTCTACAGTTGGGGTCCAGACCATGAGTCCGAGGACCGCGATCACTACGTTTTCGATTTCGACACAGCCGTAAGACGCGACTATCAGGCGAAACCCATGTTGCGTGTCGGCCCGCGATTGATTGACGCCGCAATTGCGTACTACCGCAGCTTGGCCTCCGAAGTTGACAGTTCCGAGATCAGAGTGTACGCCGTGAACCCGAACATCGTCAAGTTCTTGACCGGCCCGCGTTACGGGTTCAGGGTGGAAGAGGAACTTCAGGGAGGGAAGGCGATTTTGTCTTGGCGCAGATAGATAATGTCATGCGTGTCTTGCGAATTCTCTTCTTGGTTTTGATCCCCGCATGTTGCCTGACGCTGCCGATCCAGCGTCCAGTCCCGCCTAGTTCGACCACAGTAAAACGATCTGCTCAGACCCCGTTCAAAGAGGTGACACGCCGGTGTGTCGTTTCCGGTCGGTTCGTGGGTTTCCACGACAGCTTCATCTACGTTGAAAGTCCCAAAGAGGGGCTGGTGCGGGTGAAGGTTTCGCCTAAGACGCGGATCTTGTTTCACAACTACACGACGCACGAGCGGCTGGAAGCGACCAGCGTCAAAGAGGTGATTTTGAAGTTGCCAGACGCGGTGACGATTGGCGTTAACGGGATGGCGGAAGACGTGATCTTTGCGGTTACTGAAGACTGAGGGGGCGTCAATTTGACGCCCCCCTTGTCGTTTACCATCCGAACCGCCCGAACTGGTACTGATACTGGAATCCGAACTGGTTGTATCGGAACCGGAACGTTTCGGAGAAACCGAACGCCACTGGCGGGTAGGGATACAGGAACGGCTGGACGTAGGGACGCGGCAGCACGACCGGCGGCGCGACGAACGGACGCCCGAACGGGTAGGCCGGGCCGGGGACCAGAACGGGTTGTACAACGACCACCGGCGGGCGACGATTGGGTTGTGCCTGTGCGGTCGATGCGAACAGGCAGAGGGCGGCGGCGATAGCTAATAGTGTCTTCATTTCTTTTCCTTTGTTTGGGTCTTACAGGGCTAATGAAGTTTAGTGTGCAATTTGCGCGGAGTTGGCCTAAATAACCGCATGAAGACTTTCTTGCAACTTCACGAAAACGCTCTCCGCTTCAACGAGTCGGTGATCGATGACGCTTGTGTCAAAAGCTTCAAGAAGAAGCTGGACGAGATCAAGAAGATGATCGCAGAGTGTCCCGATCCCAAAGCGAAGCAGACCATGCAGAGCTACTACTACTCCTTCTACGCTGGCGTGCGTAACGCGCTCATGCAGAGCAAATACGCGGAGGTGTGGCCGGAAGAAAACCCTACATGGTGAGCGGCATCTCTTCGTACCCACTCATGCCGCTGACCGCTTATAAGTCAGCGTACTGATGGCTGATGTCGCTCGGCAGATCGCAACTCACTACAACATCCCGTCAAATCCGTCCCTCGGCGTAGTCATCGGGACGTTCGGGACGCCGGGGTTTGTGCATCTGCATCTGGAAGCAATGAAGCGTTACAACCCCGGTGTTCGGGTTCTGGTGTCGGACGACGCGAGTGGTCGCCCGGAGTTCGAGGGGTTGTGTCGTGAATACGGGGCCGAATTCGTCACCAACCCTCGCCGTCTGGGACACATCCCCGGCGATCTTTCCGCCATGTACAACGGCCTGCGTTGGGCCAGATCTAACGGTTTCGACCTTCTGGTCAAGTTCTCTCGTCGTTGGCTCCCTCACAAAGAGTGGACCGACGATTTCAAAAACCTAGCAGTCAGAACTCAACACCACACTTTCAGCAGCAAGTGCAGTTGGAGCGGTTTTTCGTTCAGGAGCGAGTCGCTCGGCATGTCGGCCGTCGCTTGGCACCCGTTCGTTTACGAGCTTGAAAAAGTTGTCCAAGATGCTGCTTCACCCAACTGGGTCGAGTATTGGTTGCACGACCGGGCGATCAACATGCAGGCCAATTTTCCCGCCTACCAGTACGAATCGCCCGCCAAAGGCTATGTCGAATGGGAGGCGATGTTCGGCAACCGAAGTCGCAAAGTGAACCCGCCCGGTGTTTTTTGGCACAACGCTACTCGTACAGAAGAGTACGTCGCGTTGGCGCGTTCGTGGGGTTTGCCGACCGATGACAATTACTTCACCTACCAACTGGAACAGGACAAACACGATGATTGAGCAAGATCACTGGGCCGTGTTCGTCTTTTATTCTTCACACACTGAGCAGGGTAAAGCCGGTTCGGTCACACAGGCACAGAACCAGCTTCACGGCCTTTTGGCCGAGTGCGATCCGGGGTACGCCACGGGAATGATCGTCCAGATGAAAGAGGGGGACGGGTTTCCGCCGCACGCGGCTCCAGAAGATCGCAAGGGTTATTTCGCCCTGTCGGAAGACGGGTCGATGAGGATGATTTCGCGGGAAGAGGTTTACAAGCTGGCGTTGTCGGCTTATAGTGTCAGGGCTGGTAAGTTACCCAACTGATTACTTTAACCCCCGCAGAAAGCCATGAAAGAAAAGTTCCAGATGCTGGCCCGCGTCCTCACCGCGATGACCGACGGCAAGGCCACCGCGAAGGACAAGGCCAAGTTCCGCGAAGACCTGATCGCCACGTCCGGCGACACCAACAAGGACGGCACCGCGAAGACCTACGCGGACTATGACGCGGACGAACGCGGCGAGATCGATGAGGTGGTGGACGCCCTGTTCGGCCTCGGCGACGTGATCGACACCGTCTACGAAGCCCGCGCCCGGCTGACTTTCAAGTTCTTCACCGCGCTCAAGAAGGCCGGCTTCGATGAGAAGTCCGCTCTGCTCATCACCGCGCACCAGCAGAACGTCACGATGACCGACAGCAACTGATCGGGACGCGACGGCCATGAAGTTCTCACTCATCTCCTGCGGCAAGCCGACCACGCCGGTTCCCGGCGTGGACGGTCAATACATCGCGTACTGCCCCCGTTGCGACGACAGCGAACTCTTCGCAACGCGGGGCGGTTTCACCGGCGTCGAACACTGCTACGGCTGCGGCTTGGAAAAGGAAGTACGCGGCCTCAAGCAACGCGACATCGACGGCCTGATTCTTTCTTCTTGGAGCCACTGGCAGAGATGGCCCCTCTTGCCTTATAATTGGCACGAGAAGACCGAGGAAGAGAAGATGAAGATTCTCTTCCCCAAGAGGGCCAAGACATGATAAGCCGTCTTACGGCGATGATTATCGCCTCTCGCGACGACATCCACTGCACCAGTGCCGGTCCCGTCGATGGTAAGTACCTCGGCTGGATCACACTCGGTGCAGATGATCGTTTTCGGCCGCTGTTGAACACCGAGCCGCATTACGCCTCGGCACAGGAAGCGGTCGCCGCGATGGAGGCCATCGTCAAAGAGATCCGCGACAAAGAGTCGAAACCCAAGTGCGAAGAATGCGGCGGGAGCGGTTACGGGATCTACGGACAGCCCGGCGACACGCCCTGCGCCGCGTGCAACTCGTGAGGCGAACGTGGGCAACACCAAGAAGCTCGAAGCGATCACAATGAGTCCGGCCGTCATCGAGGCCATCAACGAAGAACTCGCATACCAAGCGACCCTACCCGGCAGTGGTCGCGCTGATGCGAACGATCACGGCGTGGCGGGCCAACTCGTCACCCTTCAGGTCTACACGGCCGAAGCGATGGTGGCGTGGACGAAAACGGCCGGGGACGAAAAGGCTCTGGGCGCACTGAGGAAAGTGGCGGCGATTGCGATTCGCGCTCTCGAACAACACGGATGCCCGCGACGAAATCAGTAATCTTGGTCTATACTGACGCCTCGTCGGTTACTCCAAGAGGAACGGGAAATGAACGCTTTCTTAGACTGGGTTCTGCCGATGAACTGCAACTGGTTCATCCTGTGGTGCATTCTGGCGGTGGTCGCGACGATCCTCGCTTGGTGCTGGACCGCGAGCGACAACACGACTTCTGAGTTGGTCAACGGGGTGCGTGTCGAACACTACCACGGCGTCTACGCCTTCTCGAAGGGTGTCTTCTCGCTGGCGGTGACGGTGATCGCCCTGAGCGTGTTCGTCTGGCTGATCTACTCCGCGAGCCGCGACCTCGAAGTCGAACACGAGGAGAGGATCGAGATCAAGCCGGTGAAGTACCCGGACGGCAAGGTCGTCCAGATGTTCACCTGCAACGACAAGAACTACAACTGCAACTCGCTCTACTCGTGTTCGCCGCCGGAAGGCAGTTACATTCGGCGTGTGGTTTACAAGAAGGTGTACGTCGGCGTATACTGGCCTGCGAACCGGGTCAACCGCCGGTCGAGCAACGACGACGCCTTCTTCCTTGTGACGCCCAATGGGGTAGACAAGAAGGCCGATAAAATGGAACCAGCCACTAACTAAGCAGAAGAACCTCGAACCGCCAGCAAACGGGAGAACCGCCGCCATGCTCGTCCTCTGAGTGATTTCTGAAACATCACAATCACTTAGAGGGGCGTGCGCACGCACGTCAGCGGTCATGGCACAATCATTCACGATGCGGTTCGCGTTCTTTTTTCCAGAACGTAGCAAAGGTATTTTCTGGAGCGGCCCGTATCAGGTTTACGCGAAGACGGTCAACGAGGCGAAGGACATCCTGACGGACGCGGTTCTGAAAGAGACGCGGCGCGAAGACGGCCCGCTCTACCAGATCAGCCTCCTCGAATGCGAGAACCGGCTGAACCCCGGCCGCAACGAAGAACACTACTGTTGCATCAACATCGGCATCGCCGAAGAGATCCACAAGCGTGCGGTGTTCCGCGAGCAGTTCGAGTGGAAGAAATACCTCGAAAAGAGGTTCCCGAAGGGCGTACCCAAGATCAGGAGCTTGGACGCCGAATGGGACTGGGGCGATGGAGATCTGTGATGTCGCTTTACAGAACGTATACTGGCGCGGCGAACGAAGAACAGGCACTGCAAAGGACTTTCGCTCGGCGAGCCTACGCGATTTGGCTCGCCGAGGGCAAACCGCTTGGCAAGGAAGAAGAACACATGCGGCGAGCCAAAGAGGAATACGCGGAAGCTCAGGAAGCGATCCGGCTCAGAGAACTCGAAGAATCGAAAAAACGGAGATAGTCATGTTGTAGGTTAACGATTGTCGCGAGGTGGTTTTCCACTTCAACAAGGCCAGCATCCAAGACCCCACGGTTCCGCCGTGGGTCGTCAAGGCGAAGGGCCAGACGTATTACGTCATGCACGTTACCGCGTCGGCCCCGTGGTCTACGAAGGAAACCCCCGACAACGCCCACACGAAGGGCAGCATCAAGTTCAAGAACGTGGACGTGGTCATTGACGACGAGAACTGCGCCGAGATCACCCCTGCGAAAGATTCGTCATGAAAGCCTTCAAATACGTCTTGTTGGTCTTGTTTGTCTTGTCCGTCTTCACAGGGATGATTTTGGTTGTGCGGCAAGACAGCGTGAGACGATGGGACGCATACTACGAGAGACGAAATCAAGCAGTTCAACAGGCTTACGACGAAGGTCGGGCCGCTGCTTCGCAGGGCATTCCTGTGCAAGCATGCCCATACGGGACCAACAAAGCACACTCTGCCGAAGGCTGGAAACGCGGATGGATTGATGCTACTCAGTCGAAAGGTAAATAGTCATGGGCGTCCATCGTAAAAGGCCAAGTGGCGAGCCGCGTCGGGCGTACTATCCGTCCGGCCCGTGGATCGACGGCATCAAGCCGCCGGGGTACGACGACCACCGGCCGGGCGTGGCGATTCCCGAACCGCCACCCCCGCCTTTGGGCAACCCCGACCCTGACAACTACCAGATCGTGAAGGCCGAAGAACACGGCAAGTGGTTGATCCTTCAGATGAAATACCCGGACTGCACGAATTTTGAAGGGCAGAAGATCCTCGTCTTCAAAGACACGACGTTGATCGAGTTGGTCAACCAGAAGTTGATCGACCCGCACTTCTTCAACGACAAGAAGTTCAAGTCCCCGGTCGCGCGGTTCGTGCCGACTGACGAAGGGTGGGCAATGGCTCAGATCTTCGTGAACGCGATGATCGCCAAAGCTGACAGCAAGGTTTCAGGAGCGACCAAGCGATGACCCGCAAGGAACTTCAAGACATCGCCACGTCGTTACTGATGCGGCGAAACTTCATCGAGACTGGTACGGTCACGATGTCGGCGAACGACGCCGTGGCAGCGAAGAAACACAATCTGATCAAGGCTCTGGAGCCTCAGCAGAAAGAAACGATCCGGCGGCTGGAAAGTCTTCATGCAAAATTCCAGCGTGCGGCCTTTGAAAAGCCGGACGACGAAGATACAATGCCTTGATGATCACCATCAATGCTGTTGTTAATGACGGACCAGTCCGACTCAGTGAACCGCAGTCCGTCGAAGTTTATGTGGGGGCAATGGAGTCTTACGAGGTTTTCCATCTGGGCGGCGTGCGTTGGAAATTCCCGACCGGGATGGTCGAAGACCTTTTGACGGAATTCAAAAAGAAACGCGCCGAAGAGGATACATAATAGTTGACTGGCTTAGGTGCCTAAGACAACTCGTGCCGCCTTCGGGCGACTCTGCGGTTCTGGTGGTTTCGACTACCGCTCACGCGGAACGGCATTATACGATTGTCACCATCGAGCCGTCACTTGCGACCATGATGTAGCGGTAGCCTAGAACTTTGCCAAAGTTCATGTCCGGGTTCGACTCCCGGTGGTCGCTCTCAACCCCCGGTAACACGGGGGTTTTCTTTTTGGAGGTCGTCAATGAACATCGCCAAAGCAACCAAAGCGTTCGAGATCATTTCCAAGTACGACAAGAAGGGCGAGATCGGCGTCGGCCACGACGTGCTGTACGCCGGTGGCGGGAAGAAAGCAGAACCAGAGAAGATGGAGAAAGCCGATCTTGAGGCTCTTGAAAAGCTCGGCTGGATGTGGAGCGAAGAAAGTTATTCTTGGTTTTGTTTTGTGTGAACCACGCTCTACTACGCGCATGGAAAAACAAACATGCAGTTCGCACCCTGCTGCCAAAAAGTGCAAATCCGCTTCCTCCCCCAACTGGGGCCGTCAGGGGCAGTGGGTGAAGTATGCCGCTCACGAGAAGTGCTGCAACCAGAAGGATGACGGGATGACACACGGGCCGGACGACCACTACGTCCACGGCCGCAGCGAGTACGATCTCCCGCTTACCGGGGGATTGTGTGGCGTCGGGATCGGCGGCAAACGCAAGCTCGCCAAGTACGCCTCTTCGATGGACAACTGGGCCGAAGCCTATATCGAGTCCGAACTCGCACACGTCGAAGAGTTGCGGAAACTGGGCGAGCGGTTCGTGGCACTCGACGGCGCGTACCGGGCCAGACTGAGGAAGACCGAGAACGAGTACGCCGAAGCTCTCGAACAGGGTTTCGAGGAAGCTTACGCGGTCGTCGTAGAAGTTCAGGCCGAACTGAAGAAGGTCAAGGACGAGCTTGTGCGGTGCTACGAGGTGATGTCGCGGTGTTGCCCCGGCGAACTGCCGAAGCAAGACGCGGGTGTTGAGAAGGACGAGTGGCCGAGCATCAAGGAAGCCGGTTGTTGCAACCGCAAGCAAGTTCGAGTAGCATGAATAAATAGTGCCGATGGCTTGGCACATGGCCCGTCCGCTGGTGCGGCGTTGAGGTTTCGACCCTCGACCGAGCAGTCCGATTCTGCTATGGGTCTTTATGGGACTTTTCAAACACAGGGTCTGGGACCGTTCAAAGCAGACGTACTTCATCTTGCGCCGGGGTACGCCCTGGAAGGTCATGGACATGAAGGGCGAACGCACGGTTGCTGACTACCCGGCGTTCCTTTACAATGGTCTGTTGGAAGAACGTGTCTGTTTCGCCGCGAGCGACGAGGCAGTTGTCGAGATCATGAAGAAGCACGCCGAGGGGAAGTTCCCGTGAAAGCGAACGAACGCAAGATGCACGTCGAGCTTAACAAGCGATGGCTGTCCGAGGACAACCGCCTGCCCCGGTGGAACCATCTGAGGGACCGCTGTGGGTTGGAGCCGCTGACGCTCGAACAGGCCGCTGAACTGATGGCGGTCAACAAGCAAGTCGATAAGGACATCAGGGAATACTTGGAGGGTTGATGAAGAAGTACGTTGCCGTTTTGAAAGAAGGCAGTGACACGTCAAAGTTTCAAGCGGCAGTTGAAGAGATGGGCGGGGTGGTCCGCGATGCGAACGTCAAATACATCTTGGTCGAACTCCCCGGCGCGGCCGGCGACTTGAAGAAGCTCCGAGCGATTCCCGAAGTGAGAATCGCCGATACCGTCAAATACGCCAAACCAGCGGGGAGTTGAAGCATGTGGGCTTACAAAGCGGATACGACCGTCTACGTTGAGGAAAGCTGGTACGACATCCTGTTTCAAGGGTTCATCGCTTTCTGGTTCGCTTTTTGGATCTTGATCGTTGCCGTTTTGTTCTCGCCGTTTGGAGCGGCGTGGGCGGCATACCGTCAATACAGGTACTCAAACTGCCCGCTGCCCGAAACCGAAGTTCGCGAGCGAGCGCATTTGGGGTAACGCGAGGGCTGTGACGTGAACGAAGATTTCGATTCTTTCGTGGTCTACTACGTCGCTTGGCACGAAGGCGAGTTCAACCTCCAGACCATGAAGAAGATGGTGCTGGATGACATCGGCCAAGAGGGTCTGACGAACGCTCTGATCGTTTTCAGAGCCAAGCGTTTGGAGCGTGAGTCGAGGGGCGACTACCGCACATTGTTCCAAGCAATGCAGGCGTCACCATGAAGCCCGGCAAGTACATCTGGAAGGCCAAGCACCACGCGGTCATTCACAACGGCAACGAGTACAAATTGTTCTCGCCCGCGCCACGCATCTTCTCTTCGAGCGTATACGACATCAACTCCTACTCGGACTTTGAGTACGGGATCAACTCGCGGTTGGTCCTGAGAATGAACAGATTCTTTGTCACGGTTGACGACCGCCATCTTCAAAAATGGGTGTGCGGCGGCTCGGTCGCTTATCCGACAGGATGGAACGGTGACGCGAACGGGGTGTATTTCGGCGGAAGGGTGAACTGATGAAGTGGGAAGTTTCAATTCCGCCGCCGTCCGCAGCGAGGATGGCGGGAACCGGGAAGCTGTTTGTCCAGGTGTCTGACGGGTGGTGTGCGCACCGACCCGAACAACTCTTCTTCGCCCCCGAACACACGACCGTCCAGTTCGACGTGGGCGACGATTACGAGTGGATCGGTGCGAGGACGACGATGGACGGGCCGAACTTCACGGTTTGGATCGAATACAATAACTCAACTGGCAGTCGCCAAGAGAAGATCAGGCTCGTGCCTGGGAAGGTGGAATAATGGGTCAAAAGCAACTGACACGCGAACAGATCATCAACAGGATCATCGGTTTCGATTTCTTGGAGTGGTACGAGCGGCTTCTCGACATCAAGGCCGTAATTGATCTTCCAAAACCAAAGAACGGCGTGTATCATCAAGGTCCAGTGACAAAGCCCAAACCGGCTTCGATCTTTGAAACGGGAACTGTCGGATTCGCTCCGACCGATGAACCACGTCGAAAGTACCGGCACAGGTTCGATTCCGTGTCAACGGAAAGCGAATTCGGGGACACGAATGAGTGGAACAAGCGGTCGAAAGCGAAAAAACTTGGAAAAGGCTGAACCTTTGGCGTACTAGATACGTCAAAGTTGTGGTCACACCTGCGGGCAGGTTTTGTCCCTCCCGCATCGAAGCCCCTGCCAGCGGTCTGGCTCTATCCCTCCGAAGGATGGTTGCGAAAGTCCGACTCTTTCCAGGGGTATTTTGTACCTCCGAAGCAATTTTTGCTTCGGAGGTACTCGTTTACAGGTATGAAAACATGCCACAAATGTTGCAAGTGCAAAGAACTTGAACAGTTCCCGATCAACCGTAGTCGCAAAGATGGTCGTAGTGAAACTTGTTTACTCTGTAAACGAGAGTACAATCGTATCCACTACAAAAACAATCGCTCTTATTACATGGACAAGGCTCAAGCGGCAAGAGATCGTTTGAAGGAGGCTTTTCGTCAATTGAAAAGCGAGATGAAATGCAGTCGTTGTCCAGAGACTCATGTTGCGGCTTTGCAATTCCATCATACCGATCCTTCTAAGAAGGAATTCTCCATTTCGATGGCGGTACAATCCAATTGGTCAAAAGACAGAATCATGAATGAGATTGCTAAGTGTGAAGTTTTGTGCGCCAATTGCCACCTCAAACATCATTGGAGCGAACGGCATGCTTCCGACCTCCCGATGGAAGTTACGGCAAACGCTCATCAAGGTGTACCAGAGCAAGATCGAACACCTTGAGGGCGGCATACGTTCGGCTCTGGGGATCGTCGGGGATCTGATCGACGCATCCGACTACGAAGGCGCGGCGAGCATTCAAGTCGTAATCGCCCAAGACGAGCAAACGCTCGCCGAGTTGAGAGAAAAACTTGAACTCGTCAGTGACGAGGACGAGTTCAACAAAATGGCAGACCACTTTGAGGGTGAAGTGGAAGAGGAACCGTTCCTCGAATAGAATTGGTCATGAGCAAACGCAAGCGAGCGACGAAGATGATCGGCAAGACGATGCGACTGGGCATCGTCGGCGATTGCCTCATCACTGGCGTCGAAGAGATCACCTACAGCAAGAAACGCTCTCCGTTCGAGGTTTGGGGCGGTCGGCGTGACGCCAAGACGGAACTCTGTTATACCGTCGAGCCGCTCGCGGAGATCCAAGATCATTTGAAGAACCCGTTTTACGGCTACCGCGAGAAGACTGGTGACTTCTTGGTCCGAGTTGTGGACCGCATCTACTACGAGGCCAAAGTCCATGAAGATTATCCACAGTGACCAGTCGATCCCCGACGACCTCGGCCCCTCGATCTTTCTGGCCGGGCCGACGCCGCGCCTCGAAAAGCCTGTTCCTTCTTGGCGTCCAGACGCACTAAAGGTGCTGCTCGACAAGGGCTTCGACGGCACAGTCTTGATTCCAGAATACAGTGCGTTCTCGCCGCTCAGGGATTACGACGCTCAGGTGGAGTGGGAGTGGAAAGGTTTGCACAACGCGAGCGTGATCGCGTTCTGGGTGCCGCGAAACCTCGACACGCTGCCCGGATTCACGACGAACTACGAGTTCGGGTTCTACATCAACAAACGGCCGATTGTGTACGGTCGGCCGGAAGGGTCCGCGAAGAACAGGTACGGCGACTGGTTGTACGGAAAGGTGTTGGGCAAGCAACCGTGCCTGACCCTCGAAGACACCATGCTCGCCGCAATGAAACTCTGCCGGTCAGGTGAGCCGTCCTGTGGGAATGGGTGACGATGTCGGCTATGGCCCCGTGCAAGCCGTTGCGGGTAATACAGTCGTCACCAACCAGTGGAGTTTTTCGTGCTGTCGTACACGCTGCACCGCTCGCAGAGGTTCGAGATGAAGGTCGTCGGAAAGACAACTCAGGATCTCCGAAAAGCGTATGAGTCGGAGTCCGAAGAGTACAAGGCATTTGCATTCGGTTTCGCCGCAGGCCAAGCTGAGAAGGTACACCTCGGCGTGTGCAAAGCGGCAATGTTCCGGCCGGGGCCGGAACACATGGAATGGTACTTGCCGCTTGTCGAGAAGGCCGCTATTGCTTACGGTTTGCACGTCGTTGTCCTCGACTCCGGGTGCAAAGATACGCCGAAGGAAATTTGGATTTGTGTCGATGCCAAAGACGTAGGCGGTTGGTTCGAGTTTGATGTCAACTCGGTGCCGTGGCACGCGGCTCGCGCCGCCGCGTGTGGCATCCCGCCACGCAAGTGGGACTTCGAGTATCACCTCCGCAAAGGTTACGGTGAAAGGTGTGACTGATGAATAGCATCGCCGACAAACTACAAGCTTGAGAAATTCGACAGCATGATCATCAAGCTCTACGACGGCTGCGGTGACCTTCTTGAGTCTTGGGTGTTGCCCGATGTCAAGTTGTTTTCGATCACCGACGAGGGTGAAGGCTTTGATGCCCCCAACGGCGAACACGTCTACTCTTTTTCTGTTACTCACGGCGTTCCGAAGTACACCTGCTTCAAGGAACTGGCATGACGATCATTGCTTGGCACTGGATTGACGACCGAACGATGATGGTTCTTGCCGACGATCTCCATTGGTATCGACTCGAAAACGTCTACCCGCAGGCCATTCATTTTGACGGATTGGATATGAGCGACAAAGACGATTTGACGTTCACGATGCCCTCCGTCAAGTACCAGCCTTCTTCTTGAAAGCCACGACGACCGCAATGGGTTCGTCCTGCCATCCGGCCGCGTTCAGAAGTTGGCCGTTGATGATCGGCATGATGTGGGCTTCGTGTTCGGCTGTTTCCGAGATTGATGCTACGCCGAGTTTGATGTTGGAACCGGCACGCAGTTCTTTGACCGGCCTACCTCTCCAGGTTCGCGTCGGCGAGGTGTCCCTCTCGAAGCCACGGTCTTCGATCTCGAAGACGGTTTGAGGTAATGTGCGTTCAACGTCGTCGGCCGCTGATTGTGTAACGGCCTGAATCGCGACCGCGCTGCACTCCCTTCGACGCGGCAACACACTTTCTGTTACGCCCGGTGTTGCATCCGGTTTTTCGCCCGGCACAACAGCCGCGAGCAGCTTGGCGTTCTTCTTCATGTCTTCGATTACCGACAGGTCTGTGAGCCTGTAGTACGTCATGTTCATTGGCGGTTTTCTTTGGATCGGATACGAGTGGGCGAGTTCGGTTCCTTTCTTGGTTGTCGCCATGTAGAACTCGCACCGCGTGTAACTGTAACTGGACATGCTCTGCCAACGCTTCACAAGGTCGGGGAGGTTGGTTTCCAGTGTTTTGGGATTCATCAGGCAGATGCTGTGCGTGCCGTCTTTTCTGTAGTTGATTTGAACGCCGACCGTTTTCAACTTGCTGTCGTCGGAAAGGCCGAACTTTTCGGATTTATCGGTCAACGGCACCTCGAACCCGACTTTCGCACTCAGTTCTCGCGCCATCCTGATGAACTTTGCCCCGTGGTCTTCGCTCAAGTTGCCCGTGACGGCGAAATAGACGTGGATCATTTCGTGGACCAGAATTGCGTCCAATCCGGCTTCAGATTTCTTGAACGTGTTACTGATCTGCATGCGGAGGGTTCCCTCCTTGATTTTTCCGCCGTGGTACTTGTCCTGCAATTTTCTGCGAACAAGCATCGGGTTCGGCAGGTTGTGCGGGTCCATGATCACGGTAAACAATACGACGCCGCCGACGCCTTTGAGTTTGGCGTATTCGATGGGGATCTCAGGCAACTCGCCCCTGAAGAGGAGTTGGTTGTAGTGGGCGTATTTCTTTTGGAGGTCGTACTCGGCGAAGTCGATGGCGGTGGCCGGTTTTGCTTCGACGGATTCGAGCCAATTTTTGAAGCTGAACATTGAGGTTATTTAGCCGTCTGAATTTGGACCTTGAATTGTTAAATAGCTTCATGGAAGAAGTTGAAATCCGTGGCGAATACTGGGTCCAGAACGGTCAGGTCGATTTCGCGGACGGCGACATCGGCGATCAGAACCACGAAGGCATTGCCATTGACCACGTCGTCAGCAAATACGCTGATGAAGTTTCTAGTTTGGCAGACGAGTTGAATCTCGGTCACGAAGCACTCGATTCAGGCTACAACGGCTATGATTCCGAGGCCGTGTCGAAGCTTTTGTGGCGCGTTTACGAAACCTTGACTGTCGGTCGAGATCCCGACGACGAAGACGAACAGGGCGAAGAACGCGACCCCATTAGTGACGAAGAAGCCGACAGTTACATCATGAAAGAATTACGGTGTAACGCGGACGCCTACCAGATTTTGCTCGGTCGTGGTGACGCAAGGCTTTACGTCATGAAGTACGAGGGGTGGATGGCGATCCGTTCGCACTCAATTGAGGTTTACGGGTATTCAGATGCGATGCGTCCGCAAGTGGCGAGTGCCATCCAAGATGTGATTTACGAAGAACATAATTTGACCGACGACGAGTACGACCCAGAGACGGTTGAAATTGATCTCCACGATCTCAAAAACAACAAATACTACAGTGTGACTTTGGCAGAGCTTTTGGCCCCACCAGCGATGCCGACGACTCAGACGCGGAACATTGACGACGGCAAGAACGCTTACACTGGGAAGTTGAAAGACACCTCCACGGCAAGTTCACGCCCGGATCGCGCCGAGAGTGATCCGCAGTGGAACAAGAACAAGAGCGTGATGGGCAAATGGAACAGAGCCGTTAAGGACGTGACGGGTCAAGACCTGTGGCGTGGCACGTCGGAATGGCGTGTTACCTTCGGGGAATGGCTTGCGGAAAAGCATCCAGATCTACTAGAATAAAATTCGACGCGGGATTGGTATATCGGCTGTGCCGAAGATTTCCGACGCGAGCGTAACTCAATGGTAGAGTGCTTGCCTTCCAAGCAAGCTGTTGTGGGTTCGAGTCCCATCGCTCGCTCTTGCCTTCCAAATTTGACAAATTTGGAAGGCAAGTTGCTAAATACGGCATGGTTAAAAAGTGCTGTATGTGTAAGCTGGATAAACTGCTCGATGCTTTCAAAAGCAATCCGCGACGACATGACGGATTGCAATCTCAATGTGCTGAATGCCACGCCGAGTATCGTCGTAAACATTACCTCGCTAACCGCGAGAAGTACATCAAGAAAGCAGCAAGCTGGAAGAAGAATTTCCAGGCTTGGTGGAAAGAGTACAAGAAGCAGTTCAAGTGTTCACGCTGCCCAGAACAACACCCTGCGTGCATCCAATTTCATCATCCCAATGACGACAAAGAGTTAGGTGTGTCGCAATGGGTTGGCAGAGGTGATAAAGAACGGGTTTTGGAAGAGATTGCCAAGTGCATCCCTCTTTGTGGCAACTGTCACGCTAAAGAGCATTGGAAAGACTAACTCCCGTATCCCGCTCTGGAGAATCACATGAGAGCATTCATCGCCGCCCTGTTGCTTTCCACCAGTCTTCAAGCGGCTCCCGTTCCGCCCGGTCCTCGGCCGGACCCTCTCGCCACCCCTCTGCTCGGCGTTCGCGAATCACAAGTCCTCTCGCCTAGTGGCGTAGTCATCGGGACGGTCATCAGGAACTCGGCGGCTGAGAAGGCGGGGATCAAGGAAGGTGACATTCTGGTAAAGTTCGGTCTAAATTCCATCGACAGCTTCCAAAAGCTCCGAGAGACTGTTATCCTTTACCGGCCGGGTGCCGTTATCGAGGTCGAAATCGAGCGGGACCGCAAGAAACTGATCCTGAAAGTCTGCCTGACAGAAATGTTGCCAGACGAGCCGGTGATTATCCTCGAACCCTGAGAACCCGCATGAGCAAGCTCATCGACTTCCTGCGTGGCGAAGGAACAGCAGAAGGCAGGACGGTCGATGAGATCGTGGGGATGTCCGATGCGGCGTTAGAAGTCGCGCATAACTGGGTTCAGTGGGCCTTCCCCCTCCAAGTCGCCAGCAATTTCAACCCAGAAGCTCCACTTCTGACGGACGATGAAATCAAGATCGTCCGTAACGATCCTGTGATTCAAGAGAACTTCGACCGGCTGTGCGCCCGGTTTTTGGAGTTCTTGGGCCTGACTGAAGACGACTGTGGTGTGTTGGAGGGTCCGCGTTTTTGGGATCGACACCCGTTCGTTTGGAAGTCTTTCAACCATAACTACCTTCGCGTGACGCGGTTCCTTGAGAGCATGCGGCTGTTCGGTCGGGACTATCTGAGCGCCTCTGTGTTCGAGTGTCTGAGGCGACTTTCGGGTGGCGGCGACATCGCGAGCAGTGAAAACGCGATGAAGTATTGGGCCAAGACTCAGGAGAAGAATGATCAAGGACGTTACACTGGAAGCACAACAGCAACTCCAACTACTGGCTGAGACGTTCGGACTCGACCCGGCGACCGCTTACTTCAAGGTCGAAGCCAGAATGCGGTTCCCGCCGCAATTCGTCTGGTTCATTTCCGTGGCCGATTTTTATGACCCGAAGGAATTCGAGCTACGCGAGCTTTATGGGCTTCATTTTGCAGTCCAGAAGGGCGGCGCGATCTTTCTGACTGAAGCCACTCTCGATTACGACACCAAGCTTTTGAAGGACAACCGCCTGTTCGCCCCGACCAACACCCAACTCGACAAACCCGTTTGGCCGCGTGGGTTCGCTCTGCTCGATCAGAAGACCGAGTATTTTTCAACTTGACATGGAGGCCGTTCGTGCCGATTTTTCACTCTGGAGGTGAACATGGCAAAAATGGCGATCCCGTCAATTGGCAGTGTCATTGTGTTGACGGAAGAGTGGGATTTCGATCTCTACTTCGACTACAAGAACTACCCGCTCATCCAGGCTCTGTACGCCGGGCCTGAGTACGTCGCGCCGCCCATCCCGAAGGACCAAGCTGCTTACTACAAGAACAACACGAAGTGGTGGGACCAGTACAACAGAAAGCAGCACGGCACCAAGCCCGAAGAATGGCACGGCGACGAGCGATACCGCGTCATGAAGGCAGAACACCCGAATGCGGTTGGCGTCACTTCTCGTGAAAAGCATTGGATCAAAGAGGATCGACCCTATCTTGCCATCCGTTTACCGGCGGGAACGCCGTTGAGGGTTGACCGGGTGCAGATCAAGAGGGGGTTGGATGTTTTTTCCAACTTGTACATGGGCATCACTAAAGAGTGCCTCAACAAGAAGTTACGCGGGAAACGCTTCTGGGCGACTTTGAAGGATGTCAACCGAATGATTTGCGAGGTAATCTGAGCCGGGTATACTTACATAGGTAGGCGGGACGTGTGGACGCACGGCCCCGCTAACTTCCGGGCTTCCACACCGCCTTGAGCCGCAAGGCTCACACTTGGCGAGGCGACATCAAAACGCCTAATAGCCCACCAAAGCGTATCATTTCGTCGTTTAGCCGGTCCATGTCTCCGAAGGCGGTGTGGAACTCGGTTTTTTCTTTTTGGACTTGACGCGGGGCTTTCCCGGCTCCAGAATGAGTGACACAACGAAACACGCGAAGGGGACACGATCATGGGCGAAGCCAAAGTGCAAGCGGAAGACTCGGAGATCAAGATCAGCTTGGCGAAGCTGATGAAGGTCAAGAACCGTCTGGCGGGCCGCATCGCTTCGGTCGTGTCCGAGATTCAGTCTTACAACTCCGTGGTCAAGAACTCGGAAACGCCGGACGTGCGTGAGTTGAACGAGAAGCGGAAGCAGATGGTCGCCCAGATGATCAAGTTGAAGGTCACGCTGGACGACGCGAACCGCGCCGGGCAACGCGAGCGGATCTATCAGATCGCGGAGAAGAAGAGTGAACTGGCGTGGCTCCGCACGCTGAACACGCGACACGGGTCGCAGCGGGGATACGACAACGAGGTGATCGAGTACGTCGCGGCCTTCCGCAAGCAGGAAGTGGACGACACGGTACGCCGCCTCGAACGCGAGATCGATGAACTTCAGGACGCCATCGACGCCTTCAACGCGAGCCGCAAGGTGGCCGTTGACGCGGAACTGTTCGCGCTGGTGTCCTAACCGTACACGGCAGGGGGGTAGGCAGTAGGGTTGCTGGCGTTTCGCCTACAAAGCGAAAATCTCCTGGCTTCTCGGAGCCTGGATAAATCATACGACTCCGATGTGGACCCCGAACTCAAAACTCAAGGGTTATCATCACATCAAAGCGTAAGATTCAGCAGTCAAGCCTTTTAAGCCGCACTTTGCGGTCTGCCTCTCCTGTCCGTTTTTAACGAAACTGGTGCCTAACTATAGGCACCAGTTTCTGTTTGCGAAGGGGCAACAAATGGGTCTTGAAAGAAGCAGCGGCGGCGAGGACAAGGTCGAAAAAGTTAAAGGCGAAGTCGCAGAGGCAGAGAAGGAACCCATGAAGCGGAAGTTCATCCGCGTCAGCGGCATGCAACGTTCGGGCATTCACGCTGTGGCCGAGTGGCTGAGAATGTCACACGCCCAGATGGGCTATTCGTCGTTCTACGACAATAACGCGCCACTCGACCGGCCCAACGACATCGCCAAGTTCCTTCCGCCGAGTGGCGACAAGGAAGAGACTTTCTTGTGGATGATCGAACACGAAGACATCATGTTCGTTGACATCCCGATCCTCAACCCGAAGCTTTTCGCCAACTTCGAGTTTACGGACGTTGTTGTCATCCGTGACGTGTTCAACACGATGGCCTCGCGGCGGAAAATGGACGAACGGTTCTTCAGTCGCCGCGCCGTCCAACAGTGGAAACACTTCGCCTGCGAAGCAAAGAACCTGACCAACTTCCTCGGCCCGAACAAAGTTGTCGTCACTTTCAACCAGTGGCACAGCGACATGAAGTATCGCGAGAAAATTGCTCAAGGGTTCGGGATCGATGGTGTCGGCGTCGGGACAGAAAAGATGGCGTCCACAAGTTACTGGGAGCCGACCGTAACCAAGTCTTCGGACTTGAAGTTGTTTGATCGGTGGAAGAATTTCCCGGCCGGGTCTGACTTCTGGGCCGTTTTCGACCGTCAGGTTTACGATCTGAACACCAGTCTTTTCGGGGCGAACGAGGAGGTCGCCAAGTTGATTCGTTGAGTCCCGAATTCATAAGGTTCGGGGATACATAGGCTGGAGTGGCGCAGTGGCAGCGCGCGTAAAGTATCTCGACAACTATTGCCCTCACGGGATGCGGTTGGGATTACATTCCATAATCAGGACGAGGTCGCGAGGTTCGATTCCTCGCCTCCAGCATTTTCAACGAACAGAGGACCAGTGGCAGAACAAGTAACCGTCTCGGTCAACCCGAAAGAACCGGACCCGAAGCCCAAGCCCAAGCTCGACGCCAAGACCGTTCAGGACGCCGTGAACACGGCCGTTGTGGTCGGCGGCGTATTGTCAAAACTACCCCTCTCTGATACCCTCAAGGGGTTGCTGCTGAAATTGTTCATCTTCGGTTTCGGTGTCTTCTGTGGCATCGGCGTCGTGTACAAGAGCGGTCTACAGCCGCAACCGCAACCCGCGCCGGCCTCGAACGTCTCCGTTTACCAGAAGCGGATTGATGAACTTCAGAAAGAGAACACGGATCTGAAACGGCAGCTTGAGGAGCATCAGGTGCCGTTCCCTCAGCCGCAACCGCCCGTTGTCACGCCACCCAACCCAGTGACCCCGAAGCTGAATCCGGTCAACCCCGACCGGCCGCGACCGGGCTTCATTGTGAAGTGAGAACGCCATGAGCCTGTCCCTCTACTTCGACGGTTCTTGTTTCCCGACAGGGTCCGAAGCTCACGGAGCTTTTGTGTTGAAGGAGGGGGACACGGTTCTTCACGAACACAACTTCCTCGAAGCGAAGGAAGGCACCAACAACATCGCGGAATGGGCCGGACTCGTACACGGCCTCCGCTACCTGCGGCAGAATCACCCCAACTGCACCGTGGAGATCTTCGGGGACTCCCAACTCGTCATTCGCCAACTCATCGGCCAGTACGCCTGCAACAAAGAACACCTCAAGCCGTACCTCAAAGAAGCCCGCGAACTGCTGGAAGGCATGGAGTGGAAAGCGACTTGGGTGCGTAGAAACAAGAATTCTCACGCCGACGAGCTTTCAAAGAAGCGATAGCGGTCTATAGTGACGGCATGTGCAAGAGGAAGCAGGCCGTTCGCCGTCAGTTCCGTGACGGCACCTTCAAACGCGACAAGTTTCGTTGCGTCTGTTGCGGCTTCGCGTCAACTCCCGAACGTGCCGAGAACGAGCTTGACGCTCACCACATTACTTGTTCAGGCATGTTGCTATATATGGCATGAAAAATTTTCGTTCATGGTTTGAAGAGAACCAAGGTTTGAATGGTTGGGAAATTCACTCCCATTTGACCAAAATGCGTCGAGACTCGCCGGAGGATTTCCGAAATTATGGACTACCGTATACACAGGGCATGATTGTTCACAATGACGGAAATGTCTATGAAAAGAAATGGGATGCTAGTTTAGACAGGAAAAAATGGAGTCATGTAGATGACTCTACTCCCAAAAAGACTCCTGAAAATGAAGAGCATTTCGCCCGTGACAAATACGGTCATGAGGTAGTAAATCACCATGAATTGTATAGGAAAAAAGCAATTGAAGAAGTTTCAGACAAGGTGAAGATCGTTGGAGGTCACGATCTGAGTCAGATTAACGGCCGAGTTCCCAGAGGAACCAAACCATCTCCAGATAAAGTTTGGGAAACAGCAATACAGTACGGTACTAACCTGAGAATGCTTTCAAATGATAAAGGCGAAGTAATTATTGGAGGGGCAAACGCTCATATGTATCTTCCCAATAGATATACGTTTTCTGGTAGCGGTGAATTATTCTACATGCGTTGGTTCATTAATCCAGATTCAAAAATGATAACTCTCAGTTCAACCGATGTAGGTAGCAAAGACGAAACAGTTAAAGCGGAGTTTTGGAAACGACCTGACAAGTTCATAAATTTGACGTTGCGATCTCTTGTGGATTCGGGGTTGGTTAATGGAGGCTGGAGGGTGGAAGCGGGTACGCAGGCTCATGCTCTTGGTGCGCCATTGAAGACGGTTGGAGATTGGTTAGGTTTTAAGTCAAAAGCCGACATTGATGCTGATCTCGCTCGAAAAGCACAAGAAAAATTCGACAGGGACGCCGAGTATAGAGCCACTTGGCCAGCGAGACGGTATATGAGAGAATTAATGCGACGAGGTGAAGGCCCGTGGCACTTACCTCGGGGGGAAGCTCACCAATGGTCATTTGCCAAATATGTCAGTCTTAGAGAAAACATGGTGCTATCATGATGTTATGGAAAAGATCGTACTGTTTTGTTTGGTTCTGAAATAAAAAGCCCCGAGTCATCTCGGGGCTTTTTATTACGCTTTGACCACGATTTCTGTCTTGAAGTCGTTGAGTCCGCTGTTCTTCAGTCTTCGCGACGAGATGCCCAACGGCGGGTACGTCAAAGAGAATGGCGTGACGCTGTGCAAAGGTGATGACGGAACGTCTTGCCACGAGAAGGCGGAAATGGTATTACAGGGGATCGACATTCCGGGGTTCTCCCCGGACGACCTCTACACCCTGATCGGTTCCGACCGGGACCGAGCATTCCAAGAGAGCGAGAAGTTATGACGACTGCCATCGCCAGCCCCGACCGCATGACCGACGACGAGTTCAAGAGCTTCTTCCTCGAAAACTCCGTCAGCCCGAACGACGACGACGATCCCGCCGCCGTTCTCAAGAACTACATCCGCACGCGCAACGAGACGATCTTCAAGGCGACCGAACTCGGCATCGGCGAAGCCGGCCTCCAAGAGATCAAGTCGAAGGCCGCGAACGCCTTCCTCAAGCGGTGGATGATGCTCCGGTTCGCCACCGTCGATCTGTCCTTCACCGACCGCAAGTGGTGGCTGAAACTCGAACGCGACACCAACGGCGTCAAGGTCGTTCAGGCATCGCACGAACCCATCGACGTGACCGGCGATCCGGCCTTCTTCACCGTCGCCGAGATCAACCGCTTCTTCAAGGTCGAGACGAACGCCGAGGAGTTCGCGTTCGGCAAGAAGATCAGCGACAAAAAGGCTCACCAAAGCAATGGCGGTTTCGCTCCGACACGCAAGAACGGCGGCATGCCCCGCACTAACCTGACCATTTCGGCGGTTCTGCCGGACGGGATCGGCCAGAAGCAGATGAAGAAGGCTCAGGTGGCAATCGGCCACAAGCACTTCGCCCGCGCCGTCTGCTACTGCCACGGCATCGATCTCGAAGCCGATCTGGGCCGCACACGGTGGGATCGGCGCGACTCAACCGTCTCGGTAATCTGGGGGCCGAACGCGGACGTTCTCAGCTTCACCCAGACGCCGCCGCGTCCGGCCGGTGACCCCGCCATCGTCATCGACATCGGCGAGGAAACGTACCTGCTGGACTTCTACGACACGCCGGACGAACTCCCGATCAGCAACCTGATTCGCGAGTTCAGCGAAGGGAAGCTTCGCTAAAATATGAAGGACGCCCGACATTCGGGCGTCCTTCAAGCTAGGAGAAGTTATGCGGAAAATCATCGTCGCCTTGATTTTGGCTCTGGTGTTGGCCTGTCTGATTGGTTGTGGTCCACAACCACCGGCCGCTCATGCCGAGCCGGTGCAAGAGGCCAACATCACGAAAATGTTGCCGCACGGTTATACCAACCTCAAAAAACTGGGCAACCAGTGGTTCTCATACGACCTTGAGGTCGGCGGCAAGAAACGTCAATTCATGGTCCGGTATTCGACTGGCTCGCACGGAGAGTACAGTCTTGCCGTGACCGAACTACACGAAGGGAAGTGACTTATGGGAGCCGCAATCGTTGAAGGCGGTGTTGACACCCGTCAAGTAGGATGGGACAGCATCCGGGTGCTGTCCTCGACCGACAAGAACGTAAAGAAGTACGTCTTCGAGAAGGGGGATGCCGTCGCCGAGTCGGTACTGTACAAGTACCCCGACTACGAAACCCGCACCGTCATCTGCTGCTCAACTCAGAGCGGCTGTCCGGTCGGCTGTCGGTTCTGCGGCGCGGGCGACAACTTCGTGCGGTCGCTGACCAGCGAAGAGATCTTCTCGCAACCGAAGCGGTTGCTGGATGACACGGGTGTCGATCCGACGAAGATGGGCCGACTCCAGATCATGTTCATGAGCATGGGCGAGCCGTTGCTCAACCAGAACAACTTGATCCCGGCCCTGTACCGTCTGCACGAGAAGTACCCGAACGCCGCCCTGTTGATTTCTACCAGCGGCCCGCGAGTCGGTTACGGTCGAATCCGCGACGTGTCGGTGGCGATCCCGACCATCGGCCTCCAGTTCTCGATTCACGAAAGCACGGACGAGGCGCGAAACAAGCTGATCCCGTTCGAGAAGAAGCTGACGCTGACAGAGATCGCGGCCGAGGGCAAGCTGTGGTACGAAGCAACGGGCCGCACACCGTTCTTCAACTACTGCGTCCACGACAAGAACAACACGCCAGAAGACGTGGAACGGCTCACCGCCCTGTTCGATCCCGACATCTGGCAGGCGACGATCTCCGTGATCTGCGAGCGTGACGAATACGTCGCGGCGGCGAACGCCCGTCAGAAGGCTCTGGCAGACGATTTCCGGGGTGGTCTGATGAGCAAGGGGTTCCGCACTCGCGTGTTTGAAGATGCCGAACGACGCGCCGGATTCGAGGCCGAGCATCTCCCGCTTCACGAAGTCGAGAGCGTTGCGTACCGCGTCGTGGCAAGCGTCCTGACGGGTGTGGGGGTCCATGTTCAGGACGTTCCAGACCTCGCTGATCTGGCCGATCCCGATGCGACTGTAGAAATCCAGAGCCGCCACAAGGATCGCACCCTGTTCGGCCGTGACTTCCAGCGTGAATTTCTTCTCTTCCGGCATGATCGGCCTCACACTTTGGTGCCGCGAGATTTGAGGAACTTGACGGCCTCGCCGTCCCACTTCTCCAAGTTCATCGCCCGCAGCCTCTCCACGTCAATGAAGGCGTTGGTGTAAGCGTGCGGGTGCTTGACGAACGTTTCTGCTACGGCCCGCGAAACCTCGCGGGCGTACAACTCGCCGTTCAACAGCAAGGTGCCTGAGCGGTACAAGACCGCGTGGGATCTCCAGCAGGTGATTCGGCACGTTCTGGCGTGGGACGCGAACCCGGAAGGCGGGTTCGGTGTCAATTTCCACGAGCCGCTGAAATCGGGCAAGCACGGCCTTGCTACAATGAAAGTATCCGAACAGTGGCTGCGGGAGATGGCCGAGAAGGAAGACAACGGCATCATCTCTGTCGGCGGTCTGGTAACAAGAATGAGGCAAGCCAATGATCCCGCCGTCAATCCTGATGCTGGACATGCTGAAACCGAACGGAAAACCACCGAAGAATGAACCGTGGTGGCAGACCGCGATCACGGTCGTACTCCTGACGGCCGTGCTGATCGGCACGCTCGTCGGCGCGATCTACTTGATGAAGCATTGAGGTGAACGTGAGCATACGGTCCTACGATCTGAGCGGCGATCAAGCCGCCGAACTGATTCTTGCCCTCAACGGTGACGCAGAGAAACGCGAGAAATGGTTGAGGCAGTTACGCAAGTGGGTCGCCTACCGTGATCTCAAGCTGAAGATCCTCGGTTTGACGGAGAATTGGCTCAAAGCCTTCGGTTTGAAGAAGGGCGTTCACGTCGGTCGGGAAGATTGGCAGAGCGACGAAGAAAACCTTCTGGACTGGGTGTACTACCAGATGGAGTACATGAGTGGCTTGACATGGGACGAAGCGACGAAAAGTGTGATCATCAACAAGTACGCTTCGAGCCGCCCGCTGCTGCGGGACGAAGAGACAAAAGAACTCTTGGAATTTTTGACGTTGGAAATTGGCAAGGATACTGTATATAATGAACTGACGGCCCATCCGCCGGCGCGGTGTTAGAGCTTCTACCTCTGACTGGACGGGTTCAACTCCTGTATGGGCTTCTTGACTGCCGCTATCGTATAGTGGGATTACCCTTGTCTTGTAAACAAGTGACCTCAGTTCGATTCTGAGTAGCGGCTCTGATTGATTTGCCAGCATCGTATAGTGGTATTATGCTTGTTTCGTAAACAAGTGACCTGAGTTCGATTCTCAGTGCTGGCTCTGTACCCCTCCCGTGGATAGAATCGCGGGACCATCACCTCGGTCTAAACCACCGAGGTGATTCTTTTGGTAGAATTCATCATGGCGCGACAGCACTTCAAAGATCCGAGCATCAGTCAACGAAACGACGCGAGTTGCATCAACAACAAGCGTGGCATGGCTCGTCGCGCCAAACGCAAGTCAGGCAAAACCGACCGCCAACTACTGAAGAAGGCTCTCGATGAAATTCAAGATCAAGAAGTCCAATCCGGTTCCGGGTGTGATTCACCTGCTGTTCAAGAACCAGTATGAGACGTGTTCCACGTTCATGCGGCTCCAAGAGTTCTATGAGTCGCCGTTCAAGCAGATTCGCGGCAAGCTGTTCTCGCTCGAACAGTTGATGGACCTGTACGCCAAGCAGCAGGGCAACTTCACTTACACCTGCGACTGGGGCGGCTTCAACGTGCCGGGCCACGTCGTTGACGAGTTCTTCCGTCTTTACGACGGGCAGTTGCTCGAAAAAGAGAAGGACTTGAGGGAACTGGTTAAGGACAAGGCCGGCAAGATTGCGGTCGGCTCTAAGTATTACGTCATCGGGATGTACGGCGAAGAATGTCTGGATCACGAACTGGCCCATGCGTTATACTACCTCAATGACGACTACCGCCGTCAAGTTAACGGCCTAGTCAAAGCGTTGCCGGAATCGGTAAAGTCTGCCATCGCGAAGTGGCTCTTGGACAAAGGGTACTCGAAGCCGCTGATCGTGGACGAAACCAACGCCTACTTGACGACCGACGATCAGGAAGAGTTGACGAAGCGTTTCGGCAAAGCGGTCGGCAAGCGGTACGCGAAGTACGAGCCTTTCAGGAGAGCGTTCGATGACGCAAAGTTCTGAGCCGTGGCGTGACGCAGTCACCTGTTTTGAGGACGGGGTGATTACCCAACACGAGTTCGTCAACACCATGTTCGATCTGTTGACGGTCGAGAACGTTTGGGAGATCGGCAAGCAGATCGACAAGAAGTATTTCGACATGCTCGCGGCGCGGCTCTCCGAACTGCCCGACGACGACGAGGGCTGGTCGAAGATGCGACGTTCCCACATGGGGAGCTTCACCGGCCCGGTCACCCAGAACGAAGACTTCTCTGCAATGCGGCGTGGTGTCGAAGCTTTCCGCCGTTACTGTCTGATCCCGACAAAAGCACAAAAGAACTGGAAGTGCCTGTGCTATCTCTGCTTCCCCGAAGCGGTGGAGTACGGCGAACTTATCCCAGACATGTTTCTGTTCAAGGACGGCGACACCTACGGGTTGATGATGCAGTCCGGGCATCGCGGGGACTACATACTCTTGTTCCCAGAAAAGCCGACGCCGGACCCCGATCCTGAGTGTGTCCACGAATACGACGAGATCGCCACATCCGAGCGTTGGGTGGATGTGGTGGCCGACTGGCAGGAGAAGTTGAAGCTGTTTCCGTCCGAGGGGCATCATCTGGTAGAGTCCTGCAAAGAGGCCGGGTGGAGCTACAAGCACGGCCACATGCTGTTCTGGCTGTTCGACCGCGCCGGGAAGATGCTGGAGGGTCAGGATGTTTCCGGTCAAACCGCAGGATCTGGATCTGCTTCCGAACCGGAGTGCAGAGTTGAGGGAGAAGATTCTGATCGGGCATGTGGTTCGCCCGATCAAGGTGGAGTGGTTGGACCTGAAGGAGCCGACTAAGCCGAAGAAGGGTTTGCCTCCGATGCGGTCCTTAGACGACGAGTGGGAGTCATGAGCAAATTTCTCGAAGAAGCCAAAGAGCTTGAGAAGCGTTGGGGCCAGTCCAAACTCATGAGCGGTATTGAAGAATCTTGCCGCCGACAAATGATCAAGCAACTGCTTGAGAACCAAGCGGCGATGAATGCTGCGACTTCTGCTCCAGACGCTTCGGAGTTAAAGCGGATAAAAATTCCGCTCATTCGGCGTCTGCAAGGGCCACAAATGTCGCCTTCTGATCCTATACTGTCGGGACAGGGGACGACCAAGCCGAAACGCAGAAGGCCGGTCATCCGTGATCTCGATGACGAATGGGAAAGCTGAGGCATCAAATGGGCGGTAGTTGCAACATGGTCGGTGGTGTTTCGGCCAAAGAACACGCGACAAACGTGTTCTTGAACAAAGACACCGCGTTCGACAAGGCGCGGGACGCACACGAACAGGCCAGTCGCCTCGAAGACGCCGCTCGGAAAGAGTGGCACGAGGCGAAAGAGGCGTTGGCGAAGGCTGTCGGGTACAAGGCCGGCGATCCGCCGGTTAGCATCGTCGTTGGCGACGGCCGTTTGATTCGGCTGTACACTCGCCGAGAGGATCGGTGTGGGCGTGACCGCGAGCAAGAGGTTTCCGTCTCCATCGAGAAGGTCGTCTGATGTCCGAGCCGATCAACGTCGATACGCCAGAGAAACTCCTCGAAATCTTCGGCAGTGCCTCGTTCATGCCGAAGACTTTGCTGGATACCGACCCGTTGGTGCGGTTCGACACCGAGCGTTCGATGGACCCTGCGATCCTCGCTCAGTTCCTACACAATTCGACCAAGCGGCCGAAGATGCGTGATCTGGACGACGATTGGTTTTCTTGATTGAAAACATTCACATCTCGGACTATATTACTTGACATGCCCCGGCCGCTAGTGCGGTGCCGAGTTTCCTAAACTCAGCTTGAGAGGAGCGTAACCTCTCCGGGGTACTAAGGAAAGCATGAAAGAATACGAGGCAACCAATGTGGCCATTCCAGTGCATAGGGCCAAACGGTCAGATCTATCTGCACAACGATAACTGGGAACAATTCATCAAGGAACGCGAAAAAGAGTATCCACACAACTGGAACCATCGCCGTTCTCTCATTACCCTTTTTGCCCCTCGCGACAACTTCCAAGACATCCCCGGCGTCACCGAGGCCACGTTGCTCAACAACGTGGAGAACGACTATTCGGTGATCTTCCAGCCCTACCCCGCGCACCTGCGTACCGGCTACGACCCCGACGCCCGCGAAGAGTCGTGGAACATCTTCGTTGAAGACGGCCACTTCAACCCGCTCGGCGAGAAGGTTTCACTGTTCAGCACCGGCTTCTACTTCTTCCCCTCTGGCAGTTTGTTGGACTTCACCAGTCGCCCGGAGCGGTTCGTGAAGTTCCGAAACAAATACTGGCGGGTACACGCAGTTCGAGGCGGCGGGTTGGGTGCCGCTGCGCCGCCGGCACCGCCACCCAAGCCAAAGACCGACAAGATCTGTTTGCGTAATCTTGATGATGATTGGGAATGACGTTTACAAGTGGGATCATCGCTCTGGGAGTTTGGATCTGTTTTGCGGCTCGTTGAACAAAACCAAGAAAAACTTGGAAAAATCCGACGAAGCCGCCGAAAGCTGTCTATATTAACTTCACGAGCCTCACGGCTCAACGCCCGATCCGGCGTCTAACGCCGGCCGGTAATTTTGTGGCGAGCTTTTTCGCCATTGCACGGGACGCTTTTTAGTCCCTTGACCGAGAAGGAACATCATGTTCAACAAACACATCTTGCAAAACTCTTTTGCACCGCGTGACTATAATACGTCATGCACACAACAAAAACACGTTTGAGACGTTGGTTGAAAGAAAGGTCGTCTTTTCTTGCTGCGATCAAGAGCAAGGGAGGCAAGTGTCAGAAATGTGGCGAAGACCACATTGCAGTTTTGGATTTTCATCATCGTGATGGTGACGAGAAAGAAGCACATGTTTCTTCGCTCGTTAGGAAGCCCAAACAAAAAGAAAAACTAGCTGCCGAATTGTTGAAATGCGATCTTTTGTGTTCAAATTGTCACCGCAAAGAGCATTTTGACAAATCAAAGTGGGATGCTCACGCCGAGGAAATTGAGCGTAGAGCAACTGGTTGGAAGCCAAAACGCGATCCGGTTTGCAAACGTGTATCCAAAGATGAGATTTCAAGTATTCGTCTTTGGATTGGCGAAGGATTGTCTTTTGAAAAGATGGCTAACCGTCTTGGTAGGAACCCAAGCGGGATGCGACGATCTGTCGTGAGACTTTACGAAAAAGGATTGCTCCCTGAATTTGCCTCTTATATTAGACCTAAAAGGGCAAAGAAGACGCGGGCCGATCAAAAAGAAGCAAAGCGTCTTTGGGAAGAGGGTCATACTGTTGCCGAGATAGCTTTGCTTCTCGGATGTGGCATTCGTGCAGTTTATTCTGCACTAAGGGGTATCAAAAATGGCGAACAAGAATCTCTTCAAGTCGAAGTCTCCTCTGGCGAACCTCAAGCCGTGTAATGCGGTGAATGAGGCTGGAGGAAAGGCGTATAAGCTGTCTGACCGTCAGGCTCTTAGCCAGTACGTCGCGACGGGCTGCTTCAACAGCACCTACTACGTCTCTGCGGAGACGCAACTACAGACCGTCCTCGAACTCGCCAACAAGGTCGAGCCGGGGTTCCTCGCGCGTGCGGCCCTGTACGGACACCAGAAGTCGTACATGAAGGACGTGCCGGCGTTGCTGGCGGCGGTACTCGCGTCCCGCGACGAGAAGACGCTGAAGAAGGTGTTCTCGAAGGTGATCGATTCGGGGAACATGCTGCGCAACTACGCACAGATGATCAAGAGCGGCGTGACCGGCCGCAAGTGCCTCGGTACGGCCAGCCGCAAGCTGGTCGGCAAGTGGTTCAGCGACCGCACCCCGGAGAACGTGTTCCACCAGAGCATCGGGAACGACCCGACGTTGGGCGACGTGATCCGCATGGCGCACGCGAAGCCGGCGTCCCCGCAGCACGCGGCACTGTTCGCGTACCTGACCGGCGCAAAGGTCGAGACGGTCGAGGGGCGTAAGCTCCTGCGGACCCCGTACCTCGATGAGTCGAAGGTGCAGAAGTACCTCGAACACCCGTTCGACAACCTGCCGGAACTGGTGAAGCAGTTCGAGGCGTGGAAGGCTGACAACAGCCAGACGATGCCGAAGCTGAACTTCCGGTTCCTCGACGGCGCGGGCAAGCTCACTCTGGACCAGTGGAAGGAGATCGTTCGCAACGCGAACTGGCTGACCACGCTGAAGTCGCTTCAGTCGTGGGCGCGGCGCGGCGTCTTCGCCGACAAGGACATGACCAAGCTGGTTGCCGACCGGCTGCGTAACCCGGAACTGGTGAAGAAGGCCCGCGCCTTCCCGTACCAGATCATGATGGCGTACCTCGCGACGGACGCCCCGTCGCAGTACACCACCAACTGGGGCCGCGCGTCCTCTTCGGAGGCAACGCCGGTGCCGCCGGAAGTCAAGAACGCACTTCAGGACGCGATGGAAGTCGCGACCCAGAACGTTCCGAAGATGTCGGACGACGCGGTCTACGTCTGCCCGGACGTATCCGGCAGCATGTCGAGCGGTTCCGTCACGGGCAACCGTGGCACGGCAACCTCCCGCGTGCGGCCAATCGACGTGGCGGCACTGATGGCGGCGTGCGCCCTGCGTACCAACCCGAACGGCGAGGTGATCCCGTTCGAGGGGGCGGTGGTAGACGTGAACCGCATCCGGCTCAACAGCCGGGACAGCGTCATGACGAACGCCGAGAAGCTGTCCAAGATCGGCGGCGGCAGCACGAACTGTGCCGCTCCCCTGCACCTTCTGAACCAGCGGAAGGCGAAGGGCAAGGTCGTCATGTACATCTCCGACTACGAGTCGTGGGTGGACACCGGAACCGCCGCTCGCTACGGCAGCGGGGCTGCGGACATGCTCGCGGAGTGGGAGATCTTCAAGAAGCGGAACCCGGACGCGAAGCTGATCTGCATGGACATGACCCCGCGTACCACCGCGCAGGTCACGACCCGGAAGGACATCCTTCAGGTCGGCGGGTTCAGCGACAACGTGTTCAACGTGGTGGACTCGTTCCTCCGTGCGAACGACAGCGAGGACTACTGGGTCAAGCTGATCGAAAGCATCGACCTCGACGCGCCGGTTGACACCCGGCCGGCGAAGGCCGAGGCGTCGGAAGAAGACGTTCCGTTAGCCGAAGCCGTGGAGGAATAACCGTCTAAACAACGGACAGACCGGCGGGATGGCCCGCCGGTCTTTTTGTTTACCGATGGCCCCAACCGTACCCTGAGATGCAGTGAGTGCCACGTTGGACGGTGTATAACCGCCCGCTGTGTTCGCCGACGACTTTGAATGTGCCATCCTCGAACGACCCGTCTTCTTCGTTCGGACCCTGGACCCGGATGCACCACTCGCCCGTTCCGTTTACTTGCAGACGTTCTCCTCCACTGACGTTTTCGATTACCGTGTCGTAGATGCAGGCCATGATCTGTCTCCGTTAGTGGCGGGCGAAATGCCAGCCTACAAGATAAACGATTGGCCGTTACAAGAAAATGGCGGGTATAATCTCGACTATACTTAGTAGGGGGTCGTCATGTGGGACGAAGACACCGCTGAGTCTGACAATGTTTACAACCAGCCGCTTTTCAATCCGTACTTGAAACAGCACGCTAAGGCTCGTATGGACTCTTACCGAAAAGAACTTGAGAGTTCCTATCGGGGTGCGGAGAACGGTTACTTCACGGAAGCGGAATTGAACAAACTGGCTTCTCAGATCGGTTCGGTGGCAACCGGACTTGACAACCAGCCCAAGAAAAAGAAACTGGTTATGCGCAATCTTGATGACGATTGGCAAGCCTAAAGGGAGAATCACATGCCTGTCAAAACTCTGCCGCGAACGAAGCCGTCCGCTCCCGAACACGAGCCGGACGCAAAACGAAAACTCAAACACCAGCCGCCGTACAACGTGGTGCTGCTCAACGACGACGATCACTCGGTCGATTACGTCGTATTCATGATGCAGAAGTTGTTCGGCAAGAAGCCCGAAGACGGCCTGCGTGTGGCCGAAGAGGTACACACGAAGGGTCGCGCCATTGTGCTGACGACGACCCTCGAACACGCCGAGTTCAAACAGCAGCAGATCCATGAATTCGGCCCGGACCAGAAGGTGTCTCACTGCAAGGGAAGCATGAGTGCCGTGATCGAAGTAGCGGAGTGACATGACCAACTTCTCGAACGTCCTATCGGTCTTTTACCGCATCAGCGACAGCCCGACCCCCGACAAGTGTTGCCCCAGAGAAGTCTGTTTCGTCAACTTCCTGAGCGTGTTCAGGGGGTTGCCGATCATGGTGGTGGCCGACAACGTCGGCCCTAAAACCTTGTCTCTCATCAAGCAGTCGGGCGTTCCCTTCATCGAAACGTCTCTCGGCAACAGCGGCTCGTTCCTGAAGTGCCTCGAACTGGCAACTCAGGTCGATACGCTGTTCTCCTATTTCTCGGAAGACGATTACATCTACCGCGACCACGCCCCGCAGCTAATCGTGGAGGGTTTGCGGTGGAGCAACTACGTCACTTTGTACGACCACCCGGATAAGTACATCAAAGAACGCGGGTACGGGGAGGTCGGCCGGTGTTTGAAAACGGAAACGTGGCACTGGCGGCAGACGATCAGTACCTGTTGCACGTTCGGCGCGAACGTCAACTTGCTCCGTCAGGACATGGACGTGTTCAAGAAGCACTGTCAGGGGAAGACGCCCGCCGACCACGCGATGTGGTGCGAGTTGTCTCAGCAGAAGCGGAGTCTGACGACCGCGATTCCGGGTGCGGCTTTCAACACGCACCGAGTTTGTGAACACAGTAACTTCGATTGGGGGAACACATGGGCGAGTGGCCAGATCAAAAAAGTTGTGGACGCGATGAACCAGCAGGGGCGTTTCCAGCACCCGCCAGAATCAGTGACGTTCCAGCCTTTGGAACTGCAAAAAACTACATCGGGATTGCCGAACCTAGCGGCGTTGGGGAAAACGTCAACACCGCCGCAATTGCGGGGGCCGTCGCTGGCGATACCGGACCCGATGGCCCTCCACCAACAGAACATCAACAAGAAAAAGTACACGTTGCAAGAAGGGGAGCTTGGGGTTTTCACGCCGATCTGACGGGTTACCATCTCGAACAAATGCGAGCGGCCGTCGCCGAGATCGAAGACCCGATCAACGCGATGTTTTTCAAGGCGCACCTTTCTGGGATGGAAAAGCTTGTTGAAGTAACTCGCCAGTGGTATGATGAACCCACGCCAGAGCTACACGACCGTATACAGACCCTGCGGCAGAACCTCACAGAAGGGCTGCAAGCACTGAGGAACTCAAATGAGCCAGCAAGTGCGCACATTGCGAATTGACCAGAAGGAACGGGTCGAGACGGGTGCCGTCGAGTTCCAATACTCGGACGGCAACACCGACTGGCCCGGCATCTTCATTCGCGGCGACAACGCATTCGGACTCGCTCTTGGCATCCAGAGCGTCGTCGCCTTCTTCAAAGAGTACGAGAAGACCAAGCCCCTCCCCTTCGACCTGTTCATGGGTCTTCAACAGATCGCCGGCCTCGCCGACACCATCCACGGCGAGGTGATCGTCGGCGGCGCTTCCCCCGGCCTCGAACAAAAAATCAAAGACCAACAGATCGACCGAAAGATCGCCGAGGCAGGAGTTTGAAAACAAGATCAAGAAAAACATAGTCGAGACATTATGTCTTGATTACGCCTGCTGTATAATGAGTCGTTCTGGTTCAACCGATGACCACTCCGAGGGATCAACATGAAGAATCTCACCTTTCTCAGATGGTGGGTAATCTACATCGCCTGCATGGTCGGGCTGGCGTTCGTGTGGAAAGCTGGTTTGGTCAGCAAGATTGCACAGAAAGACGACACCTACGTTTCGTTCATCATCATGGCGGTTTTCATGGTGGTGTCCCCGCTGTGCGGTCTGAGTACGCGGGCGGTCTGTCGCGCACAGGACGGCGGCAACTGGGACGAGCAGTTCAAGAAAAAGGCCGAAGGCTGGAACGAGACTGGCTGGTTCTACAGCGAGTTGTGCCTGACGCTAGGCATGCTCGGTACGGTGATCGGGTTCGTGTTGATGTTGGGCGGCTTCGAGCAGCTTGACATGAACAACGTCGCGAGCATGAACGCCTTCATCACTTCGTTCGGCCACGGCATGTCGAAGGCGTTGTACGCCACTTTGGTCGGCATCGTGTGCAGCATTCTTCTGAAGCTCCAATACTTCAACCTGACCAAAGCCATCGAGAAGAAGGCGAAGACCGAAGAACAGACCAGCTTCTCGTTGCGTATCTCGCCAGAGGCGATGAACAAGCTCGCCGGCAAAAAGGATGGTGCCAAGTGAGAAGCAAATACGCTACGCACTTCGCGTGGATCGACACGCTGATGAACATCCTGCTGGCCTTCATGGGGCTGTACGCGGTTGCGTTCATCATGACGGCGGTCAACAAGAAGCAGCAAGAGATGCAGGCGTCCGCGCCGATGAAGGGCGTGTTCCTGATCACCGCGACGTGGGAACCGGACCACGACGACGACGTTGACTTGTGGGTCGAAGACCCGGAAGGTCATACGGTCGGCTACAACCGCCGCGAAGACGGTCTGATGCACCTCGACCGCGACGACCTCGGTTTTAGCAGCGACACTGTTGAGACACAGTTCGGGCCGGTCACCGTCAAGGACAACCGCGAACTCGTGACGATCCGTGGGATAACGCCCGGCGAGTTTACGGTCAACGTCCACATGTACCGCAAGACCGACCCCAAGCCGACACACGTTCGTGTCACGCTCGAAAAACTCCAGCCGTACAGCATCGTCACGGCCAAAGAGGTGATCTTGACGGTCGCGGGGGACGAGGTTACTTCGTTCCGGTTCACGTTGAACTCGAAGGGTGAAGTGACCGAGATCAATCAACTGCAAAAGAAGTTCGCATCCAACGCCGCTCGCGGTCAGCCGCCGGGCCAACCTTAACGGAGGTCGTCGTGGACAACAACGCTATCGGCATCCCTCTGGCGTTTTTCGCCATGATGGTCGTGCTGTGCTGGTGGGTCGTCGCCGCCAAAGGCTATTGGCTGATGAAGGTCTTGCTGGTCGCGTCCGCGCTGCTGGTGAGTCTGCTTCTGTGGAAGTCGGTCAGCAGTTTGGGCGGATGGGCGACCAACGAGAAACTCCCTGAGAAGTTCTTGGTTCACTGGGTCGTGATCCAAGAACCAGATCCGGGCGGCAAACACCCCGGTTACATCATGATCTGGGCCACCGAGCTTTCCGACGACACGACCGTCAAGAAAGACGAGAGCAGGTTCAAGATCACCGCCGATCACCCCGGCGAACCTCGCGTCTACAAACTGCCCTACAGCCGGCCACTACACGACCAGATGAACAAGGTTCAGGGTCGTCTCAAACAGGGCAAGCCGGTCGTCGGGAAACGCAGAGGCGTGGAAGACGGAGAAGATGGTGACGGCGACGGGGATGAAGATGGGGACGGTGACGGGGATGGCAAGGGCGGTAAGGGCAAGGGTAAAGGAAAAGGCAAGGGCAAGGGCGGTACTGGTTCGGGCGGCGGGTTCTCGAAGCCCACCGAGTTCATGTTCTATGATCAGCCGCCGCCGAAGATGCCTGAGAAGATTCCGGGCAAGTGAAACAAAAACGCCGACCACATGGTCGGCGTTTTTGTTGCCTATATACGGTATGAACTTTAGAGTATGGCTTGAGTCGCAATTGCCGTCGCCTTTGGACTCCTTCAGGAGCAAGGACGAGTTTATTGCGTTTTTGAAGAAGTCTTCGGCGGCGGATCGTCAGGGCATTCTGGATTGGGCCGAGAAGATCAATGCCGCCAACTACGCGAAGAAGGTGGGGACCAACAATCCCGCAGTCCTCTACCACGGCTCGCCTCAAGATAAGATCGCCAAAGACGGGTTCCAGATCACGATGGGCCAAAGAAGTTCCGGGTTCATGGGCGCGACGTACTCGGTCCAGAACCAGGGCATCTTCATGACGGACTCGAAGGAGATGGCGAACTACTTCGGGAGCAATCGGAGCGACGGCGGCAGGAACTTCCGCGTCTACACGGCCTATGCCAACCTAGATCACCTGTTTGATGTGACGCTCGGCATGCCGCTTCAGTACCGCAAACTCGGCCTCAAGCTCATCAACGACTACTACGGCAAGAAGAAGACGAAGTTGGCCGAGTCGGACATCTGGTGGTTATTGGACCGGCCGGATTTTGTGAACCTGATCAAGCAGGGCGGTTACAACGCCGTCAAGTTCAAAGAAGACTACTCGATCAGGAAACAGAGCAGCAAGGCGGCGTTCAGCTATCTTGTTTTCGACACAGCACATCTGGTGGTCAAGAGTCCCCAAAACGATTTGCTCAACAGCGTGGACTCCATTTGGGAGTACATCTCCGGTCATTAGTTGGGGATCTTGCTCGCGCAAACCGACTTCTCAGTAGCCTTCCCTGCGAGGTGAGGGTCAACGGCTCTGGGCTTTTTGACCAGACAGTCTTTGGTCGGCTTGCCCGGAAGTGGTGAATCTTGTGGCTTCCGTACATCGCCCGGCGGCATCTTGTAGTGCGGCATTTTTGCCGGGCTTCCTTTTGCATGAGGCACGACCCATCCGGGCATGCCGTGTCCCTTCGGCTCTTGTACGTCACCGGACAGGTGATCGATGTTGAACGGCTTGCCTTCCCAGTACGCCGAGTATCTGTCGTCAATGCTGAGGTAGTACAAGGTGTCGGCCGCTGACGGCATCAGGTAAGCGGGAGGGTAGTTGCCGATGCCGTCGTATCCGAGCGGGTACAGGCCGGTTTTGGTTCCCGCGCGGCTGTTCTCGTTAACCAAGTCCAGAAATTGGTCAAAGTTCATCATCGCTCTTATTTAGCCAGTTGACTGCGAAGAAAACGTGGATCGAAACGGGACTTCATGTTACAATAAGTCTCAAGGAGGCACCGATGAAATACTACACCCCCGAAATGGTCAACCGCTGGAACGGCGACAAGCTCGGTCTGAGACAGGCCGAGTTCGACGCCGAATGGGACAAGGCTCAGACCGAGTACGAGGAGCATTTCGCCAAGCTCAAGGATCTTCCGCTTTCCGTACAAAAACTGCACGACGGCGCGGTCCTTTATGGCGAGCGGCTGATCTCCCTTCCGAAGCCCGAAGGGTATCAACGCGGCGAAGACTTCGTGATCGTAACTGGCGACGAACGCGATGGTGTAAACCACATTTTGGTCTATACTGTCGAAAAGCCGCCGGTCGTGAGGGTTCACGAGGGGGTCGGGTTCGACCCCGCAACCACGCCCGGCGTCTGGCTTTACGACGAGTTCGGTGTCGATGCGGACGGTGCGTTCACGCACAATACGATCTTCACCAACGGCATCGAAGTGGAAGTGACGTTCAAGTCGATGCACTGGATCGAGGCGGTCACACAGGAATCCGGGTGATGGAAACGAAACAGGTAATTCTGATTCGCCGCGACCTGAAAATGCGTCGGGGCAAAGAAATCGCGCAGGGGGGCCACGCTGCGTCGTCCTTCCTCGCCGAGATCGTCAGAACGGGCCGAGAGGTCACGCTCGCGGAACGGGCGTGGCTCGACGGGCTTTACAAGAAAGTCTGCTTGGTGGTCGAATCCGAAGCGGAACTCCGCGAACTACATGAGAAGGCACAGGCGGCGGGCCTGACCTCCCACATGATTTTGGATTCGGGTCTGACGGAGTTCGGCGGCGTGCCTACACCGACATCGTGCGCCATCGGGCCAGCCGAGGAAAGTGCGGTGAACGCGATCACCGGCCACCTGAAGCTTTACTGACGTGGGGTGAAGATGCGTTCAGACGTTTTGGCAAAAAGTTGGGCATTGACGGTGTCCAACTTGTCTGTGGCCGCAACGGTTTTGTTGAGCATGGTGTTGACGGCGTCTGCTTGGGGTCTGATCGGGTTGATCGTGATCCCCGTAAATCTGCTGGTTTGGCAGTACACGAGACGCGGCCTCATGCTCGTCGGGTGCGAGGACCACGAGATCGAAGTGTTGTTCCAAACCATAGGAGAGGAATCAGGTGGAGACGGCCTTGATTGTGGCGACCGTCGTTCTCGCCATAGGGCTTGTGGCGGCGTTCGCCCTCCAGAGACAACAAAACAAATCGCTGACCCTGAAGTTAGCGAAAATGCAAGCCGCATTGACGACCCAAGATACGCTAACTGCTTCAAAGCTTGACGCGATCACCGTGGAGGTCGAGGAACGGCTGATCGACCACAAGAAATACTGTGCGGGCGTTGAAGAGGCGTTGAAGTCTCTGTTGACGCAAGAAGAATCGAAATGGCGCGAACTTATCGAGCGGCTGAAGGCTCAGTTCGGTACTGCCATCGAAGAAGCCCGAAAGGAAACGGGCGAGAAACAGGCCGAAATCATGGCCGACATCCAGAAGGAACTGACGAAGCAGGTGGATAACTTCCGCAGCCTGATGAATCAGGCGTATCTCGAACAGTACGAGAAGATGCGGCGTAATCCGCCGAGGCCGGTGAAACGGCCGCGAAGCAAAGTTGCCCCACCGGAGCGGTACAGAAGTCTTGACGACGACTTCAACTGCATGCCGACGCCCGAACCCGAACCCGAACCCGCTGCTACTGAAGAGGCTGCCGAGCCGGTGAAGAAGAAGCGGACGACGCGGAAGAGGGCCAGATGAGTGGGTTTCATGGTGTGGGGCCGTGAAACCTTTTTTGTTGAGGGAAAGGGACCAGAGCTATGCTCTAGGGGGAAATTATGGGTGCTTTAGCTCAGAAGAAGGTGTTGGTACTGAACAAGCACAGCGTTGCTGTCGGCGTGGTGTCGCTGCAACGCGCCATCATCATGTTGTTCTCATTCGACCCGAAAACCCTCAAGCCGAAGGCCGAGATCATTGACGAGGGGTGCCAGCCGTGGACCTGGGAGGAGTGGGCGTTGTTGCGCCCGGAGGACAACGAGGACGCAATAAACTCCTGTCAGGGTCGGTTCAAGATTCCTGAGATCATCAAGCTGTCGAAGTACGACAAGATGCCACAGCATCAGATCCACTTCAGCCGCCGGATGATCCACAAGCGTGACGGTAGCCAGTGCATGTACTGTCGCGCCCGGCCGGGAACCGAGGAACTGACCATCGACCACATCATTCCACGCTCGAAGGGTGGCTTGACGACGTGGGAGAACTGTGTCCTCGCCTGCGTGCCGTGCAACAGCAACAAGGCCAACCGGATGCCCGACCGCACGACCGTCGTTGACCACGTCAAGGACGATCACGGCAAGCTGAAGGAAGTACACGTTCCGGCCTTCACCGTGTACTTCAACGACAAGACCCGGAAGACCATCCGGCAGCCGAAGAAGCCCAACTTCGAGGTCTTCCGTGGGGAGATCCCATACAAGTCTTGGGCGCAGTGGCTCAACGTGGCCTACTGGAACGTCGAGCTAGAAAACGACAACTAAGAACAAGGGGAGCAATTAGTCGTGGTGCTTTTGATTGGCCGCACTCAGGTATCCGTCGTCTCTCTCGGCCCGGCTTCTGAAGCGGTGCTTGGTCAAGAACTTGCCGAACTTGGCGAGCCGTCCACGCGGGTTCGGGACGTGAGCCTGTCCGAGACTCGGCAGTAGGTGTTCGAGTTCCTTGAAGTCGTGCCATTTTTTACCGTCGAACCCGGCGATCCAAACGCTCGTGTCATCTCGAATGACGCCCTTCGCGGCGAGCTTGGCGAGATCCTCAAACTTCACGTCCACCTTACGCCCGAATGCGTTGATGTAAGCCGCGTTTTTGCCGGCGAATTCCTCGGCACCCAAAGTCGGTGTTGTAGCCGCGACGTACTGGTGCATGTCATCTTGCACGTCTTTGTGTTTGTACGGCAGCCAATCGTCGTATCCGTACCGCTTTACCATCGTGTCGGGTTTGATCCACCTTTTGGCGACCGCGTCAGCGAACTCTTTAGACCCGACGAATTTGTAGGCGTGTCCGTCGAGGTAGGCCCACCACACCGTCTTGTCGTTCGCCACGCCCTTGCTGACCCGGCTGAAAGGGAGGTACTTCTTGGCGTCTTTGATCTGGTTCCAGTTTTGCTCACCTTGTACCCAAATCATGTCTTCGGGATGAACTTGGTTGATCCGGTACAACTGAACGATTTTGATGCCGTCCATTTGCACCGGGTTGACGCCGTCTTCTCGCGGCTTGTCGGGCCGGTACAACCAGAACATGCCGCGCTGGTCTTTTCGCTTGCCGCGTTCGCCGAGGCCACCCTTGATCGCGCCGTAAGCAGCACCGCCCAACGCGGCGGCGGCGAGTGCCGTACCGACGATTTCGTCCAGTTGCCGCTTCTCTTTCCCCCATTTCACGAATGATTCCATTTTGCCTCTTTGCAGAACAACACAAGCTCGCTAGTATATAGTCCGAAGGGTCACATTCTGCCCTGTTTCAACCGGAGGCAATCATGTCGAAGAAAAACCAATCAGCGAGGTGGCTTTGACCCTGTAAAGGGTCAGGAAACCCATTCCCAGGCTGCCTCCTGGCTTTGACCACGCCAACGAAATCATCCTCGAAGTCCTTTATGGCGAGGGTGGTACTGACTCGAAACTCTTCGTCACCGATCTCGGCGATCTCTACGTCAAATATGCCGCCCGCAAGGGTCTGGCGTGTGAGCTTTTGACCGAAGACGACGGACACGTCACCTTCAAGATCAAAGGCAAGAAAGCCGCGTGGCACTTCCGTCACGAGGCAGGCAAGCACTGCGTTCAGCGGGTTCCCCCGACCGAGCGTAACGGCCGGCGTCAAACGAGCTTCGTGAACGTCGCTATCCTGCCGATCCTTCCTGAGTACACGAAAGTGACACTCAGGGACAACGACCTCGAAGAGAAGTTCCAGACTGGGCGTCAAAAGGCCGGGGGCCAAAACGCGAACAAAGTCGCTTCCGCCGTGCGACTGAAGCACAAGCCGACCGGCCTCTGCGTGTTCATCAACGGCCGCGATCAGGGGCAGAACCGCGAGGAAGCTCGCCGCATCCTGACGGCCAAAGTGAACCAGCAGAAGATCGAGAAGGAACGCGCGGCCGAGGTCGGGATGAGGGAAGACTTCCTGAAGAATCGCGGACGCGGGGACAAGATCAGGACGTACAACTTCATCATCAACGAGGTGACGGACCACCGACTGGATCGTTCTTCCAAGAACATCAAGGCGGTGATGAAGGGCGATCTGGACGAAGTCATCGGATAATCGAGCCGAACAAGACAGAAGGCACGAGTTATAATGACTCGTGTCTTCTTTTTTTTGAGGTCGATATGACTACCGAAGAACTACTTGACCAGATTTCGGCGTACCTTCTGACGGAGAACGCCGAACTTCACGAGGAGTGGTCGGAGATGAAGAACACGGGCGGGAACCCGTGCAAAGTTTGGAATCAAAAACTGGAAGCTATCGGGATCGTGGATCAGGCGTCTTACGAGTGGCACCACGGCGAGTTCGGATTGCCGGTGCTGCACGAGATGTTCCACCGCGTGATTAACGCGAACCACCCGCCCCTCGTGGTTGTCGATTTCGATGACGGGAGCAACATGACGCAGACCTACGTCTTCGACCGGAAGAAGGCCGAAACTACTTTACAAGGCAAGCGATTTTGCGTATAGTGGCTAAATGGGAGATTGAGTGATGCCTACCAAAACCGAATACCAGAAACGCAAACAAAACAATCTCTGTTTACGTTGTGGTAAAACGCCATTGGATTCCAAAAACGTTTGTCAAAAGTGCATAGACAAGGCGATGGCGAAGTATGCCGCAAAAAAACAAGCAAAAGTTTGTGTAAATTGTAGTCGGCCCGCTCCAAATGGAGCCAGATGTGTCGAGTGCGCAAAGGTCCACAAAAAAGTTGCAGATCGAAGACGGATTACAAAAAGAAAAACATCAATTTGTTTGATTTGCCCGACTCAAACAAATGGCTCTGCCTATTGTGATTCTTGTTTGGCGAAGAATAGGGCCAAGTGTCGCCGGAAGCGAGAATCGGGATTGTGTCGCAATTGTTCCAAAAAGGCTATTCCGGGGAAAGCAAGATGTGAAGAATGCACGCAGACAAATCGCGAGAGCATTCTCAGACTCAGGGATAAAGTGTTCGCTGCGTATGGAGGGGCAAGATGTAATTGTTGTGGAGAAACGACAGTAGAGTTTTTGGCATTAGATCACATAAACAACGATGGTGCCGAACACAGACGAAGTTTGCGTGAGAACAGCGTCTATCGTTGGGTTAGTAAAAACGGGTTCCCTGCCGGTTTTCAGGTACTGTGCCACAATTGCAATTGGGGCAAACATATTTGTGGTGGAGTCTGCCCACATCAGAGGAAAATTCATGTCGAACATCATCAATGATCTGGTCCAGAAGAAACTTGCTCACCCACCTGCGTGGCTTAGTTCCAATACCCATTATCTAACGATGATGGGTTCGGTGGCCTACGGGGTGAGCAGCGACACGTCCGACATGGACCTGTACGGCTTTTGTCTGCCGCCGAAGGAAATCGTCTTCCCGCACTTGTCGGGGGAGATTTTCGGTTTCGGCACGCAGAAGAAGCGGTTCAACCAGTGGCAGCAGCACCACATCAAAGACCCGTGTGCGATGCAAGGGAAGGGACGGCAGTATGACCTCACGGTCTACAACGTGGTGGATTACTTCAATCTGTTGATGCAGAACAACCCCAACATGATTGACAGTATTTTCACGCCCGACAACTGCGTGTTGCACATCACGCGGATCGGCACGATGGTTCGCGAGAAGCGACGGATGTTCCTCCACAAGAAGTGTTGGCACACCTTCAAGGGGTACGCCTACGCTCAGATGAAGAAGATCCGCAACAAGGAGCGTGAGTCTTCGTCGCGGCGCGACCTGATCGAGAAGTACGGGTACGACTGCTATCTTGATTCCGAAACTGAATTTCTTACTGAAGCCGGCTGGAAGAAGTACGACGATGTGGAGGCCGACGATTCTCTGGCAGTGGTAGATCCGTCAACGGGGAAGATCGGATGGGAAAATTACACCGAACGCATCGACAAGCCTTTCTCCGGTCCCATGTACGTCGTAGAACCGGCGATGAGCAGGTGTGTGGTTACGCCCAATCACCACATGCTCGTTTCACCCGCACGTCGCTCGGAGGCGACTAACTTTTCATACCGTTATTTCGAGGATAAAGCGGACTGGAATTTGGTTCCTTTCTCAACCCTTATGACTGGATCGAGGTCGTGGTTTCACACACGTCGCCGTGTGGAAGGCAACTGCTTCGACTATTCCGGTGTCACCGACGAGTATTTGGTTTTGGCCGGTCTGTATATTGCCGAAGGCACCATCAACTTCAGGGATGGCAAGGTCAAGACCGCAAGACTGACCCAGACGCCGAATGGGAAGCAAGAGTTTTTCGAGATGGCTGATCGTATTGCTAGTGCCTTCGACATGAAGCGATACGACTACGACAAGGAAACAGTCTGGACCGTTGAGCGTGCTACCGCCGAAAAACTCTATACGGATTTCGGACATGGTTCTGGTAGCAAGAGGCTCCCTCTGTGGTGTTACAAGTTGTCCGAACGACAGGCTTCCATTCTTTGGAAGAATGCCTGTCTCGGAGACGGAACTCCTACGCCAAACGGCGAAGTCTACTACACCAGTAACGCTGCACTTGCTGGCGATGTGCAGGCTATGTTAACATGCGCCGGCGTACTGTGTTCTGTACGCGGGCCTTACAGTTACGAGCGAAACGATGAATGCTTCGGTAACTGTGACATGTATCAGGTGTATCGGCCTTCGGACCAGTACGCCTACTCCTGCGTAGATTTCAAGAACAGGATTCAGAAATCCGATGATGAGGCGACTGAGGTGACGGGCGATGTTCGTGTTGATGGCCTCCGTCATTTCACAGAAGATGACGACCCCAAAACAAGCTGGCCCATCAAGGAACGTATTGTTCAAGAAGAACGCATCGTGTGTTTCCAAGTCCCATCGGGAACTTTGATCACTCGAAGTAAGGGCCGAGTCGCCCTGCATGGCAATACGAAGTTCGCATACCACCTTGTTCGTCTGATGAACGAAGTGGAACAGATCATGGTCGAACACGACCTCGATCTGATGCGGAACCGCGAACAGTTGAAGCAGATCCGCGCCGGGTGCTGGACCGAGGAGCAACTTGAGGACTACTTCGCCAAGAAGGAAGTATCCCTCGAAGAGACGTACAACAAGAGCGATCTCCGTTGGGGACCGGACGAGCCGGCCATCAAGGAACTGCTCCTGAACGTGCTGGAAGAACACTACGGCAACCTCGACAAGTGCGTCATCCGTCAGGACGCGGTCGTGACTGCCCTCCGCAACGTGATCGGCGCGGCTGATGAAGCCCGCCGCGTACTGGAGCAGATCACATATGAAGAACCTGCTGAGGCGGGCGGCGAACAGTCTGAACAGGCTGTGGCACCGACTGAGTGATCCGTTTTTGGCGGGCGAGTATTGGCTCGTTGTCGAATACTCGCCCGCCAAAGATGCCATCTACTACTACACCTACTACGACGAAGCAGAAGCCCGTGAACACGCCGTTCGTTTGGGCAAGTCAGAATACTTCTGGTACTGGTGGAGCGGGATGTACGGATGGGCTTCGCAGGGTGTTGACATTTACCCGAAACCCAGATGAGGGGTTGCCGTGAACGACAAATTCGACCCCCGAAAGTACATCGAAGAACTCGCCTATCGTCTTTGGCAAGAGGCGGGCGAGCCTCCGAACAGTGCTTTGCATTTCTGGTTGGAAGCCGAACGGCAATTCGAGCGAACGACCGGCTCCGGTCGCGGCCCGCAAGGTCGTCAATAAACGCAATTCGGATCACTATGATAGGTTTGTCGCCGCCCTTCATAGTGAGAACATGGAAACACCAGAAACATTCGGCCCGCCTATCGTTCCGTCTTCCATAGACGAACCCGAACAACGGCCGTTGGCCGTCGCGCTCGTTTTTGACATCTCCCGTTCGGCCTACGGCAATCAGCGTGTTGTGGATCTGTTCAAGTCCGCGTTGGTGAAAAAGTTCGCCAACATGGAGTACGACAACGTTCTTTTGCTCGGCAACGAGCTACACGAAGATCCGGGTCACGCCGTCGCCGCGATCAGGGAGTACAAGAACCCCGTCCGACGTTTTAACCAAATGCTCGGCGAAGCCGTTCGGTCGCTGATGCACATCGACCGTTTTTACGTTCGCCGTCTGGTGGTCGTGACCGATCAGTTTGCACAGCCCGATTTGACGATTGTCGAGTCGGCGATCAACAAGAACCAAACGTCAATGTCCGACATTGACTTCTACTGTTTAGCCTTCGGGCCGCAGTACGAGCGTGCGGTCGCCAACTGTAGTTGGGACATTTTCCGCCACGCCGAACCACAAGACATCGAAGCCGCAGTAAACGAGGTGTGCAGTTGAACACAACACAAAGAGTACGAATCAAGAAAGAGAATGTTGAAGTCGATGGTTTCGTGGGGCTGGAGTCCACGATCAAGCACCCCGTTTTCGGTCGCAGTCCTGTTGACATCATCGTCCCGTTCCACGGGCAATACAAGCGACTCATTACCTTGATCGAGAGCGTTTTGAGGGTGCGGAGCAACCCGTATTTGCTCACTCTGGTGGATGACGGTTCGCCCAATCCGGGCTTCCTCAAACAACTGGAGAAAGTCCCCCAACTCAACCGGATCAGGTTGGATGAACAAGTCGGTTTCGGCGCGGCTCTACAGGCCGGCTTTCAAGCGACCAAGCAACCGTTCGTCATGTTCATGCACAGCGACTGCGAAGCCCTCGACCCTTCTTGGATGTTGAGCCTCGGTCAAACCCTGATCGAACTAGAAGAAAAAGGCGTCGGGATGGTTTCGGCACGCTCGGACAATCCGTTTTGTGATGACACGCGGTTTGAAGGGAAGCTGAATTCTACCTCCGAACACGTCATTCTTGAATCGGGCGAATCCATGCCGCTCTACTGCGCCATGTGCCGACGCGGACTGTTCAACAAGATCGGAGGGTTCATCAAGAGCTATCCGTTCGCAATGTACGAGGACCAAGAGTTGTCGTACCGAATGGGCGTCCACGGCGTCAAGCAGGCGATCAGCGGGACCAGTTGGATCAAACACCACGCCAATGCCACTATTAGTGAAGTTTCGCGATCTAACCCGTTGGCTCTGGGGCAGATGGAGAAGAACTACGACCGCTGTGTCGCGGACATGAAGGCTTGTTTGCCCAAAAAGTGATGACGCGGGCTATATACCTGTACGAGCTAGGCCAGCTTTACAAGGAGAAACCATGCGTTGCAAAAAGCCTGACGGCACTTTCACGAACGCGACTTGGTTGGTGTTTTACCCGACCTGTCCGAGAACCAATGTCAACCACCTCTGCAACCAGCTTGCGGGTGCTTACGTTGCGGCTGTCACCGTGTGCGGTCAACGACTGTTCCGTTGATCTGCGATCTGGAAACAAGAAGACCCCGGCTACCGGAAGCCGGGGTTTTTCGTTTTCCGTCGTGACAAACAGCGAATTTCGGTCTAGAGTGTCCGTCGTGACTATCTCGCCGTCAAACCGCGTCCGGGGTTCGTTGTGCTGCCAAACAATCTGCTCGACCAAGTGAGGAAGACACTTGGCGAAAATTCCCACACCCAGAAACTAAGGATCACCGCCGACGACGAAGACGGAGTTCTCGTGTTACGCGGATCGGTTTCTAGTTATTACCTGAAGCAGATGTCACAAGAATCAATTCGGGGTTTGCTGGACGATTATGATCCGCGCCCCGTTCTCCGCAACCTCATTGAAGTAAACGGGAATTGACATGTCAATTGACTTCGTTTATCCGCCTCGAAATTCGCCTTCCATTTCATAGATACCTTCGACAATAGGGTCTATGAAATGGAGGAAGTGTGTCTTACTTCAAAGAACGACGTGATCGTCTTTACAGTGCTGGTTTGTGTGTCAATTGTGGAGTTTCGCCACACACTGCCACGGCAAAGATGTGCGATGAGTGCGGGATCAAAGCAAGGGCTGCTTCCAATGCGTGGCGTGTGGCCCACCCAGATAAGTGGAAAAAGCTGAAGAACAACAACGCCAAAAAACGGCGAAACGAAACAAGGTTGGAACTGCTTAAAAAGCTCGGTGGCAAATGTGTCTGTTGTGGCGAGGAAAGAGAGCAGTTTTTGCAGATAGACCATGTCAACCGGGACGGTAGTCGGCATCGAAAGGAATGTCATAACCGTGTTGTCTTGGACTTGCTGAAGAATCCAGACAAATACCAAACAAGGGTGTTGTGTGCAAATTGTCACTTTGCCATAACCGTATATGGAGCCTGCCCTCATGAGTCTTCTGAATGAGTATGTCTTCCCGCCTCGTCCGGGCGGCAGTATTACGGCCGGCGACCTGTCATATTACGAAAAGACTGGTCAGTGGCTGGTACAGCCGAAGTTCAACGACACCCGCCTGCTCACGCACATTCGGCCCGATGGAACCGTGGTTTTCTGGACCCGGCACCGCACTCGGCCCACCAAATTTGACGCCGCTGGCTTCAGCATCGAAGTCCTGAAGCACCTCAATCTCGCGCCGGGCCAGGAATACTGGCTCGACGGCGGCGTGATGAATCGCGAGAAAGACGCGGGTGGCGAATTGGTCTTTTTCGACGTTCTGTGCGTCGGGAAGTACCTGTTTCTGAAGGGCCAAGAGGACCGACTTGCTGCCCTGAGTACAATTTGTCACAACCCGGAGACGTTCAACGAACAGGGAACGGCTCTGAAGATCGGCGGGCGACTGTACATGGCCCCGATTTTCCGTAAAAACTTCTCCGAACGTCTCAAGTCGCTCTTGACAGTCAGCTACATTGAGGGCTTAATGCTCAGAAGATGTAGCTCGCAGCTTGACAACTACGGTGTCAAGCAATACGAGGCTTCTTGGATGAAGCGTTGTCGAGTGAAATAGTCTGCAATCCATCGGCTACGGCTGATGTTCAGGCAGAAGCGTTGCCGGATCAAGTAATTCTCACCACGCTCACGAGGAACGTACCATGTCCGCGAAACTGGCCGAAGGCATCAAGCACGTCTACGGGACGCTCTACGAGATCCCCCACGACATCATCATCATCCCGAAGAAGGGTGAAGAGGGCGCGAACATCCGCTACCTCTCCGGGGACGACAACAGCCTCGGCGTGGGTTTCGAGAAGCCCGCGATGGACCGGCTCTACGAGTCGATCAAGAGCAGCGGCCTCCACAACCCGCTCATCTGTCGGTGGATCACGGAGGGCGACGAGAAGACCGTCAAACTGGTTGACGGGGAACGTCGCTGGCGGAACGTCGAACGCCTTCTGGTTAAGGACGAGAAGGTCTACGACCCGGCCACCAAGAAGATGGTCCCGGCGAGTGAACTCTACGGCAAGTTGTTGGTCCGCGTCTACGACGCCGCCGACGACAAGGAAGCCATCCGCCTGTCCTACCAAGAGAACCACAGCCGCGTGGCTTTCAACGACAAGGTGGACATCTCGCTGGTCAAGCAACTCCGCGACAAGGGTTTCAAGGACGAGGAGATCCTCGACATCACCGGCCAGAAGTCGGACTGGCTGCGTGACACGGACAAGCTGATCGCCGCGTTGGAACAAGACCCCGACACGCTGGACGCCCTGTCCCACGGTGTCATCCGCCGTGACGCGGCCCTGATCTTCATCGGGATCGAGGGCAAGGAAGAACGCAAGGACGCCATCAAGATCGCCACCGACTACGCCGACAAGCAGTACAAGGCGAAGATGGAGAAGCTCGACAAGTCCATCCGCCGCGCCCGGCTACAGAAGGACGAAGCGGCTACCGCCGAGGCAATCGCGGGTGCGAAGGGTGACGACACGGCCAAGAGTGCGGCGAAGGACAAGAAGGACGCGGCGGCACAGCGGATCGATGACAAGACCCGCGAGAAGACGGAAACCAAACCCGAAGTCGGTAAGCGTGGCGCGAAGAAGGCCGCGAAGAAGAAGTCCGGTGGCGCTCGGCCGAACGACGGGCCGAGGGCGATGAGCAACAAGAAGATCACGAAAGAGTTCATCGAACCCTACGACAAGCTGATCAAGGCTCGCGGCGTGCCGGAAGGCGAAACCGACATGGCGTGCCACCCAGACGTTCTCAAGGCGTTCCGCGACGTGGCGAAGGCCATCGCGACCAGCGACGAGGGTCAGGCACTGCGGGTGGCGAAGAAGTGGTACAAGCACTTCGTGCTGTACGGCTTCAAGGGCAGCAAGTAAACAAAACGGGAACACCCGGCAAAACGCCGGGTGTTCCCGTCTACATAATGACTGATGATGTACCTTTGCCCCTTCTGTGGCAACCAACTCGACCGCGAGCTTCGTGACGGCATCGCGGACTGTTACCACTGTCATCGAGTCTTCGACTCCTGCAAGTACAACCAACTCTCTTCTGCCGCCTGGGTCTTGCAGAAAAACCCACACGTCGATCTCGACCGCTTCATCTACATGACCAAGTTGTCGCGTGAAGACGCCATCTTCGTGTACGCCTTCATGGTCGATAACTGTTACTCTCACGAAGAGTTTCAGAAGTACCTGCGGACTTTGGGACTGGCTAAAAAGATCGCTTGCGAACTTGAAGGGTCCGCGATACCATCTACTTGACGACCGATGACTGGTCGATTGACTTCCACATGACGTGTACTCCTTCCGAGGGCCGTCATGAAGATCCAAGTTCTGGTCGGGATGATCGCGTCCGGCAAATCGACCTACGCGAAGAATGCGGCGCGGTCGGGCCTTCTGTGCGTCAACGACGACGCCATAGTCAACATGCTGCACGGCGACGACTACTCGCTCTATAGCACCGCTCTCAAGCCACTCTACAAGACACTCGAAAACACCGCGATCTCCACCGTACTTGCGATGGGGAAAACAGTCGTCGTTGACCGTGGGCTGAACGTGAGCTTGGAAGGGCGTCAGCGGTGGCTGGCTCTCGCCAAGAGTTTCGATGTTCCGTGCGAGGCGGTCGTCTTCGACCACGACGGCGTCACGACACACGCCGAACGTCGCGCCAAGTCCGACTCTCGCGGTCACGACATCGAATACTGGAAGCGTGTCGCTTTCATCCACAATTCCGTCTACAAAATGCCCACCGTCGAAGAGGGGTTCGATAAAATCCATCGGATCTCTTTCGATGAAATCACAGCCGGGAAGGTAATCCAATGACCGCACGCTCACTGTCGGGTCGGCCAGTCGCGGACTCCATCGAAGCAGAAATCGCCGTAGAAACGCGGCGATTTCTGCTTGAAGAGGGTCGCAAACCTTATCTCGCAGTCGTAGTCGTTGGGAACGACCCGGCCAGTCAGATCTACGTCAACAAAAAACGAGAAGCCTGCGAGCGGGTCGGCGTCCACTGTTGTATTCACCACTTGCAGACGACGGCAGACTTGATTGCCAAACTCGACAGTCTTTCGGAAAACGACGGGTGCGACGGGATCATTCTGCAACTCCCGCTGCCCGGCGGCGAAAGCCCGGCACCGTACTTCAATCACATCGTCTCTTCCAAAGACGTTGACGTTTTCTCCCCGACGAGCGTCGGCCTGTTGGACCAGGGCAGGTTCGACTGGGAGCCGTGTACCCCTTCGGCCGTGATGCGGATTCTCAAACACTACGAAATCCCTACGGCCGGCAAGGAAATGGTGATTTTGAATCGCAGTTGGGTGGTGGGTCGCCCGCTGATGGGGATGGCGGTACACAAAGGGGTGGACGCGACGGTCACGGTGTGTCATGATATGACTCCCGCCGCGAGTACGGCGCGGCACTGTCGCGAGGCCGACATCATCGTCGTGGCGGTCGGTAAACCGGGGTTTCTGACTTCTGACATGGTGCGACCGGGTCAGACGGTGATCGATGTCGGGATCAATCGCATCGACGGCAAGGTGGTCGGAGACGCCGCCGCATCGGTGGCCGAGGTAGTTGAAAACTTGACCCCCGTTCCCGGTGGCGTCGGGCCGGTCACGGTCGCGTGTCTGATCGAGAATGTCGTTCACGCCGCTTCTATTCGTTCCAAACGTAGTTGAATTATGCCGGACACATTCACAGATTGCAGAACGACCGAGGGCGTGACTGTTGGTTTGGTTGACGCTTTGATTTCGATTGCAAGAGTCCTAGCAAGCAGACATTTGACTTCACCCGAAGTAACCGAAGCTTTGTGTGATTTGGCCGACGACGAGGACGTTCAACGTTTGTTTACCAAAGCTTCTGAAGTTGCTTCTATCCGCAACCGGAGGTAATGCCGTGGGCATCAAGATTTTCGGTCTGGACTCTTCAAGAGACTACGCGGCCAAAGTCGCCGCCGAGGTCGGAGTTCCGCTCTCGAACAAAGTCGAAGACTACTTCGAGGACGGCGAGGCGACTCTTCGCAGCGAGGTGAACGTTCGCGGTCAGGACGTTTACGTTGTCGGCTCTCTGCACACCTGCGAAAAGGAACGGGTCGCCGACAAGATCGTGAAGATGCTGATGTTCATCGGCTCGCTGCGTGACGCATCCGCCAGACGCATCACCGCCGTCGTGCCGTACCTCGCCTACCAGCGGCAGGACCGCAAAACGGTCAGCCGTGCGCCCATCGTGACCAAGTACCTCGCGAAGTGGCTGCAATCCGTCCAGCTTGACCGGCTGCTGACGATTGACACCCACAGCCTTCAAGCCCTTCAGAACTCTTTCGACAAGACGATCACCGACCACCTCGAAGCCAAACGGCTTCTGGCGACATACGTTGCCGAAAACATCACCAACCCTGACCGCATCTCGGTGATGTCGGCCGACATCTCGGCGATGAATCGCGCCAGACTGTTCCGCAACGTGTTGGCGTCCATCTTCGTGGCACGCCGTGTGCTTCCGCCGGACTTCGAGATCCCGCTGTGCGTGATGGACAAGACGCACGTCGGCCGGGTGATCGAGGGACACATGATCGTGGGCGACGTGAAAAACCGAGACGTGATCATCGTGGACGACATGATCGCCAGTGCCAAAACGATGGCCGAAGCTCGAAAAGGCGTACTGGACAATCAGGGTCGCGTCTGGGGTGCGTGTGCCACCCACGGCCTTTTCGTGGGCAAGGCGAACGAAAATCTGGCCGGGTTCGACCGGATCATCGTCAGCGATTCGGTGCGAGCCGGCTACCGGCTCAACCCGCAAAACGCCCAAAAACTCGTCACGATTTCAACGGCCAAACTGTTCGCGGACGCCATCAAACGCATTAACGAGGAAGGTTCGATCAGTGACTTGCTGTCCTGACGGGCCGAATAACTGGCAGATTGCCTTCACAAATCCGCCGGTTTTGTCTATACTGACCGCACCTGATTTGGAGCGCATCGCCTGGAGAAAGACATGAACATGACAGCCGACGTTAGCGTCCAAAGGGCGCGACTGGCAGAACTCAAGATACAAGAAGCCGAGCTTCTGATGGAGGCTGCCAACATCGAACGCGATCTCGCCGCAAAAGAGGGCGAGATCCTCAAACTGCGTGGTCAGATCGAACAACTGACACGCGGCCTATCCCACCTCGCATACGGCCCTGTGACGCCCCGCGTGGGGAGTGAGGTGATCGTCAAGGCCGAAGTGACCGGCAACGCGCCGGCGACAAAGACCAAGAAGCACGGGCGTCCGCGACTCTCCGACATCGAGAACGCCGGTGGTTCTTCATCCCAACCGTCGCTCGGTGCGGTGATCGAAAAGATCGTCAACGAGTCCAACGGTGTGTCGAAGCCCGAACTCGCGACCAAGATCCTCGCGAGCGGCTACGTCAGCCTGTCCGACGACTTCGAGACGATGATCGATCAGGCGATCTACCGTCTGAAAAAGAAGGACAAGATCTACCGCCACCCGGACAGCCTCTTGTTCTTCAAGAAGGAAGCTGCGTAACCGTTCTTATTTCGCAGCCGCGTCGATCTCCACGCTCGAACGCATTAGGTTCGCCACGTTCTCTTTGCAGAACCCGAACCCGGTGCGTTCGATGAACTCGTAGATGACCCCGGTGAGTGCGTGCGGGGTCGAGAACACCTGCGTTAGACCTTCGCAGTGAAACGGCTTTTCGCTGCTGAAGGTTCCCCACCCTTTTTCTGCCCATTCTTTCATTTTCCCTTCAACACTCGGCACCTGATACGCCAAGTGGTGTATCCCGCCGATCCCACCGCGAGCCGCTACCCATTGTCCAACAATGCTGTTCGGCGTCCCGTCAGACACGAAGATTTCCGGTGCCATGTGATAGTCGATGTTCACGGTCGGCAATGCCAGATATGCGTCTATGCTGATGCCGAGGTCGTCTCTGATGCAGTCGGGGTGTGTCGCGAGGGATTGATGGACCCACGGAGCGTCGGCGACTTTTTCCGGCGGTTCTAGCGCGATACAGAGGCACTGGTCGCCGCCGCCGAAGTCAATTGTGAACTCTTGTTGGAGCTTGTACCCGAATGCGTCCATGAAGAACTGGGCGGTCTTTTTGCGGTCTGCGGTTCGGTAAGCAATATGATCCAGTCTCATCTTTCCTCCTGTTGGGGTTTGACTCTATTATGAAGAGAGAAACACCGGAGGAAAAATGTCACAAGCTCGGATCGAAGCGGAACTCGCGATTGCCTCGGCATGTCAAAAACCTGCCGAGATCGACGTAATCATGGTGGTACACAACCAGCCCGAACTCACCCAGAACGCGATTTCTTCACTGTCGCAAACGACGCCCAATTACCATCTGTACGTCTACGACAACGGGTCTGACCAAGAGACGGTTGACGTTCTGAAGAAGGCCGATTTACGCGGCGGCAGAATAGTGAGGGGCGAAAGAAACATTGGCTTCCTTTTGCCCAATAACTTGCTTGCGAAGGAGGGGAAAAGCCCCTATATTGTCCTTCTCAATAACGACGTGTACTGCTTGCAGGGTTGGTGGGAACCGCTGATCGGTTGTCTCCAAAACTACCCCGAAGTCGGCGCGACGGGCTACCTCGGAGGGTATCTGAACACTCAAGGAGTGGGAACCTCGCCGGCATGGGGGTACGATGTGGACTACATCTCCGGTTGGTGTCTGGCCTTGCGCCGCAAGGACTACGAGAAATTCGGGTTGTTCGATGCGGAACACCTCGAATTTGCCTACTGTGAAGATGCCGATTTCTGCTTCCGATTGAGAGAAGCAGGACTCACCACATACGCCTTTGGCCTCGATCTTGTCTGGCACAAAGGCCACGCAACATCAGGAAACATCGATCCGCAACTACTCGGAGGTCCGTTCGCGCGTAACCACGCTTACATAAGAAACCGCTGGCAAAAGTATCTTGGCCGAAGTACGAGTGGGCTATACAACCCCCTCGCTAATTGTTAAACTCTGTCATCCAATGGAGATGGACCAATGGCAAAAAACCGCAAGAACAAAGTCGCAGAACCGCACTGCGACTTCTGCAAGCAACCCAAGTCCGAATGCGGGGGCCACCTGATCGAAGGGCCGGGTTCTCTAGGCAACGGGCGCAACAGCGGGGAGGACACCGTCTGGATCTGCCCCACCTGCATCGGCACCTGCGCTGCGATGCTCAACAAGGCCGGGATTGAGTTCGCGGCCAAAGAGGAAGAGAACGCTCCGCTGCCGGCTCTCAACGTCCCCGACCCGCGTGAGATCAAGAAACATCTCGACAAGTTCGTCATCGGTCAGGACCATGCCAAGCGGATCATGGCGGTGGCCGTAGCGAACCACTACAAGCGGCTCGTTTCGACACCCGGCGACTACCTGAAGGATGTCGAGATCGAAAAGAGCAACATCCTGATGGCCGGGCCGACCGGCAGCGGCAAGACCCTGCTCGCCCGCACCCTCGCGAAGACGCTCAACGTGCCGTTCGCCATCGGTGACGCCACCGCGATCACTGAAGCCGGCTACGTCGGTGAAGACGTGGAGAACCTGTTGTTGCGACTCATCCGCGCGGCAGACGGCAATCTGGTGGCGGCACAACGCGGCATCCTCTACATCGATGAGATCGACAAGATCGGCCGCACCAACCAGAACATGAGTTTGACCCGCGACGTGTCGGGCGAAGGTGTTCAGCAGAGCCTCCTGAAGATGATCGAGGGGACTATTTCCAACGTCCCTCCGCAGGGCGGGCGGAAGAACCCCGAAAGCAACTACATTCAGTTCGACACCAGCAACGTGCTGTTCATCTGCGGCGGCACGTTCTGCGGCCTGAGCGACATCGTGAAACGCCGCGTCGGACGCGGGTCGATGGGGTTCCTCGCGCAGTCGAAGTCGGGTGAACTGACTGACGATGAACTGCTGCGTCAAGTCACCACCGAAGATCTCGTTGAGTTCGGGATGATCCCCGAATTCATCGGCCGGCTGCCCGTCCGCACCTCGCTCGACAAGATCACCGAAGACGGGCTGATCAAGGTTCTGACCGAGCCGAACAACGCGATCATCAAGCAGTACCAGAAGATCTGCCACATGGACAGCGTTTCGCTCAAGTTCGATGACGACGCCGTCCGCGAGATCGCCAAACAAGCCCTCGAACGCGACACCGGGGCGCGTGCCTTGCGGGGCGTCGTGGAAGAAGTCATGCTGGACCTGATGTTCGACATCGCCGACCACAAGGGTAGCGAGATCGTCATCACCGGCGAACGGGTTCGTCAAAAGAAGGCGGCGTGACATGTCGGACGTGATCGCGACGTTCAAGAAAACTGCGGATGGCCTTATCGACCACGATGGGGTCTATCCCAACTTCGTCGTTTACGAGGCTGAGAACGGCTCTGCGAACGTCGAGTTCGTGGAGCGTTGCGAGCCGATCATGGTGATGTGCCGCGCCTTCGACAAGATCCACAACCTCAAGTCGAAGAAAGTCGTTTTTTGCATCGACCGCTACACCGATCCCGAATTCGGGATCGACACAAAAGATTTCCTCGCCGTGTACTACTGGGACGAGTCCGCTTGGAAGTTCGGCGTCCTCGAATACGACGACGGCAAGACCCGTGAGATTCGGTGGGACCACGCCGCGTGGGGCAAGTGGCACAAGCGTTTTGGCGACGAGATCAAACAGGCTATGATGCAGTTTCTGAAGGTGCGGTCATGAAGTTCCACACGCCACGCAAGAGGGTTACTGAGCGGGTGCCGTGCGCCGAGTGCGGCACCAAGCCGTTCACCCCGTACATGATCCAAGACGACCTTTGGAAGAAGGTCGCCGGTAACACGAGCCTGCTTTGTCTTTCTTGTTTCACCAAGAAGCTAGGCAGAAAATTGAAGTTGGATGACTTCAAACCGTGCCAACTGACTAATTTGATCATGTTGGGGAATTCGATTGGCACCGGAGAAGAAATCGACATGACCGAAGGCTACAAAGACGAGCCGGCGAAGGTTCACTTTCGGATGATCGGGGACGTTCACGGCGAACTCTTGGAATACATCAAGCTCGCGAAGGGGGCCGAATACTCGCTGCAAGTCGGCGACCTCGGCTTCGACTGCATGGGGCTGGAACAGTACCTGTCTCCGCAGCACCACTTCGTCGTGGGCGGCAACCACGACAACTACAACACGCTCAACGACGGCGAGACGTTCTACGATCAGCCGCCGCACTACCTCAAGGACTTCGGAAGTCTGGAACTGCCCGGCGTCCCGAAACTGTTCTACGTTCGCGGCGCACGCAGCGTTGACAAGGACCGCCGCACGGCCGGTCACGACTGGTGGCCTCACGAGGAACTGAACTACCGCCGGATGACCGACGCCATCACCGCCTACAACGAGGCCAAGCCCGATTTTGTGGTGAGCCACGAGTGTCCGGCGTTTCTGGTCAACGAGGTGACGCGGTGGAAAGTGCCGCTGCGTCCGAGCAGTACGGCCTTTGCACTGGAGTCGATGTTCGAGAACCACCAGCCGAAGGTGTGGATTTTCGGACACTTCCACAACGACTGGTCGATGGAGTTCAAGGGAACCTATTTCCGCTGTCTCGACATCCGCACCACTTACGACCTGACCTTCCCATTTGGGATCGATGAGTTCGTCTCTGGTGGCAAGATCACGAGTTTGAACATCGGGGGCAAATGAAGCGATTCTGGGCCGCACCGCTGAACAAGGCGGCATTCTCGGCGGGGGTAAATTGGGTGTCGCACGTTAAGCGACACAAGCTATTGCCACTCGTTGTCGATCTGGGCATGGACGACGATCAGGTGAAAGAACTCGTTGCCGAGAAGGTGACGGTGCTGTCGGTCGGTCCCAAGTCGCACTTCGATGTTTGGGGCGAGCTTTTGAATCTTGATTTCGGCGTACTTTTGTACTCTTCGCCGGGAGATTTGTTCGACCCCACAAAGGCGATGCTGAACGGCGAGGACCACATGGTTTTTGCCAAGTGGCCGGCGGATAGCGAATACTACAATCTCTGTGGAGCGATTGTTTCGGTGCTGGCTCGCGCAAAGACCGCGATCCACATTGAGAAGAAAGTGGCAGAGACGCAGGGCGGGATCGCCTGCCCGGTACGGGTTTGTGGGCCTGCCTATTTGTGGCGGGCGATGGTCGGGATGACGCGGTTCGTCCGCGCCGGCCAGCCGCACCCGTCGAACCAGTGGGAGCCGTTGGCCGTCAATCTGTTTGCGGCCGAGTATCCCGAATACACACTGCTCGAAAGTTAAGAGGAAAGATGGCGAAGCACTTACTGTTCGTGTACGGCACTTTGAAAAAGGGTCACACCCGCCACAAGGTCATCGGCGACCAACGGTACTTGGGGACAGCCGTCCTCAAGCCCAATCACAAGATGATCTACCTCGGCGGTTTCCCCGCACTCGTTCCGGCTCTTACCGGCGAGGGCAGCAAGGTTCGTGGCGAACTTTACGAAGTTGACGACAACTGTTTGGTGGAAGCTGACAAGGTCGAGGGCGTCGATCACGGTCTGTTCAAACGCGACCCGTTGGAAATCGAATCCCACGTTCCGATGATGCTCCCCACCCAACAGACCACGTTCAACAAGCTTGAGAAAGGCGAGGTCCAGGGTTACGTCTACGCTCGCGAGTATGGCAATGCTCGTGACTGTGGTGTTTTTTGGTTTTGACTGAGAAAACACCCCCTTCATCTCTTGCGTCAGTTCCCTTCAAGTGGTTATAATGCCGCTATCGAGGAGGGAACGTACATGGTCGCAACACTGCCTGTTACCGATGCTCGCAAGCGTGCTGACGCCCTTCGGGGGGTTCTGGACTCCCGTTGGAAGGTGTTCTCTCACCCGGACTTCGACCGGCCGAAGATGGAGCGGAAGATCGTGGCCGACATGCCCGATCTCGCCTCCTACGAGGCGAAACGGGGTGAAGTCAAGAAACTCCGTCTCGCCAACACCGACAGCGAGATCCTGCCGTTCTACCAAGAGCCGTTGCTCTCGAAGGCTCAGGAACAGCACCTGTTCCGTAAGATGAACTTCTTCAAGTACAAACTGGAGAAGACGGTGCGGTCGCTCCACCCGTCGCACCCCAGTCTGGTGAAGCTCGGATTCGCCGAGTACCTGAACGTCAAACGGAACGCCGTGAAGCAGCACATAGTTTGCTGCAACACGCGGCTGGCCTCTCAGGTGCTGCGGCGGTACGGCGATTACTGCCGTCAACGCGGTCTGGCGACCGACATGTTGAGCGAGGCGTACCTCAACATCGTCCGCGCCGTGGACTGTTTTGACTGGACGAGGGGCTTCAAATTCAGTACCTATGCTACATGGGTTCTGATCAACAACTTCAGCCGCGACCTGAGCGGCGAACGTAAGTTCACCGAGAACTTCGTCACGGGTTTTGACGAATCCATCTACGACGACAAAGAAGACAATCGCGATGAGGTGGATCGGGTCTATACTGAGAAGCACGAGGACAACAAGGTCCGGGCCGAAAAACTGATCGGCCTGCTCGACAAGCCGGAAGACGAGCGAAAACGTTCCGTCATCGAACGTTTCTTCGGTATCGGCGGTGAGAAAAAGACCTTGCTCCAGATCAGCGAAGAGATGGGGCTGACGAAGGAGCGGGTCCGTCAACTTCGCGAACGCGGTCTAGAAGAGATCCGCGAGCGGATGGCGGAAATGGGATGGACGGACGAACTCAACTGAGGTCAAGATGAACACGCAGCTAACCGACAAGGAATTCTTAGCTCTCGCCCGGTCATTCGACGCCGGGCCAGAGCCGATGATCAACGGCTACCTCTGGACCGAAATGGGCCAGTTCGCGGACGGCGACCACCACAACATGATGGTGGAGTATCGTGGCAACGGCAAGTGGGCCATCAAGGTCGGCGGTTGCACTCTCGACATCCACGGGGAGCGACAGTACGAAGGCATGAGCAGCAGTCGCACCGACGAGTACCTTGCCGAAAACAGGTACGTTTCGGCCCGCGAAGCTCTGGAGATCGCCGGTCACTATCGCGACCGTGTGACTTGGGCGATCCTCGAAGCCCGGAAGACCGACCCGAAATCGACGCATTGGGGCGACTCTGACGACCACGTCATCTTCCGCGCCACCGCACTGGCCTACGTCGCACACCGTGGACAGGTCCGCAAGTACAGTGAACCCGGACAAGAACCGTCCCCGTACATCAACCACCCGGCGGCGATTGCTTCGGTGACCGAAAGCTGGACTATCGCCAAGAAGAAGTCGGAACAGCGGCGGCTGATGGTTTCGGCGGCGTGGTTGCACGACGTGATCGAGGACTGCCCGGCCGAGTTCGCGGGCCGCATCAAAGAACTCGGTCAGGACATCTACACGCTGGTCAAGGAACTGACCAATCCGAGTAAGGGGTCGAAGCTCAACCGCGCCGCCCGCAAGAAGATGGACCGCGACCACCTGAAACACGTTTCGTGGCAGGCTAAGGTCATCAAGTTGATCGACCGTCGATCCAATTTGATGGAGATCCACGGGCAACCGGCCGAACCGGACTTCAAGCGGCTCTACGCCCGCGAAAGTCTGGAACTGCTGGAAGCTCTCCGCAGCCCCGACACCGCCGATCTCGAAGAGGAATTGGAGGTCTGGGCGCGGGCGTTGCTAGAAACGAAGGGCTGAGATGAACGTCTGGTTCCTCCCTTGTAACGAGACGCCCTTCCTCAACCGCGATCACCCGGTCTTCCTGGCAATCAGGGACCGGGTGCTTGGCTGTGACGACTACCGCATCCTGCTCGAACACTTCGGTTGGGTGACTTACCACTCGTGCTTCAAGACGAAGGAAGAAGCACAGGAAGAACTGTTCCACAAGTACGAGGTTTACTGGCTCGATCAGGGGTTGCCCCTGGTCGCAAAACGGAGTACCCTGTTTGGGTATTTCAAACATCTGGGCAAGCCAGAGGTCATGTTGCCCTGGTTCGATTTGGACAGCGTTCTGCGAGATCCCTATGCCGAAACCACAGATTGATCCCGAACTTCTCGCGGGCTGGAACCAAGAACTCAGTGCCGCCGAGGTACAACTCGAACATCTGGTCGTCAATCCGGTGCTTCACGCCAAGCTGCACGAGATCGGGTTGGCCGGCAAATGGCTCAAGCACGTTCTTGTTTCCGACAACACGCCACCAGACAAGGTGACACAGTTTTTTGCACTGTTCTGCCAGAAGGCGTTCGGCGTACAAGACGTGTGGGAACTCGCGGTCAAAACCTTCGACGCCCACCACAAGTTCCAAGAGTTCAAAAAGAATCCACCCTACACAACAGTCGAAGTCCCCCTCGCCGAACGGGACGAACTGCTCGAACGACTGACCCGCGTTCATTCCGAATAAAAAGCGCTGAAGACCTTTACAAACTGCTCCGAAGTGTCGATATTGACTCCATAATCGACACACGCACTCGGAGCAGATCATGGGCCTCAAACTCGACAAGAACGAATTCCCTGCCAATCACGTCGCCGAAGACTTCCAGTGCTTCGGCCCGCCCGCTCTGAAGGACGGCGAGTTCGACACCGTGAAGATCGCCGACCTCGGCTGTTTCACCCAAGACGGCAAGGACAGCAACAAGTATTACCACTGCGCTGTAGTCAAGTCTCGCAAGACCGGCGAGTGGGGCGTCTACAAAGAGTGGGCGCGTACCGGCTCCAAGAATCCGAACTTTCAGTTCGTGATGTGTTCGAGCGAAGCCGAAGCCCAACGCGAATTTGCCTCCCAACTTCACGAGAAAAACGACCGTCGCGGCGAGTGGACCGTCGTCGGCGGCATCCGCGTCCTCCGCGCCAAAGCGGGCAAGGATTGCTACCTCGTTCGCGCACAAGCGACCCGTTCAACCGGACTGCCCGACGCCAAGTGCATCAAGGCCAACGACGGCGCACCCAAGCCCGTGGCGGAAGCCAAAAAGACGGACGCTGCCCCGACAACTGCCAAGCGGCGTTCGGACACTCATACCCTTTCGTTGCTCCGCGATTTGGGGCAGGCGACGGTGAGCTACACCCGTGGCAGCATGGCCGACAGCAGCCTGCCGACCCAGACCGCCATTGACGAGGCGCGGAGCTTCCTCGGCGAAGCCAAGAAGCGGCTGAAGGTAGTCGGTCCCAACGAAGATGATCAGGTGAAGGACAAGGCTCTCGTTGACTTGACGAGTCTCATGTACGGTCGCATCCCGAAAAAGAAGGCTCTGCACTGCCCGCCGAAGGACTGGATTCTCAGTGCCGGCAACATCGGCGCGTGGGAACTCGACCTCGATGCCTTCGAGTCGGCTCTCCACACCGAGCAACAGACGGAACAACAGGTTTCCGACCCGCTCGACGGCCAACCGTTCTTCCTCGAATGGATGGACCCGAAGTCGAAGGAAGGGGACTGGCTGTACAAGTGGTGGCCGAACGCCACCCGCAACCGCCACGGTCACGTCGGCTCGATGAAGATCAAAAACCTCTGGCGGGTCGAACGTTTCGGCGACCGCGACCTGATCGAGAAGTCGCAGACCGCGATCCTCAAGAGTAAGTTCTCGATCACCGAGAGGGCTTTGCACCAGCCGAAAGAACGCGCGGACCTCGCCGAGAAGGACTTCCAGCGGTATCGGGACACGAACACCGCGATGTTGTTCCACGGCACGCGGCGGGTGAACGTGACGGGCATCCTCCGCGAGATGCTGCGGTTGCCGAAGCATCTGGTGGGCGTCGTGATCACCGGGGCCATGTTCGGCGGCGGCTGTTACTGGGCCGACGACTGGAAGAAGTCTGCCGGCTACACGGACGGCGGCTACTACGACCGGGGCGGCAGCGGCGGCAATCGCGGGTGCTTCATGTTCGTCGGGGACGTAGTTCTCGGCAACCCGTGGGTCGCGCCGTCGAGCGGCGGCTACACCGGCCCGCCGAAGGGCCACCACTGCATCTTCGGCAAGGCCGGACACAGCGGCGTCCAGAACAACGAGTGGATCACCTTCGAGCGGAACCACATGGAACTCCGCTACCTCGCCGAGTTCACCAGTTGAAGTTAACTTTCATCGAGAATATCCCTAAAAACGGGATATTCTCGATGAAAGTTAACTTCGGAGACATCACATGGATTTCCCAGAAGACGAGATGGATTTTCAACGAGCTTGGTCGTTGGTCGCCGGTGAACTTTACGGCGTCAAGCAGTGCATTGTTGAAACCGAAAAGCGTGCGTGTGTGGCGTTCGCGCGGCGTCAAGACGCGGTCGCAAATGCTCTGCGTGATTTGACCGACGAACTCGCCCGCAAACGTGACAGTCTTTCCGAACAGGTTCAGGGGTACATCAACGAAAACCGGCGGCGGAAAGCTCTCGTTTAGCGCAATTTCGGAGACATCGGTTTTGCTCGCTTTTTGGGTATGAACCTCTTTGGAGAAGGCCATGCCAATCGAACAGATCGAAACCGAAATCACCGTGGGCGACATCCTCGACCGCATCGCGCAGGGTCGCCTGAGCCGCGACACGAAGGTCAAACTCGTGATGAACCACGTTCACGAGGAGCCGCCGCTGGACTTCAAACTGTTCAACGTGGCTTCGGTCACTTCGGACGGTGACGAACACGGACTCTACGTTGTGGTCGAAAGCCGCCGCCAACCAGTGGAGTGAGCCATGACACGCGACATGAAGGCCACGATGCCTTACATCCACTACTCCAACCCGATCTGGGACAAACCTCGGACGATCTGGGGCGCGGCCGAAGAAGGGCTTCAGTACGAGTACAGCGACCGGCTTTGGCAGTGGGACCGGGCGAAGGCAGAAGACGCGAGCAAGAAGGCGGCGAAGAAGGCGGGCAAGGCGTTTACGCCCAAGTACATTCAGGAGTTCTTGAAGGTGCTGTTGGGCGAGCCGGTGGAACTGCTGCACATCAAGGGCGGCGTCAACACCAACGGCTACACCTATTACATCTACGGGTTCCGGGTCAAGGAAAAGGCCGTCAAGAAGAAGAAGGTGTCAAGTGAATGACATCCCGCTCGCCAAGCCGAAACTCTTCGAGTTCACGAAGGTTCCGGCCGTCATTCTCGCGGCCAAGACGCCCGTCACCGAGGCGTTGTTCGTCAAGATCGTCGGGAAGGCGAACGTCGAACACTTGCAATGGGTGATCGGGAACTACTGGGAACAGAAGATTTCCCGGCTCGACACCGACGCTCTCTACGAGGAACTTCGCATCCTGTTCCACAGTAAACGCCGTGCGAAGCGGACGATGAACGAGACGCGGGACGAGATCGCCTCCCGCGTGATCGAGTGCGACTGGGGCCGCATTTGGAAGACCTTCAAGCAGAAGGTCGAACGGTGCTTGTGGAAACACCCGAAGACGAAAGGACTCGTGGCACAGACGATCCAGCTACACGGCGCGGACCTTGTCATCGAAGAAAACAGCACTTGCGAGGTGCATTTCGAGGGCAAGGGTTACACGGTGGACATCGAGGGCCGACGCAGCATCGTGGGCAACTTGACTTCCGTCAACCGTGACAAGACCCGCGTGATGAACGTCAAAAACAGGTTCGTGGGCAGGACGTTTTGGCAGTGTCAGGGACGCAGCCACGTCGTCTACCAAGAAAAGTAGCGCAATCTCGGAGACACAATCTCCGAGAGCTTGTTGGTGGTGGGTACGAATCCAAAACCTTGCAAAACTGGTGCTGACATGGGCGTCGATGCGAAGATCTATCTGCCGGGCAACGTGCGTCTGAGTACGGTCGTGGAAGTGGTCGCACGGTTGCTGGACGCGCCGGCGGTCTACAAGAAGCTCGAACCGGAGAAGCCCAAATCAACTTCGTGGCATGCCTCGATTCCCGAAGGCGTGGTAGAGTACCGCAACACCGTGCAGGGTCTGGTGGGCGTCACCATCGGCCAGATCAACCCCGCCCTTCGCGGCAGCGAACACTTCCCGTTCAGCTACCACTATGAGTTCGGCGGCTATAAGGGCATGGGCGCGTGTCGGGGCATGATCCTTCGTTCGTGGGACTGCAACATTGCGATCCTGCGTGGCCTCGCCGACTTCTTCGGCGGCATCGTGGACCATCAAGACTGCGACGACGAGGAGCGTGACTACGTCGTCGCGGACAAGCCCGACAACATGAACTGCCCGGAAGATGGTCGCGCGTGGCAGTTCCTGCAAGAACGTATCATGGCCGTCGAACCGCTCACACAGGAGCAGATCGACGCTTGCGACCAGTACGCCGCTTACCACGAGAACGTCGGCGAACGCACCAAGCGGCTCGCAATGAAGAAGAAGACTTCTGCGTCCATCGCCGTCGAAACACTGGCGAAGGAGTTGGGCAAGTCGGTCGATTTCGTTACAGCCCTTCTTAGGAACGGGGGTGCGATGTGAGCGACTACGACCGCCTCGCCGAGTTGTTCCGAGACGAGTTCTACACCCACCCACAAGGCGGTGGGGCGGCTCTGAAGGCCCGCATCGATTCGGGCGAGGTGAAGTTCAAGTTCGCGCCGAAGAACTGGCGTGAGGACTGGTACTCGGACCCCTACTTCAAGGTGTCGGTCCCGGTCGCGTTGAGCATCGCTTCTGCCCTCGCCGGGCCGTTGAACTTCGAGATCTACTACACACCGGACTTCGACTTCCATCACGTCCGGTTCGAGTACGACGGCGACACTTACGCCGTCCAGTGGTACAAGGTGTTCGTCCTCTACCGCAAGAGCGACGGCAAGCAGTGTTCGTTCGCCTACGACCGTTACAGCATCGCCCCATTCTTCCGCCGGGGCGATCACAAGAACGATAAGTTCTGGTTCGACGGCGGAAGGTTTGCCACCCCGTTTAAGGAACAAGAATCATGAGTAAGACACTTGACACCCTGCTCGTCGCGGGGATTCAGAACGCCATCGACGCCAAAGTCGGGGCGTGCGACATGTTCACCGCGTTCGGCGTTTCGAGAGCCGTTCAGCAGACCGGCGTCAAAGAGCGTCACAACAACATGAAGCACGTCGTCCACGAATACTTCGAGAGCGGCGCGATGCCGGGCTACGACCGCACCCTCGTTCGCGTGGACCCGTCCAAGCCGGAAGCGTGGGTGTACCACCCGACAGGCACCGACGCCACAACGTACCGGCCGAGCTACCAGCCGCTGCCCTCGCCCGGAACGACACCGCAATCGTTCTACGCGGCGAACCAGCCGACCTCGGCCCCCGCGCCGACGCCGAACCCGTCGATCAGTTCGGTGTCGTTCCAGCCGCCGGCCGCGAAGCACAAGCCCGACCAACGGGGGGCCGTGACCGTGCCTGCGAAGGTAATCGTGGGCATCGGCGCGAAGGCGGGTGACGTTCTGGACGTGGTGGTTGACGGGGACAAGATCGTCGTCTCCAAAGACGGCACGACCGGCCGGAAGTACGTCGTCAACACCTCGAACAATATCCGCATCAAGCGTCGGACGTGGTCGCAGATCGTCAAGACGACCACCGGCGACTTCGACTTCGCCGAGAGCAACGGGCAGATCGTCGTCACCCACAAATGACGGCGCAATTTCGGAGACTCGTCAACTAGAGGCGTGTGCCTGATGGACACGCCTCTAATCTTTTGGAGTTCCTGCCATGATGTTCGACGGACAACGATGGGTGATCAGTCACAAGGTCGTTCCTCTTCCACACGACATGTGGCAGGGCGACTCGAAGAACTACGTCACCTTCGGGCGAATTGTCGCTCGGAACACCCCCGGCGCGATCAAGACGACCCGCGTTTACCGACACTCGTACCCCCGAAACCTCTGGGGTGCGGATACTCAACCGGAGCCGGACGGGTACGAGGAGAAGACCGGCGTACTGGAGATCTGACCTATATTGAAAGCTGTCTACTGAAGGCTCGCACTCGCGAGCCGGGTCAACCCCTGATCTTGGAGAAGCGATGAACGGTCTGCCCCAACAAGCCGAAGCCGTGATCGGCCAGATTACCGACGAGAACGCCAAGAAGTCGGAGCCGATTATTCTGTCTTGGAAGGGAACCAAGACGCCGCGAGGACTGTCCATCAACGGTGTCCAGATTGCGTGGGCGAAAAACGGCATCGTCACCGGCGTGAACGGTGAGATGCTCGGCACCTACGCCCGCACCAAAGAGTTTGCCGGTCCAAACAGGGATGAACACGCGATGATCGTCATCCCCCGTCCAGCAAAATAGGAGAAGTCCATGTTCACTCTCGCCGAAGCGATGAAGGCTCTGGAAGGACGTGAGGAGTTCGCCGTCAAGAAGAAGGACGGTCTGACCGTGATCAACTATCTGATCACGCTGCCCGATTCGTTCGTTGGCATCCGCGAGAACTTCCGTGGCGTCGTGTTCGATGACGCGACCGGCGAGATCGTCTCTTTGCCGCTCCATAAGTTCTACAACGTAAACCAAAAGGAACACACCCAGATCGGGCTGATCGGGGAACAAGAATGTCGCGTCCTCGAAAAGTTCGACGGAACGATGTGCCACGCGCTGAAGGTCGGCGACCAAATCGTTCTGGCAAGTCGCATGGGGTGGGATAGCTCCCAAGCAATTGCGGCGACAAAGCTGATGTCGCGGCTGCCACGCCTGTCCGCAGGTGTTGCACGCGAAGTCAACGAGGGTCGAACGCCGATCTTCGAGTACGTCGGGCCTAACAACCCGGTGGTGCTACACTACAAGACCGAGGATCTCGTTTACCTGTGGTCACGCGACCGTAAGACCGGGGAGTACACGCGCAACGAAGAGATCATGAAGACGCAATCGTCCCCCACAGAACGCCGCATGCTCATCAAGGACGTGATGGCCGAAGTCGCGGTGCTGAAGGACAAGGAAGGGTTCGTGTGCGTTCTGCCGGGGATGTGGGTGAAGGCGAAGTGTCCGTGGTACTTGGACCGTCATCAGGCGTTCGACATGCTGATGAAGCCGATGTACCGGCTCTACGAGGTCGGGTTGCAAGGGAAGCTGGACGACCTGATCGCGCAGTGTGCGGACCTGTACAAGCCGAAGTTGGAGAAGATTTTGGTTGAAGTCGGTCGCGACCAAATTCGTCTTCACCGCGAGCTTCGCAGCGAGTATGATGCGTTGGTCGAGCAAGTTCCTCCGGTCGAAACGGAACACGAGCGTCGTAAGACGTTTGTGTTTCTGGCGAAGCCCAGTCCGAATTTCGGCGGGCTTATGACGCTGTACAGCGGCCGGGAGATCGACGGGTGGGTGAACGCCCGCTTGTTCGACCAATACAAGGCGACTTATACGGGTCGCCTGTTCGCCGATCTCTCTGACGATTCGTGAGGCTCGCATGAAATCCAAATTCTCTGTCGAAAGCGGTGAGCTTTCGATAACCGTAGAGGATGTCGGCCACGAAGAGGCCGCGAAGCAAGCCCTGAAAATCTGGCAAGCCGCCGAGGAACGCCTTTGTCTCGGCGGCTTGCTCACCGTTAAGGGCAAACCCAAGAAACTCGGAGAACGTATCTTCTCGACAGCCACCGTTTTGGCCGAACTGGGCATCAACTTTTTCAAGAACGCCGAAGACCTGATGACCATGCCCCCGGCCAAGCCCAAGATCACGAAGACCGAAGACATCGCCACCGAGAAGTGGCTCGCCCTCAAGCGGCTGCACTACAAGTGGCCCGGCGGCAAGAACATGGTCTGGGACTTCGTCACGCGGCCCACCCGCAAGGGCAAGCACGATGCCGTGGTCGTCGTCCCGTTTCTCAAGAACCCGAACCGGCTGGTAGTCACCCGCGAGTTCAGGCTGCCGATCAACGACTTCGAGATCGGCTTCTGCGCGGGCCTGATCGACGGGACTGAAACACCGGAGCAGGCCGCGCGACGGGAACTGAAAGAAGAAACCGGACTCGAACTGAAGAAGGTGTTGTCCGTCAGCCCGCCACTGTTCAGTTCGCCCGGCATGACGAACGAGAACGTGGTGATGGTCTTCTGCGAGGCGGAAGGCCAGTTAGTCGGCGTAGACTCGGACGAAGAACACATCGAGGCTTTTGTCCTCGATCTCAAGGGCGTAGAAGAAGTTCTCAGGAAACCACCATGCTCCATGAGCCAGAAGCTCTGGCCCGTGCTGTGCATGATGAAACAACAAGGATTCATCGGATGGAAAGCTTGAAATCAAAGGTCAAGGGGATGCTGTACGGGGTAGCTGTGGGTGACGCCCTCGGTCAGCCCCACGAAATGAAGCCGCCCCTCGGTCATCCCGTCACGGATTACCCGGACACGGGAGGTCGCACGACCGACGACTGGCAGTTGACGCGGGCGATGGCTCGCGGTCTGATCGTCGGTCGCGGGTTCGACATGCCGACCTTGATCAAAGAACACGTCGCGGCCTACAAGACGACGACACGCGGGTGGGGCGGCGCACACCGGAACGCCTGCGAAGGTCTGAGTAAGGGTGTGTCGCCGAAGGAAACCGGCAAACTCGCGCTCGATCCGGCGAAGCCGTATCGCGGACGCGGCAACGGTATGTGCATGAAGATCTCCCCGCTCGCGGCCTACCACTTCGTCAAGAAGCAGAGCCTCGAACAACGAATGCCGACAGTGGCCGAACTCACCATGATGACCCACGCCACCGGCATGGGCTTGGCGAGCGCAGCCGCGATGGAGGCCGCACTGTTCTACTGTCTCGGCGTGTCACCGCAGGACTTCGACCGGAACGACTTCCTCGCTATGGCTTCGGCAAGTGCGGGGTACGCCGAGTCGTGGGTGGTCAACGAGGAGAACCCGCCCGCAGAGAAGTTGTCCGAACGCCTTAGTCAGTTGGCGAAGATCGACTGGAACAATTTCGGGCCGGAAGAAATCATCGCCGAGTACAAGGGCGGCGGGTACGTCTACGAGAGCCTGCCGTTCTCGCTGGCCTTCTTCTGTTTGGGGAAGCAAGACCTGAACTGCGTTTACGACTGCGTCGGCAGCGGCGGCGACACCGACACCAACGGCTCGATGGTGGCGGCTCTGGTCGGCGCACTTCAAGGCGAAGGAATTTTTCCCGAAAAGCTGCTTTACAAACTCAACGACTTTGTCGATATTGACCAAGTCACTGAGGCGTTCGCCGACTGGTGCAAGATCCAGACGCCTCCAGTCAACTGACTGTTCGGTAATGAAATGCGGTTCAATCCGGCTCCACTACAAGGGAAAGTCATGAACGAGAACATCCGCCCCACCCAGAACGAGATCGACACCGTCGTCGCGGGCATCGCGTACAACCAGATGGGCTACAACAGCCAACTGGCCGACGCGCGACTGGTCGATCTGGCCCTCGCCAAGCCCACCGCTGAAACCGCCCTCGCCACCGAGACGAACGGCGCGGACGGCGACGAGTACGACCCGGCGACCGCCGCGAAGAAGGCCGCGATCAACGCGGCAGACGCGGCGGCGGTCAAGCTGCACGCGGCAGCGGCCGAGACGATCAAGAAGCACCCGGAGCGGACGCTGCTCGCGAGCCGCCTCAACGTCAAGTTGCTCACCGGGAAGCCGGGCAACTTCTCCTTCACGAAGGAAGAAACGGACTTCATCGTCACCGGGCTTCGCGGCGTCGAACACTTCGACATCGAAGGCTCCCGCTACACCGAAGTGGTCATGAACGCGGTGGTCGGCACCCCCACCCACCTCGGTTCGGCCTACTCGCAACGTCAGTCGCAGGCCGAACGCGCCCGGCTCCAGACCGTCCGCGACGACTTCCTCGCCCTGTTCTCGAAGTTCATCCAGTACCAGCGGGCCTTCGCCGCGACCCCGGAAACCAACAACAACGACCAGTGAGTTCCGCCGAGGGGCGACGGACAGTCCGTCGCCCCCTCATCCCCCAACCCCTTGAACATTGAGACTGCCATGAACGAGACGATCTACCTGAACGCGACTGGTGCGCAGAAACTGTTCGGCCACACCAACGTGATCGGCCTCCCCTGCCGCGTCACCAACCCCGGCGACGGCAACGTGTACCACGAGGTCGTGGAAGCCTCGACCGGCGCGAAGATCGGCGGCTTCATCAGCGCGGACGACTTCTCGAAACAAGACCCCGGCGAAGGCGTGCGTAACTACGCCGTCTCGGAGTACCACGCTCACACCAAGTGGCTGAACGAAAAGTACGGCCGGACGACCTACTGATCACACACCATCGCCCATTCGGAGAACAAGATGTCTTTCTCGCTCACATGGGTAGAAGGGGTGGGGCTGGTAGTCCTCTTCCTCTTCGCCGTCCTGATGATCTGGAAACTCGGCTACCGCATCTGCATGCGGCACTACCTCGGCCTGTCGCTCGCCCTCGCCGGACTGGTGATCGTCCTCACGAAGCAGAAACTGCTCGGACTCAACGTCGAGGGCGAGGAACGCGAATCGGTCGGCTTCATGGTGTCACTGGCCGGGGTGCTGTTGCTCTCGGCCTACAAGAAAGAACCGCCCGCAAAGACCTGAACACGAGGGAACCCTGCCAACCTAAAGCCGTCCGAGGATTCGGGCGGCTTGTTTTTTTGGAGATCGCCAATGTCCTACAAGTTGCTCATCACGGTTCACGCCCGCCAGCGGTGGGTGGAACGCATCCTCTGTCCCGACCGCTACGTCCATTTGCGAACTTGCAAACGTCCCAAGCAGTGCGTCACCTGCATCGCGCAAATGGCCGAGATCAACGCCATGATTGATCGCTCCTGCCGCGAGATCGACCGGAACATCATTCGGCGTTACTTCGCTGCTAAGGAAGCGGAGAGCTACGTTCTTGATCCCAATTTCCACGCTGCCATTCGTCAACGCTTCGGCGACGAAGAGTTCACGTTCTTGAAGGATCACAGCGCGGTCTTCGCGATCTCGCACCCGCCGAACGAGCCGATCCCGGTGCTGAAGACGGTCATGAGCCTCGACATGATCGAAGGCATGGTGTTCCAAGTCTTCGGCAACGACCGGGAGGCGATCCAGACCGTCTTCGAGCGGTGGCGGCACGAGCGGCGTCAAGGGATTATCAGCAAGGTCTAATTTACAAACTTGATCTTGCCGTCTATAGTGACATCGTGTTCAACTAGCCCTCTGGAGTTCGGTCATGGCACGCAACGACGATGATTCACCGGGTGCGATTGGTGTGGGATGTGTCGCGATCATCCTGTTGATCCCGGTCGGCATCCTGATGACGGGGTTCGTCATCTCGCGACTGTGGGAGTGGTTCATGGTGCCGCTCGGAGTGTCCGCGATCACCCTGCCGCACGCCTACGGTCTGACGATTCTGGTCGGTCTGCTGAGTATGCGGGGCATGTCGTCCGACATGAAATCACAAGAAGACACCAGCATGGCGAAGTCGGTCTTCCTGATGGTTTGGATGGCCGTGATCATGCCGCTACTCGCGTGGTTCGGCGGCTGGCTGTGCCACCTCTGGATGACGTGATCCGAGGCGAAGTGAAAGACGAAAACACCCGGTTTACAACCGGGTGTTTTCGTCTATAGTGACTTTGGCCCCTACGACCGGACGACGCGATCCCCGCGTCGGGTCGAACAGTGCCTAACCAAGAAGGAATGGCTCCCATGTCCACGACCACCGACCCCAAGACCCAAGTTCAGACTACGGCCGACGCGATCCCGGCCATCAGCATCCCCGGCGCAGTCCTGCCCGGCACCACCCCGCCGGCCGCGAAGCCGAACCTCAAGGATCGGATGAAGGGTCTGAAGTCCGCGCCGAAGACGGACAAGCCCGCCGCCTCGAAGCGGCCGGAATACGACGCCCCGAAGGAAGCGGTCGAAGCCATCCGCCGGTTCATCCCGGCCGACACCATCCGTAAGATCGCCGAGAAGCGGGCCGAGAACGCCAACGCCGAGGCCAGCGAGATCCTGTTCAAAGCGTTCTGTGCCGCGCTGTGGAAGAACAAGGCGGTGCCGGCCAACCCGAAGGTCGTAGTCCGCGACGGGAACGACCAGCCGGAAATGTCGGCCATCTTCCAAGTCCAAGACCGTTTCAGCCCCAACGCGATGAAGCTGCCGGAAATCAAGCCGGAAATGGAAGAGGAAGACGCGGTCGCGGTCATCATCGCCACGCTGGTCGAAGCAGGACTGGAGAAGGCCGACGCCGAGAAGTTCGTCGCCGCTGAAGTGGAAACCACCAAGAAGCGGAACATCCGCTCGCTCAATGAACTCGCCCTCGGCCACTACGGGGCCGACAAGCAGTGGGTGGAGGCGTCCCCGGAGGAACAGTCCGTCGCCGCCAAGCTCATGGACTTCCTCGATACCCTGACGGACGCCGAGCAAGCCCTCATCCGGCGCGACGAGATGCGGATCTCCGTCAAAAAGGACACACTCGCTCGCGTCTGCCAGTACGCCCACTGCGCACCGCAGGTGGAAGCGATCCTGAAGGTGTTCCAGCCGGTGAACTTCATCAGCCACAGCGTCCTCGGCATCGCGGAAGACGAGGCGACCAAGATCAAGAAACTCCAAGACGCGGCCAACGAGATGATCGGGAGCGTCGAGGTCAAGTAGGAGTCCGACGATGGGCATGAGCGAAGACGACTACCTCTACGAGCGATTGGAGAGGGAGTGGGAGCAATCGGGGCGACCATGCCCCGATTGCTCCACGCAAATGGTTGACGACCACGAAGAGAACAACAAGCTCACGCGACCGATCCCCGGAAACATCTACGGCACACGCGAACCCGTGTGCCGCCACTACAAATGCCCCAAGTGCGGGCGGAAAAAGTAGCGCAGTTTCGGAGACAGTGGCACCTGCCGCTTTTACAAGTTGAAGTCCCAACCAACAGGTGCCGCCGTGGTCAACGACAACCTCAAGTTCTTCGTCAACACCGACAACAAAGCCAGTTTCCAGATCTGTCTGAGCGACGTTAACCGGCCGCGATCCAAGCCGGGCAAGGCGGTCGTTCTGGTGCGGTGTGATCGCCTTGACACTGAGGATAACGAACGCGGCCTCAAGTTGGCGCAGAAGATTGTCGATAATCTCAACACCTTGACTCAGGACGAGATCAAGGCTCTGGTGGCGGATGAGTCGATTCCGCCGCTTTTTAGTTGAACCTTTAGCCCACGGAAGGGTCTAAAATGAAGAAGTTGATTCTTTTCGCGATGGCCGTGCTATTCCTCTGTTCGGGTTGTACGGTCATGAACCAAGAGATCCACACGTCGTTCTCCGTCAACGTGAGTGAACCGTGTGGACACCGGCACCATCGGGGTCACAGGTGAAAGTCTGGCAAGCCGCAATTGCAGTCCTTCGCGAAACGAACAACCCTGCGGTAATGTTCGGCGACGAGGGACTGTGTCACCTGATCGCCGCGAAGCTCGGCTGGAAGCACGAAGCGTGGAAGACGAGCGAGCGGGTACTGGCGGCACTGGCGCGGACTCCGGGTGAACTGGTCAAGAAGAAAACAAGAACCGGCGGCGGAAGATTGGTTAACATCTTCCGACTGCCAGAGGACGTGTGATGACACTCTTTGCTGAACAAGTATCCGGCCTCCAACTGTTTTTGGCGGTCGTTGTGGGTTCCTTCTGTGTCATGGGATTTTCCGCCCTGATCTTGGGGCTGGCGAAATGGATTCAAGGTAAGTCATGAAAGAATATCCAAGCATCCTCGGTGTAAACGCACATGGTTGCCCCGGATTGGGACAATCTGCAATCGCTTTCAAGAAATATGACGGTTCCAACCTCCGCTTCGAGTGGAACCCGAAGAAGGGTTGGCACTTGTTTGGCACTCGGCGTCGTCTCTTCGACAAGGCCGACCCAGAGTACGGCGCGGCCATCGACATCTTCCTGAACAAGTACGGCAGCGGTCTTGAAGCCGTCATCAAGAAGGACAAGCACCTGCGGCAAGCCCGCGAGATCATCGTCTACGGCGAGTTCTTCGGGCCGTGGAGCTTCGCCGGGCAGCACGATCCGCAACACCCCGCCATGCACCCGAAGTGGACGGCCGGGGACCACCTTCCTTACAACGGCGGGCCAAACGAACCGCTGGACGTAGTCATCTTCGATGTCAACGTCCACAAGAAGGGGCTGATGTCCCCGCGAGAATTCGTCAACACGTTCGGCCATCTGCCTATCGCCGAGATCGTGTATCAGGGGAACATGAATCAATCCTTCATCAAGGACGTGAGGGAAGGGACACGCACCTGTCTCGGATGGGACATGAACATCCCGATCTTCGAGGGCGTGGTTTGCAAGGGGCTGACCGGGAAAGCGCCGCATGGGATTTGGATGGCGAAAATCAAAACCAACCATTACCTTTCCGAACTCAAGCGGCGGTTCGAGAAGGATTGGGAACAGTTCGGGGAGTGACCGTGGAACACATCAACGTGGTACTCGACGGCGACCAGAAGGCGGCTCTCGTCGCCAAGTACGCGGTGGAACTCGGTGTCGTCTTCATGTTCTCGAAGAACGGAGGGATGCCGCAGTTCCAATTGCTCAAGTCGGATTACCCGCAGTTCCAGAAAGCTCTGAACCGCGCCGAGCGTGAACTGCACCCGACCCCGTGCCGCTTCAAGAAGGGGGACAAGGTCGTCGTTCGTGGGTTCGACATGGCTCTCGTATTCGACCACTACTCCGCAGACGGCAAGTTGGCGAGGGTCTTCATCGAGGGCGAAAGTTGGGACACGAAACACTCGATCCTGTTCGCGCGGCCGTTGGTTCTGGCTCCCAACGACACGCAAACGATGAATGAAGAAGGGTGGGTTCCCGATTTGACGGCCTACCAACCACTCACCGAAGAGTTCAAGAAAGCGGCCGACATCGAGGCGAACACGCCGATCACTGCCGGCCGTGAATTGATTGGCTGAATTCGGACGGGAACCACAAAGGTGCGTTAGTCATGATGGACGGTCCTCGCTATGTCGTCGGCCTTCGCGATCCGAAACAGAGCAATCTGTACAAGGACATGATCGAGGGCGAGAAAGAGGGCGAGGCCAAGCAACAGGCCGAGGAACTGGCGGCGAAGGAAGGCCGCGCCACGATAGTCTGGGATCGCAAGAACCACGAAGTGATTCACAGGGTCGCGGGCAAGGACGATCCTGTTGAGAAACAAGAAACCAAGCCCGAACCGAAAAAACGGGGAAGGCGTAAACAAGAGGACGCTTCCTGACCCTATAATACCTTGCCTCTGAAACTTATGAGGAACATTCGGGAGCCGAAGGAGAGACAGTTGCTGGTGACCGGACTGATCCGAGGGTAGATTTCCCCGGATCGGGTTGAAGGGCATATGGGTCTGGTGTGGATGGGCTGTTCCCCTACCGGCGGCTTGCCGCCAACGCACATGACCCAGAGCAGCAGCGCTACCCCGTCCAAGAGTCCCAGATGTTTTGGGTTGAGGACGCGCCAACTTACCATGTTGTAAGTAGCGTTGTGGCTACCGCTAACGTGGCGGTAGGATCGAACCAACCCTTGCCGAATGGGGGTCAACACCAGCAGGAAACTGCTGGTGTTTCCTTTTTGGTCTATACTGACCCCAACACACAGGAGAACAAGATGCTTTCTTTACAAATGGCCGGTTACGGGATGGGGATGGTCGGGGTCGCGAATAACGCGAACCTCAACGCATTGTCCTACGGGATCAGCCAGTTGATCAGTTGGGGTTTGGGCTGTGGCGCACACCGTCTGACCTTCAAGGCCGACAAGAACCGCGTCGGGATTTCGGTCTTCATGGACCCCGAAGTCGAGCCGCAGGTGATTTCGGCGGCAGGGTGCTGCACGATGCAGGGCTTGCACGAGATGGGGCTGCTGCCGCAAGACATCCCCCAGTTTGAGCGGATGAACATGGACGGCGCGACCAACACGGCGAAGGACGGGCAGTCGCGGTTCTCGTTCAAACAGGGCGAGGGAATCCTGATCCAGAACTACAACGTGAGGCCAGAACTCTCGCTCGCGACGTGGGCGTTCGCCCACGCCGACCACATCACCGGCTTCATCTGGCGGGGTGCGAGGGAAATCAAGGTCTTTCACAGCATGAAGCTGACTCAGATCTACATGAGTCCGGCGATTGCCGATGACGTGGCGAAGACCGCGATGGCGGGCGAGCAGAACTATCCGCAGGACACGCTGATCTCCAGCATCAAGTGAAACGAATTCCTATAACGCAGAAAGCCGCGAGTTTTTTCGCGGCTTTCTGCGTTTTTTGTGTCCTGAAAATCTGCCGATTGGTGTCTTCTTTTTGTCATAAATCCGGGGACTGTGTGCGTTCTCAATGTGCGAGTCGAAAAACTCGCCGCCGGGAGCGTAGTCCTTCTGAAGACCCCAAGAGGTGACCCATGCGTAAGAAACTGACCAAGACGACGACCGAGGCAATCGGCTATCTGACGCAGCAGGACGCACTGGATAAGTGCTACACGCAGGAGAACAACGCCTTCTTCGACGGGCGTTACGGTCGGCCGGACGATCTCCGCAAGGTGCGGTGCGTGATCAACAACATGAAACCCGGCACCGAGATCCGCGCCCTCATCTACAAGTACAACTACCACGGGACGGTTTTGGGGTTCCGCTACACGCCCCGACGCGGCTGGACGATGGGGATGCTGCTCAAGAGTGGCAGCGTCAAGGACGTGAGCATCGACCCCCGCGACTGGTTCGACGGGGAGAAGACGGTCTTCGTTTACTGCGGGAAGACCGTCTACGCGATCTACAGACACGGCTACCGACTCGCACTCGAACCCGTCGCTTAATCGCAACACAGATCCAAGATGTCGCTCAGATACGGGTTGGTTGATTCTGCGGCGACCACACGACGTTTCTTCTTCTTAGGCACCACCGCTCCGACTGGCTTCGTCGCCGGCCCGGACCCCGCACCGCCACCGATTGCGGCAGCGTACTCGTCGTCAAACGCCTTCCGTCTCGGACCAATGTGTTGGTCCAGGGCGGAAGGGGCAGTAGTCATCGGCAGCGGAATGCGGCCGGACAGTTGGTCGTTCGGCGCACGCCCCTTGTCAGTCGCCAAGTAGTGGGGCGAACGGTCGTCCCGCTTGAACGGCGTAAGCCCGTCAAAATCTTCATCTTGGTACTTCTTGGCGACGGCGGCGTGGTAGGCGTCCTTGTCGGCGTCTTCCCACTTGATCGCCCGACGTTTTTCGGTCGGCTTGACACCTTTCATCAGTTCTTCGCGGGTGATGCCGGCACGCTCTGCGTCACGGATCTCACGGTTAATACGATTGGACAGGTCGCGTCTCGCTTGCGCTTGGAACACACTTCGGGTGAGTTCCATTGGAGACAGACCGTCCGGGTTTTCGTCACTCTTGGAATCCGGCGTTTGCGCGAGGTCATATATTGCGTTCGACCGACGCCGTTGAGCGTTCGGGCCGAAGTAGTTCACAATCCCCTGTTCGATCCTATCGGCACGAGCCAGTAGTTCTTCTTTCTCCTCGCCCGTTGCTGTAGCCGCTTTAGCACGCAGTTCAGCCACCAGTTTGGTGTCTTTTGCCTGACGAGCCGCAACGGTCTTCAAACGCTGTGGGTGGGCTTTAGATGCCGCGATGACCCATCCCTTGTTCTCCTCTTCGTATCGCAGGTGCGGGTCGTCGGGCTGGACGACGAACACTTGCTTGCCCTGTCCGTTCGATTGAACGTACTTGGCGTCACCCTTTGCGGCCAGACCGATGATCACGCCGGTCTTGTTCTTGCCCTTTTGCATGTCGTCAATGAACCGCAAGTCGTGAATGTCGCCGCTCACGATGCGGTAAAGCTTGCCGTTCTCACCACGCCACACCTTCGGCAGCTTGTACGGGCCGTTTTCGGCTCCGCTATTCGGATCAACGGCGTACTCTTTTCCCTTTGGGTCTTCTTTGAACTCAGGGGCGACGTACTCGGTGTTGCTTTTCCTGGCCCGCGTTTGGGCGCGAGCTTCCATAGCCCTCTTCGCTTTGGCGGGGTCGTAGTTCTTCTCCGCGAACGCGAACACCATAGCGACGTTGCCGCCGTTGTCCAGCAGTTCTTCCATCTGGTGCAGGTTGGTCTTCTCGGAATAAGAAAACGTGAGGTGGTAGTTCGCCGGCCACTTGCCGCCGCCCGACTTCATGGCCTCGGCGTGCTTCATGGCGCGGCCGATGACCTTCGTGTAGTCGTAGAACTGCACCTCTGGGAAGTGACAGAAGATCGACTTCTTCTCGTTGGGGTCGGGCGGGCAGTTCATTGCACGAGCTTTCGGGCTGCGTTCCACAGCCCCCTCGTACCCCGGCAGTTCTTTGCCTTTGGTCTTCGGGTTCTTGCGTTGGTAGGTGAACCAGTATTTTTCGGTTTCCCACGGAATGTCGGACGTGCCGTTCAGTCTGAGGCCGAAGTTGAAGCCCTGACTGTGCGATTCCGCTGCGGCGTGTTCGACTTCTTGGGCGAGCCTCGTGAGGGCCGCGTTCTTGTTATAGGCGAACATGAACGTGCGCCGCATACGACCGGACGTTTTGACGCCCATGAAGCCGGGGTTGCCGGCCACGTCGAGACAGGACGCTGCACATTCTGGGGTGTGAGCGGAGCAGGTGTTGCACCCTGAGAAGCCGGCCGGCAACAAGTGCATGACGGCGTTCTTCATCGGCCGCATCATGCCGTGGTGCGGGTTTGCGACGGCGTGCGGGTATCCCTTTTCGGTCTTCGGGTTGTTGTCGCCGGGGGAAACCAGAGACAAGCCGGCGTGCGGATTCTTCAGACGCCGCTTTTTATCCCTACGCGGGCGGAACATGTCTTTGATGTCGTCTTGGTGCTGGTCCCACTGTTGACGGGTGAAATTGACTAGCTTGTTTTTCTCGTCATCCTTCTTGGTTTTTGACGTGCCGACATCAACATCGGCGTCCACCGAGTCGTCATCTTCGTCGTCCTCGACTTCGACCGGCTCCTCTCGCTTCGCTTTCTTCCTCTTCGATTCGACAACGAGGTTGCCGGCCATACTTGCAAATTCTGGCAGGTTTTCCATAACGTCATCATAGTCGGTGGAAATGCCGAGTTGCTCGTTGAACGAGAGGTGATAGGCCCACTCCTCGTCGGTCAAACGAAGATCATCGGCCCAGTCTGTTTCGCGGAAGAAGTCTCTGAAGTTCATTTTCATCTATCTGGCTCCTCGGCTGTCTTTTCGGGTATATAGCCATAAGAATTCCTCTTCTGATTTGCCGTTTTTGGTTTATCGTGAAAGTGGAGGAGTTGCGATGCAGCAGTATTACACTTTCGACAAGTGCCGACTGATCAACGGGCAGCACCGTTCTCTTGACGCGCAAGTCAACATCGAAATCGACATCCAGAACAGCGACCCTTACGGCCCACCGCCGCCGAAGGGCTACTATAATCCCTACGGCTTCGCGTGCAGGGGGGAACTCTCCGTAGAGTGGGCTTCTGACGGGCCGTCTCACCTCAAGAAGATGTTGGAAGTCGAGCTTGTTCTCCGAGAGGAAGACCTTTCCACCAAGCTCAAAGTCGTTCTAATGGAATTCATCGGTTCCGACGTGGTGTTGCCCGGTGCCAGACCGGGGCAGCCCGCTCGGATCAAGCGGCACATGTGGTCCTTCATCTGCATCCAGCGTCCGATCAGCGACGGTCTGCAACTGTTCCCAGAGGCTTTGAAGAGAACCGTGATGAAAGTGTTCTTGTTTACCGGCTTCCTCGGCGTCTGGAACAACACCAAGACATCGGCGGTGATCGTAGCTTCGGGCAAGGCCGAAGCAATCGCGCAGATGAAAGAGGAATTGAAACAAAGAGGTCTTGCCGACTTGGAAGAGAGCGATTACTCTTTGGTTGAGATCGATCCAACTCGTCCCTGCCGCGTGATGGTCGCGGACGGGGACTAATTTCACACAAGGAACACGGTCATGGGAAACAAACTCACGGTTTACTCGAACGGCATCACCCACGTCCAGAAGGTCGTCGCCCTCGACGGCAGGACCACGGTTTCGATCCCCGTGCGGAAGAAGTACGTCGCCGACGTACTCGCTACCGTGGCGGTGTTCGGCAAGGTCAAGCTCGTGGAGCCGCCGTCCTACACCAACGACGCCTCGAAGAACGCGCTGACGCTCGATCCGAGCAACGTCCACTTCGCGCTCGTCACCAAGCTCTCCGGTGCGGCCGTCAAGATCAACCAATCGGGGGTCAACTACGAGGGCCGGCTGCTCGGCGCACACTCCGAAGAAGTCGCCTCCGCGAACGGCACGACCAGCGTCAAGTACCACGTCCAGATCATCGACAAGAGCGGGGTCGTCCGTCAGTTCGCTCAGGGAACTTACGCGACCCTCGAATTCACCGAGCCGGAAGTCCAGCGGCTGATCGACACCGCGATCTCCAAGAACTTCGAGAGCGTTCGGCCCGACTCCGTACTCGTCAAGCTGGTCCTCGAACCGACCGAAGGCAAGACCGGCGAGGCCAGAGTGGAGTACGCGACCCCGACCGCCGCGTGGCAGTCGATCTACCAACTGCGGTTGGGTAAGTCGGCCACACTGGAATACAACGCCAAGATCGACAACCCGACCGACGAGGACTGGCTCAACTCGAAGGTGAGCGTCGTGGTCGGCGAGCCGATCACGCTGGAAACCACCCTCGGTGAAGTGCGGACGCCGAGCCGGTCGAAGGTCGATCTCGTCGCGAGCAAGGCGGTGGGTCCGATCCGCGATCAGAGTGCTGTGTCCCGGTCGATGACGAAGGGTGGCGGGCAGATGTACGCCCTCTCCGCGATGCGGGGCGCACCGGAATCCATCGGTGCGGCACTGGGCGACTACGAAGTCGATGCGTGCTATGCCGAGAACAGTTTCGGCGGGGCGGCACAGGTGGCCGGCGCGACGGCCGAAGAGGTGGGGGACTTCGCCATCTTCACCTCGACCGACGAGATCGACGTGAAGGGCGGGTCGAGTGGCGTGGTGCGGCTGTTCAACGAGACGGTGGACGCAGAAGAGGTTCTGTTCTTCGACAAGAAGCAGGACGCCAACCGCGCCTACCGTGGCGTCCGGTTCAAGAACACCACCCCGAACTCGCTCGGTCAGGGCATCTGCACCGTGTACCTCGGCAACACCTTCGCGGGGCAGTCCGAGTTCAAGGCGTGCAAACCGGGCCAGAAGAAGACCATCGTGTTCGCCCGCGAGAACGGCGTGAACGCCCACTCGACATCCGACAGCAAGAACAGTCGGATCGCGGTCGGCGTGGCGTCCGGCAAGCTGTGGGTGCGTTCGCGGTCCACGGTGGAGACGACGTATAAGTTCAACAACCTGTACAAAGACACCGCGTTCGAGGTCGAAGTCGATCACGAGTACAGCCTCGGCGAACAGGTCGATCTGGCGGTCACCAACGGCGTGAAACTCGAAAAGACCAAGACGGGCGTCAAACTGACGGCCAAGATGCCCGCGAACAGTGAAACGTCCTTCACGCTGACGGAAACGAAGGTCGTTCCGCAGGAGTGGAACGTCGTGGGGGCGAACGGTCTGGACTCGGTCCTCCGCATCTTCGGCGACGACAAGAAGCTGATCGCGAAGCTCGAAGCGTCGGCGTCGTACCAGAAGGTTCGCAAGCTGGCCGACGAACTGGACGCGATCAAGGTCGAAATCGGTGACATCAACGCCAAAGTCACCGAGTTCAACCAAGAGGCGGCTTCGCTCAAGGAAGAACAGAAGCGGCTCCTGTCGCTGGTGCAGGTGGGCAGCGCGGCCTCGCAACTCAGCAAGTGGCAGGGTGAACTGGACAAGACCGAAGACCGGATCAAGGAAATCGACAAGACTCTCGTCCCGAACACCAAGAAGGACGTGAAGGCCAAAGAGAAGGACGCTCGCGCGAAGGAAAAGGAAATCGAGGCCGCGATGAAGGAGTTCGTGTTCGAGTCCGAAGGCGTCTGATTCTCGCAAAAACGGGACGCGGACCTAACCGCGTCCCGTTTTTGTTTATAGTGTCCTTTCAACGACGAGGGTGTCATGGTGGAAATCACACAAGGCAAGCTGATTTCGTTCGAGATGACGCCCACAAACAAGGGCGTCGGCCGCGTCTGCGGCATCGCATACGTCGGGCAAGTCATGAACTCCGAAGACGTGGTGATGGCGTTTGGCGCTCACAGGGGCAAGAAACTGTCCCAAGTGCCGCACGACTACCTGAAGTGGATGGAAAAGGCCATTCAGGACAAACCCGAACTCATTGCGCACGTCAAAGCGGTTCTCGCCGCCAACAAACCCGTTCAAACGGTCGATCCGAACGATGTCGCCAAAGTGAAAGCGGAACTGGATCGTGAGAAGAGGAAGCCACGCCCACGGTTCACCTTAACGTCGAAGAACATCGACGCGGTACTGTCGTTGGGCGAAGCCCTCCCGCCAGAGGTTTACATCAACGCTCCATCCAAGACCGAGATGGAAGCGATCCTGATGAAGTGCGAAGAGTACACGGGCTGCATGGTCAAAACCCGTTGGGCGGCGCAAGGCCGGGTACTGCTTCCAGAGGCGACACACTCTTACGTTTTCAACTGGCTAAAAAGCGATCATCAAGGAAGGCCGATCCCCGTTTACGTCTACAACATGGACCAGACCATCTTCGACGCGGACGAAGAGGAGCGGTTGAAATGCTTGGACGCTTTGAACGCCCTCGCCAGAGGGTCAACCACTACTGAGGAAGAGTGATGCAGAACTTCATTCTGGGACTGGCCGTTGGAGCTTTTTTGACATCGATCCTGTTCGCGCTTCTCAATCGCTCGTCCAGAGCGGAGAAGAAAGAAGATCCCGCCGACTGGTGGAAGAACGGCGGCGAACCGCCGAACCCGTTTTGAAAAAAGCCCCGGTTCGACACCGGGGCTTTTTCACGCGACCGCTGTTATTAGCGACACGATGATGGAAACTATCTGAAGGATCTGCGGGAGGTTCTTCTGAAGCCAGTCGAAGAATCCGCCTTTGGATGGTGGCGGCGGTTCGGCCCCAACCTCCATTGCGGCGAGCGCCACGGTCTTGTTGTCGAGGTCGTCAACCGCGTCGGCCGCTTGTTTGCGGCTGAAGCCGTGCTGACGCCGCAAACGGGCTTCCACGCGGTTGCGGATGACGTGTTGGAAAAGCGGGTGGTTCGAGTAGGCGTCCAGCGGGCTGGCGGCGACTTGAACAATTTCGGTGTCTGACATAATGCCTTTCGATTGGAGTTATGGGACACCGTATTTATTACTCTCGGAAGTAAATTGCCATCCCCTCGCCGTGTCCTTCGAGCTTGCGGGCGTACCACCCCGGCAAGTTACACGTCCGGTCGAACGACCAGCCTGGGCCGTGATCGAGACTCGTTTCCGCCACGTCGTGAACCAAAATGTACCCGTGTTTCGACAGACGCAACATGGCCTGTGTCATGTCCAAGTGCGACGGTAGATCCCCGTGGTCGCCATCGACGTAGATCAGGTCGAACACGTCGTCTTTGCTCAACGATTTCCAGAAGTCCCAACTCGATGATTCGACAAACCTGAACGGGCAGTCCAAATCTTTGAGTCCTTTGGGCCGATCTTTCAGCTTGATGTCAACGCCCGTGTAGTCGCCGAACACGTCGTGGCAGTACAGTAGCACGTCGGCCGAATCGACCCCGATTTCCAGTACGCGGGGCTTCTCGAACATCTCGGCTACCGCCCGAATGCAGTGGCGGCGGTCCCAGAATTCGAGACGCGATTGCGGCCAGTTCAATTCGGGTTTCTTGTTCCAAAATTTGGCTCGGTCCATTTTGTCTTTCTCAAGCCATTTGCTTGGCATTAGTGTTCTTGTTCTGGACGACGTTATCTATGTTGTCTTTCAGATGGAGGAGGAATTCTTTCTGCTTGCCGTTTTTGATCGCCAAGTTCAAAGAAGCAAGAAGCTCCAGGGCGTCTTTGCTGTATTGTTCTTTGTTTTTCATCGCGTGTTTCAAGACTTCGCCCAGATTGTCTTCGGTAGCCAACTCCCCGGTCAGCCTCGCGTAGTCCCTCTTCAAAGCGGCCAGACGGACACCGATCTCTTCAAAATCGAAATAATAGTTCTCCGTATCCGAAGCCTTCTTCCCTCCGAGGACGCCGCCGGCCGCGAAGCTCATCATCCTGTCCTGGGTGGAGTGTGACAGTTCGTGAGCCAGAGTGTGGATTTTGCTAACGTCGGACACAACGCAGTATTTCTGCGATTTGCCGTTTACTGTCACAACGCCACAGAATCCGTTGACCTGTTTCTTCCCCGCGTTAGAGTTCCATCCGGCCTTTTGGAAAATTCGTTGGGATCAATTCCGACAACAACTGGCACCGGCTTGTCCAGTAGTTTCGCGTCCATCGCCGTCCCGTCGAGCCGAAAGGTTTGTTTGGACGCGCGGTCTACCGAAGCCTTGTATAGCTTGTCGTTACCATAAAGGGGTTGGATTATTTGTGATGGGGTAATCATCTTGATGTTGTTTCTGCCGATGTTGACATGCGGGTACTCTTTCTTCAAAGCGACAAGTATGTAATCGACTTCTTGCTCCCCGCTTTTCACCATTTGTTGTTTCGGTTCGGCAGATTGTTGTGCTTGAGGTGCGTGAGGTGACAGAGACATACCCAAACCCGTCGCTCCCAGTGTCGCAAGTCTGGCAGCGTTTTTGAAAAAACCCTCTTCAAGCGTGAAGTACTCTAAAGTAATTTCCGCGTTGACGAATTTGCTGAACTCTTTGGCACCTATCACTCTTCTCCTCCCGGCGGTCGATACCCAGGCTGGCCCTTCAGCTTCACGATGTGCAGTTGGTCCATAGCCCGCGTGTAGGCGACGTAGCGTGCGTTCTCCTCTTGGAGTTTGTCGGCTTCCTTCGTGGCTCGCGGGTGCGGGAACTGGTCGTCACGCAGAATGTAGACGCGAGAGAACTCCAAGCCCTTCGACTTGTG